TATTTTGTATTATGCTTTTTTTGTCTCCTAATCCTATATTTTGTTTTTTTTGACATATTAATATATTATAACATTTTATTTTTTGGTATATAAAAAATAAAATAAATTACATACAAAAGACTAGTAATTATTTAAAATCTATCAATGGTTTTAATTAATTCAACTTCTTCGTGTTCAGCCATTAAATGCGGACTGTTAGTCTTTTTTACATTTTTATTAACACTTTCTATCTTAGTTAATATATGAAGAACATAAATATACAAAGTTTACATTCAAGTGTCACACATGTCATAAAAATGAGAAAAAATAGGAGTTTGAAATGTTACAATTTGCGAAACTATAGTTTATTGTATTTTACAAAAGTTTATTAGTATTTACGATGGCGACGACGGCGAGTTGATTTTCTATTATTGCGTCTGCGTTTAGATTTTTTTCTTCCTCCACCTAAACTTACACTTTTTTTTTTGCTTGAACTCCGAAACCATGATGCTGATGCAGATTTTGCTTGCTCTGGAACAGTATTAGTTAATGCTGTAGGTTTTGCTTGCTCTTGAACATCATTAGTTAACGCTGTAACTAACTCTGTAAGTTTATAATAATTAGCCTCTTCTAATAGTTGTAATTTGTCGTATTCACGTAGTTGTTTTGGTATTATATTATAGCTTATAAAATTGAGAATGTGATGAAAAAGAGTTGGGTCTCTATCGATGAAATAGCCGTAACATCTTGCATCTAGAGGTGCATTGTAGAGGTAATCATCCTCGTTTAACTTTGTACTACTATTTTCTCCATAATGCTCGTATTTACTATATGTTTCTCTTGGAAATGAAGTTAAAACTGCATATTTGGTTACAAAGAGTGTTCCTCTGAGATTGATAGTTATTGTTCTTTCTGGTTTGTCATTTGGATAGCAGTATGGCGGCATTCTTTATTATATATATAAAGAAAATATTAAAAACTAAAACTAAAACTAAAACTAAAACTAAAACTAAAACTAAAACTAAAACTAAAACTAAAACTAAAACTAAAACAATTTAATAGCACATCGCTCTTGACTCCATCGCCCAAGTGGACCTACTTCATTTAAAAATAACATATTGAACAGTGTTCTACTATATACAAACTTGGTTGCTTTTATGAAAGGCATTATTATTATACTATAAACAAACTTAGTATAATAATAAATCAATTTTTAAATAAAAACAAAAACTAAACAAAATTTACGCGGCTAACATGTCAGGTGCCATTCGTTCATTATCCCACCCAGGTTTGGTTCTAAGAAGTTCCTTGTAATCTTCGTCTTTTCCATCATCAAATCGTTTTAGTGCAGCTTTATTCCATTTAATAGCAGTTTCTGTATATTTTTTATCTTTTATTACATTGGCAAGGTATGGATGCCTTATTACTGTAGAATCTGGACTATGCGTTTGACTACGTGTTCCACGTGCTGGACCATCAAGTCCTAATTTCTCTAATCGCAACATTTCTGTTCTTTGTAGCTCGTGTAGCGTTTTATTTAGCTCTAATGCGTTGTCTAAACGCAGTTTATATTTCTCTTTGTCTGTTAAATTTTGCTTATCAAGTTGCTCAATTAGTATTTTATGTTTAGCTTTTGCCTCAGCTATATTATCTTCATATATATCTATGTATCTAGGTCCTGTTTCCGGTGTTTTAGAACGTCTTGATTTACCCGATTTAGACCGGCTAGTCGATTTAGATTTTTTCGCAGGTTTAGAACACCCAATTCCTCGCCCTCTTCTTTTAGACTTCCCTAAATAGTTTTTTTTTCTTTTTGTTTTACGCATTTATAGTATATATATATATTTTATATAATTTATATAAAATATATAAAATATATATAAACCATGGATTTTTATACTCGCTTATTTTGGATGTTTTTCTTAGTCTTTGTTATTTTATCTGGTTATTTACTTTGCTGTACCAAGAAAACTAATATATTTTATTTACAAATAGGTTCTGGATTAGGAATGTTTGTTACAAGCAAAATTGGAAGAAGCTTTTTAGGAGTCTGATTGATTCCATAATTTATCTAATTTCCAAATAGGAGTGCGTTTATTTAGAGCCCAGCGCGAAAACTTATTAACATAATGGCGACAATCATTAATACCTAATATGTAGTTCTTTTGTAATGTTTTTTCAAATTGTACAACTTCGTCAAGTGTTTTACTTGTTTCGCCCCAATAAATGGTCTTATTTGGAACATTTTCAGGAATATAAAACCGATATAGTTTGTCAACAAATCGTAATTCTTTATTCGGCGCGCTTACAATAGTAGAAGTTGTTTTATATTCACATTTAGCTGGGTCACAAAATGGTCGATAATCATATCTCAACATTGTGTCTTCATTTTTAAAGCTAATTCCAATATGATATAAATTTAAATCATTATTGAATTTTTCTAAATGTAAATGAACATGTGTTTTTAGATTATTACTTGGCATAATGTATGCTAAAAATATATAAACAAGCAACATAGTATTTAATATAATATAACATTAGATTTTTAATTGTTTTTACAAGTTATTTTATGTAGTTTATATAAATGGCAAAAAAACAAACATTAACTCCAGACCAAACAATAAATCCCAAACAAACATTAAGTAATAATATTTTATTACGCCTAATAAAAATTATTGATATTGGGTTTATTGCTGTAATTTATACAGGATTAGCGCTATTATTTGCAAAAATAACAGATAAAATTTTAGGTAAATTTGACACAACCAAAGAAGAAAAGAAGCCAAAGTGGCAAATTACAGTTGAAATGTTTATTTTAATATGGGTATTTGGTGTATTAATGTATATTTCGCGAAATATAGTTCCTCTTGTACCATTTCCATTAGACGGCTATCAAGGTTTTAGTCATGCTAAAGTTAAAGAATTAAACGTGCCCATAATTTTTTCGTTTATATATATGTTATTTGGAGAACATATTAAATCTAAAATTATATATTTTTATAATAATATTATTACTATAATATAACAATTATAATATAACAATTATAATATAATAAGGATGCAAAGTTGTATAATATGCTTGGAAGAAGGAACAAATTTAAAACAATTAAATCATTGTGGAGTTTATTATATTCATAAACAATGTCATAGTAAATGGATTTCTAAAAATAATACATGTATTGTGTGTAGAGAACCATTAGTAAATGAACATACAATAATAGTTCAACAAGTACAACAAGTTCAACAAGTTAATCAAGTTAATCAAGAAGTAGAACATTATTCTAATTATAGGATTACAAATAGAATACAATTTAAGATGGTTTATACTATTAATGTAATGTTAATAATAGTAATAACAGTACTGATTTTTTATATATGGTAATTAAAAATAATAAAATTAAGTTAAAGCTAAAGTCATAATATAATATAATATAATATAATATAATATATTATGGCAAACATATTATTAGGTGAGCAAAATAAAGAGCTTTTATGGAATATATTATATTCAAACAAAACATTTGAATCTATTCCACAATCTAAATTTAATGATGTAAAAACTCTATTTGAAAATGCTATTATAAAAGTAGTTAATGCCAATTTAGAAAAGTTAGAGTCAACTACAAATGTAAATGCTATTAAAATGTTGATGACACAATTAAACAAGACAATTTTACAAAATATAATAGAAGACATTGCGAACTTTAACCAGATTATATTAACAAGTACTAATGTTAAAGCTAACTATAAAGGAGAGACTTTAGAATCATTTGAAAAACAATATAAAGAAAAACAAGTGTCATTTAACGAATTTATGACAAAAATAGAGCCCCCAGAAGTAAATTTTGAAACAATAAAAGAAGACACGTTAGAAACAAGCGAATTGGATAAACTATTAGAAAATATTCAAAAAGAGCGCTTAAAGGATATTAATGCAACGCCAATTAGTGCAATGCCAATTAGTGCAACACCAATTGCCCTAAATAGCATAAAAGAACCAATACTAGAAAAGCCAGAAAAGCCAAATAAGTTAGAAAAGCCAAATAAGTTAGAATTACTTGATTTAAACACGTTTGAAAAGGCAATTGATGAGCCGCCTAAAAAGAAGAAAATTTCAACCATCGAGGAGCTATTATATGATGTTCAAAGTGAGGCGGAAAAAAAGAATAATGTTAGTGTATTGGTCTCTATAGACAATAAATTAACACTATTAATGGAAAATCAGCAAAAAATTTTAGAAAAACTAGCTCTTTTAAATGTTTTTTCATAGTTTTTTCAGCAAATATTAATTATGATACAATAGGAGTATCAAATATATTATGCAAATGTGTTACACTAAGAAAATTATTACTATCGACGTTGCAAACATTATAGACCACCTGGCATAGCTTTTATTATATATATAATAAAAGAAATATGAAAGTCATAATCACATTTCTTATATTTTTATAATCTTCTGCGTTTAGTTGTTCTGCGTTTAGTTGTTCTGCGTTTAGTTGTTCTGCGTTTAGTTGTTCGTCTTTTTCTTCCTCCCAGAATGTCTGCAAGGGGAGGTTGCAATATACTGCGAATTCTTCCAAACAAATTTATTAAACTTTCATGAATAGTAACAAGAACACCTGCTCTAATTACTATTAGTTCTTGTAAACTCAATCTGTCTATGTTACGAATCATACCTAATCCATTAAGAGACGCAGCGACGGTTCTTATCTGATCTATTTCTCTATTAAAAATAGTTAGTATGTCTTAAATATTAGGCGATACTTGCGGTGTAATTGCATTACCATATGAAATAGGGTAGCCTATCGGAATATCATTAACACTCATAGTATATATTATATATAATTAAATATTAAATTAAATAGTTAAATATTAAATTAAATAGTTAAATAGTTAAATAGTTAAATATTAAATATTAAATTAAATAGTTAAATAGCAAGACTATACTCATATTTTTTCAAATCGGTGTGTGCCATCTTCTTGTTTTACCAATTTTCCTAAAAGCAAAAGTTCTTGTTTTAAGTAGCTATCATAATCATATAAATCTTTGGTATCTTTATTATAAGCATATAATATTCCATTTATAGTAAGTTCATTTAATTTGACTACTTCTATTTTTTTATTGAGTTTCATGCCTTCGTCTTTGTCTTGATTGTTAATATTGGGAGTATATATATATTTATCTTCGCGCGGATTTCCAATAACAAAACATTTGAGGTCAGAATCTTTTCCACTTGAACGACTGTGAATACTGCAGTCAATTGCAGACTCTTTCACACTTTTCAATAATGATGCATTAATTTCCTCTTTAATGCTGGATATTTCGTGTAAATATTCATCACTAGTAATAATTTTTTTCTTATCTTTTTTCGAAATGTCTTTTAACCGCAATTCAATTGATAAGTCGCTTGACAATTGTGTTTCGCTAAATACCATTAAATACAAAAACACCTTAACAGTTTGGAGTTCTTTAGGTAAGTCACTATGACTGCAAATACGGCGCGCGCGTCCAATAACTTGGTGACTACGAACCGGATGCCAATATGGTTCTGTTATATGAACATAACGAACATTTTTCAAACTAATACCTTCGGCACCCGAAGAAGTAATCATTAATACTTTAATAATTTGTCCATAAAAATTATCACTTGCTATTGTTGTTATGGATTTCAACAACGAAGAAGGCACCAATTTCCAAGTGCTATTTAGCACATTTTTAATGATTTCGCGCTCTTCTGGTGTTTCTGATCCAGTATAACATGCATACATTGGTTTTCCCACATCTTCAGGTGCAAGAGCCAAAATATATTCGCCTTTCTCATTTTTCTTTAATTTAAATTCGGCATAATTGTTTTCCTTCAAAACTAACTTAAAGATGCCGATGCCTTCCAGAGTTTTAAACTGTGAATAAAGCAAATGAACACCTTTGTGGTCGTCATCAACAATATTTTCCAAAATATGTAAAAATTTGGGGCTATATATTTGCAGTCCGGCTTTAGATAAATATTTAGCCGAATAGCGCTCAAGTTCTTTTAATGCCTCTGCAATACGTTTTCCATAAGAACTATCACTTAATTTAGTATTTGCTTGTTCTTTTTCTAACTCTTTAATATCGTCGGCATCATATTTACCGTCAATATTATTTATTTTTTCTGTTATACTTAAGTCATCTAATAATTCTTCAGATATATTTTTTGTAATAGCAGAGTTGTCGACATCTTCACTAATAGCATCTAATAGCGTTTCTACATTTGTGTCACTATTTGGCATAGGTCGTATTATATCTGGTTTAGGAAATACAAAATTGCAAAATGCGCGAGAAAATATGCGATAGGTTGAAGCATTATCATTATACAAGTCATCATTTTGCACACCAGTTTTGCCTTTTTTCGATTTTTTCTTTTTATTTGATTCTTCTAACTTACGCTCTTGGACACGTGCTTCTTCATATATTCCAAATTGGAAATCACTCATAGCTACTTTAATAATTTTAAAGTCGTCCGGATTAGAGTGATCATAGCTTGGCATTAGTTGTTCTTGTGCGCTTCTAAAATAAGAAGTTAGTCCAATAATACGCATTTTAAACATATATTGATTATTTATAGTGTTGTTTGGATTGATAAAGAGTGCTTTGAACTCATCAAAATTATCAGGCAAAGCCTTGTAGCCACCAACATTAATTTTATTACTGACAATTTTAATATTATGTGATGCCAATGTTTCTTTTATTTTTGTTATAATTGTATCACTATCTAACAGTTCATTGGTGTATACAAGTTTATTTTTATTTGCTCCGGATTTAATATAACCAAACGGATTTGGTGTAATGGTGAGTTCATAATTAAGTGCATTATATTCAATATAATCAATATAGCTTAGCACATTGGCTTTTGCAAACATAGTTTCTAATAGTTCTTTAGTAATCGGTTTTTTATCAATAAGCAATTTACAATTATAAGTTCGCAGTGTTCCGCGCAATATGTTAAATAAGATTGCAATTTCATTTGGATAATTGATAATAGGTGTACCTGATAATAATATAATTTTGCAGTTTTCAGCGTCCATTAAATAGTTGTATAGCCTCATTGATAGCGAAGTTTTACGGGTGAGTTTATTTACAATCCTACTTATAAAATTATGGGCTTCATCAATTATAATAACTTTATTGGAAAAAGGATTTAGCGTTCCTCCATTTGTTAGGCCATTTAAGTGTGAACTACGCATTCCATTATAATTCATAAACTGGTATTTATAAGAAATCATTTTGTCTAATTGACTATTAATTTTTTGTTGGTCTTCAAAATCTAGACTATCATAATTTGGTTGTTTTTTAATATTAATAAACCACGCACCATTGTTAGTATTAATGTATTCTTGGGGTAGTTTTAATATTGTGCTTAAATATTCAACATATTGTGGATGTGTTTTTGTATTAATAAATTCCCAATATTGATTTTTTTTATATAAATAATCACCACACTTCTTCAATTCTTCAATATAATTACTTCTTAATGAAGCGGGTGTCATAATCAATATTTTTTTGTCATTTTTAATACCTTCAGCAATAGCTATAGATGAGCATGTTTTCCCCGAACCAAGACCATGATATAATAATAGTCCTCTATAAGGAGTATATATATTTATATAGTCTCGTACAATTTTTTGATGTATTAAGAGAGAAAACTCGTTGGATGTAGATGAGTCACAACTAACCGATGACTTTCCTGCTTTTAATTGTGCTTCTTCTTTTAATAGTTCTTGTTTGAATGGTTCAAACAGCGAATTTATAAAGCTAATAAACATCTCTCTATTATCTAAATAATAGTCGGGGGCTTTTATCAATATGTTTGGTTCAAGTTTAGGAATTCTATTTATATAAAGCGTTTTGCCGATCCGCAAATCTTTGGGAATTACTAGTGTTTCATCAATAACATCATATTTTAGCTCTTTGTCCTGAACTCCGGGTTTTGGTGTTAATCTCTCTTTATTGGGCAACTTAATATTGGATAGTTTAATATTTTGTTCGCTTGGATAGGTAATAACAATTCGCGCACTAGTTTTTATAATTTGAGTGAAACTATTTTTCGTAATGCTTGATTTGGGTTTTGGTATATTTGTTATATCATCACTAACAGGTTTTGGATCTTTTATATTTGCAAGTTTAGGAAGTTTTTTATAACCTTTTTCTACAACTTCTAAATATTCTTGAATCTCAGAAAAAAATTGGTCTCTATTTATTAAGCGTTCTGATGTTTTATCAATAACATGCGGTGCCACCCCTTCTTGTGGTAAATTTAATATTATATTAAATTGTTCTTGTGTTTTTGGGATTGGTTTTATTTTTAATTGTTCCAAAGTAGCATTTATCATTATTATATATATTATATAATTAAATAATATATATTAAGTGTATTTATTAAGTTTATTAAGTTTATTAAGTTTATTAAGTTTATTAAGTTTATTAAGTTTATTAAGTTTATTAAGTTTATTAAGTTTATTAAGTTTATTTATTTGTAGCTTTTCAAATAACTAATATGACTAACTAACCAACACACAACGTTTTGTCAAATAATTGAATAGCTTGGTCACATGCTAGCTGTTCTGCCTTTTTCTTAATTTTGTGTTCGGCTTTAGTCAAAAACACTAATAATTTGTCTTGTTTTTCAAGACAATCATGGATACTCTTAAACGAACCAAGACTGTCAAATGTAATAGCATCACAAATTTTAGCATTATGAATATTTTGACCAAAACAAATATATACACCCATTACATATAATCGATCATTATCATCTGCATCATCCAATTTAGGAGTTTTCAATTCAACGTAATCAGGTGTAATTTTAAACTCTTTTTGAATAATTACTTGTAGTTTATTTTTGTAATTATCATCATTATTAATTAAATTAGTCCAGTCTACGTGTTGTTCAAAAACATTTTCAACAAATATTTGAGCCATTTGCATACCGGGACCACAATTAAATACATTCTTAAACCACCCATATTCATCTTCAATAGAAATACGGTTAAAATCTAGAAAAATAGCACCAATAAATGCTTCAAATAAACATCCTAATTTTTTCAAATTATTGCGAATATTTTTCTCTTCAGCATGTCGCGAAATTACATAATATTTTTGTAGTCCCATTTCAAGAGCCAATTTACCAATATGTTCATTTTTTACTAGTGCAATTTTCTTTTCGGTCATAAAACCTTCATCTGCTTTAGGAAATCGTTTGTATAAATAATATTTAGTAATAAATTCTAAAACTCCATCACCAAGATATTCTAGACGCTCATTTGATTTAGTTTTTAATGGTAAACAATCATCTGGTTTACTTGCTATAATAACATTTGACACTAAATTTTCTAATTTAGGACGTTTTGTATATGACTTATGAATAAATGCTCGCTTATATAGTTCAATATTAAATGGTTTAGTAAAAATTCCATATTTAGTTAATAAATCTTGTACATTAATACTAACAATTTCTTTGTTATTGTTATTATACGGATTAAAAATCAATTCTTCATTATTATTAATAATATCATTATCAAGTTTGATGTTATTAATAGCTAAATTAGAATATTTAATGCTATTATGAAAATCTAAATCGTCTTCATTATCAGAATTGTTATCTAATAACATATTTTGTTATAATATATAATAATATTTATTATTTAAGACAATTTTAATTTTTATTATTTATTTTTATTATTTATTTTTATTATTTATTTTTATTATTTTTATTATTTTTATTATTTTTATTATTTTTATTATTTTTATATTTAATTTTTTTTATATTTTAATATATTATAAAAAAGATGCCTGGTAAAAAAATTAGTAAATTAGGTAGCAACTTATATACAAATAACACTTGTCAATTTGGTTCAATGGCTGGTCTAAATTCTACTGTTGGTGTAAGACCAAATGTTACAGGAATACATGGTTATAAATATTTGCGTAGCGCAGCAAACGGAGTTGATTGGGTAACCGGACAATCATTAAATCAATTGGAAAGAGATCAAGGTTGTGGTTTAGATATACCATTTTTAGAAAAGTGTAGCAAGGGAAAACAATGTATTCAATATATTGGTTATGAAACTTCAAATTATTATCATAAAACCGGCCGCGGAAAGCTTTTAAATTAAGACCACCTTATATTGTTATATTAAAACAATATAAATATTAACTTATAAATTATTTAAGTGATTTATAAATTAATATAAGATGCATTTATTGGTAGATGCACGCGAACCAAAAACATTAGTAAATTATTTAAATAATTTAAATGAGCTAAGCAATGTTAAAATCGCTATTATTCAAAAAAATTTAACTATAGGAGATTATGTTTTTTACGATGAAATTAACAATAAAGAATTATTAATAATAGAGCGTAAATCTTTAGCAGATTTAGAGTCATCGATTAAAGATGGACGCTATAAAGAACAATCATTTCGCTTAAATGAAACACCACTACATAATCATAACATAATTTATTTATTAGAAGGGGCAATAATTAACTATAAAAATGTAGATTTTAAGGCTACCTTATATTCAACACTATTTTCTCTCAATTATTATAAAGGATTTTCGGTTATTAATGTATTAAACCAGACTGAAACAGGTGATTTATTAATGTCAATTGGTAGTAAATTACTTCGTGAAAATAAACCAGGATTTTATTGTACGTTATTTGATTCTGCTATTAAAGAAGAAAATTATCTTGATAATATTAAAACAACCAAAAAAGCACATATAAATGGTGACAACATTTTTCAACTTATGCTAATGCAAATACCTGGTATTAGCAATGTTTCTGCATTAGCATTATCCAATGAATTTAAAAATATGGCAAATTTGTTGGATGCTCTTAAAAAAGAAAATGATGAAAAGCTAGAAAATATAAAGTTAGCAAGCGGACGTAAATTAAATAAAAATATTATTGCATCACTAAAACAATATTTGAGTTAACAATGATATAAATATATATATATTATATAATATATATATATGCCTCCTGCTGCTGCTTCTTATGAGTGGGATCCATGTGGAAATAGACCAACAGACATAAGATGGTTCAATGACCTATTTGGTTTTGTAGAGAGAATAAACCTAACTGATACAGATTCATGTCCCAATGTAACAGCTAATATAACATTTAACAAAGTCACACAAACACTCGAAGGCATTGGTACTAATACTAATAAAATTCCTAAAGAATATGAACCAAATATGTATGTTGGAGATTTTGATATCATATCTATAGATGGTATTGAAAAACGCATTCGTGATTTGAGAGAGACCACCGAACATTATCTAGGTAAACCAGATAAAAAAATGACATTTGATAACATGGTTGCGCCAACTGGTATTGGTCCTATACATTTTGATAAAAGTAATGAAGGTGCAGTCTTCCAGGCAGCAAGTCAGTTCAATTGTCTTGAAATGTATGCTAAAGCTTACACACCTAATCTAGGCATTAGCATTTATATAAGCGACCCTACACAAGGTCCTGCTTGTGCGCTCGCATGCCCAGCCGCGCTCCTATATCGCAATTATTTTGTAAAACATTATGGAATGGGACGTCGGAGTGTGGAAGGGCAATGTGTAACTCAAATTAACCTTCTTCGTAATGTAGATAACACACTAAAAAATTTAGAGAATAACTATTGGACAATGCAAAATGGATATGTAAACCCGGGTATTAATTTTCATAAACTTAAAGAAGTATTGGAAAAAAAATCCAATAGTGAAATAACAGAGTTAATGAAATCAATATGTATTGGAGTACACCACTCTACATCAGTTGCCCCACCAGCTAAGCACAGAGTATGCCAAGTGTATACATCAGCATTGCCTCTAGATGAAGGGATGACTACAGATGAAAAGGGAAAGTGGGAGAAATTTGCTAAAATTGTATTAAATGCATCATATGAAGCAACATTAGCAATTGCAGCTCTAAAATATGCAAGTCTTTCAGATGAAGATAAAGAAGAAAAAAAACGCATAAAGTGCTACCTTACTTTTGTTGGTGGTGGCGCATTTCATAATGACCCGATATGGATAGTTGAGGCAATACAGAACGCTATAACTAAGTACAAAGATTGGCCTATTGATGTTTATCTTGTGCATTATAAAGAATTAAGTAAAAATAAGATATGGGAAACGTTAAAAGTTCCAGATGCTACACCGGATCCTCCTCCAACTATTGTTATTCCTCTATCTTGTGGAGATATTGACTTAAAATCTATAACTAATGGAAAAATATTCACGTTAACAAATTATGGAACTACACAATTTGTTGCAATAAAAGGTGGTGTTAATACATTTGCAGGACATGCAATGGTGAATGCTGCAAATGAAGCTTGTTTGAGTGGTGGTGGTATTGATGCGGAAATAAATAGTACAGGTGGTACTATGTTACAATATGCACGCAAAATGCTACCAATCGTTAAAGACCCATCCACTCGTTGCCCCACAGGAGAAGCAAAAACGACTATTGGTGGTAAACTTCCCTCTTGCTTATGCATCCATGCTGTTGGGCCAGATTACAGCGTAGGTCTAGATAAAAATGGGTTTAAAGATAATGTAAACGACGGCGATATAAAATTATATGAGGCATATGTTGCTTCAATTAAAGAAGCATATAATCATGGATGCAAAAACATTGGATTCTGTTTACTATCATCGGCTATTTTTAAAGGCACGGTGCTCGAACTCGATCATGTCATCACAATTGCAATTCTTGCATTACAAGCATCGGCTTATGAGGGTTTAGACTTTGTATGTTTATATGGATTTAAAGAAGAAGAATACACAAAACTAAAAGAAATACTTGAACAAATTGGGGGAACTACAGACGACCACAAAACTAAACGAGCAGCTCTACTTGTCGACAACTTTAAGCATCTAAAAGATTTAGATGATGAAACATTAGAAAAAAAATATATAAAAAAGAGTCCTACATACAAAGATATTAAAAAGGCACTAACAGCACTAGCAACCCCAGTATATAACGCAAAAGCAGCAGAAGATGCAAAAGCAGAAGCAGAAAAAGCAAAAGCAGAAGCAGCAAAAGCAGAAGCAGCAAAAGCAGCAGCAGCAAAAGCAGCAGCAGCAACAGCAGCAGCAGCAACAGCAACAACAGCAACAGCAACAGCAGCAACAGCAGCAACAGCAGCAACAGCAGCAGCAACAGCAGCAACAGCAACAACAGCAAGCAAACCAGATCAAATGGATGTAGACACGACAACCGCATTAACACATGTTCTTGAATTTATAACAAAAACAAATCTAGCAGAGATGGAAGACACATCTAAAGCTGAAGAAACAATTACAAAAATGATTAATCATATTCAAGAATATAATCCAAATAAAGAACCTACTATGTTTGGTAAAAATAATCAATCATTATTAACTACATTATTAGCGGCCTATGATTTAAAAAATGATATATTTAAACAACATTTGCCACAATTATTTAGTATTATAGATATAGTTAGCTTTAACAATATTATTTATAAGGACCCCACACAAGTTGATACATTTTTAAATAACATATTATTAAGAGAACTTAAAAAGATTGATGCTAAAATTAGAGATAGTAATCCAAGTTCGGGTACTAATTATACAGATTTAACTCTAAAATATGATGATAGTGTTAAAAAGTTTAGTGTAACTTATCCCGACTTTTTACATGAGGCTATAGAACCTATAGCAACATATATAAAAAAAAATCATGGCAATATGCTAATTATAGACGTAACGCCAATAGCAAGTAGTGCATACAATCCTTTTATTGGTGGACCCAAAGGAACAGTACCAGGAACAGGAGCACCAGGAACAGGAGCACCAGGATCAGGAGCACCAGGAACAGGAGCACCAGGATCAGGAGCACTAGCAACAGGAACAGGAGCACCAGTACCAGGAACAGGAGCACTAGTACCAGGAACAGGAGCACCAGGAACAACAACAACAACAACAACAACAATAGATCCTTATGATGAAGAAGATGAGGTAAACACCGATGAAAACTGTGTTATGCCCGGAGTATCAAGTAAAGCATCAACTTCGACTTCAAAAGCAGCTTCAAAAGACCCCCCCACCGCCGGTGTAAAAACTAGTATCCCACAAGAAGAAATAGATGCTATAGTCGACAAAGAGAAAGCTAAGGGAGACATTGCAAGAGCACAAAGAGCTAAAATTGGTGGTAGCACCGAGATTGCAGAATTTAAAGATGATTTAATTAAGAAACCCAATGGTACATTTTACACTATACCCACAACACATATGGAATGGAAAAAATATGGTCAGACCTTTGAAAAATACGATGGACATACTGCAGAACATGTAGCAAGACAAGCAATTGTTATTTCTACACTTACTGCATTTGAAGAGGCAAGTAAAGATGGTATTTATCATAAACAAGCATTTATTAATTTAGAGAACTGGAACAAAAAGCCCACAGCTCCCGAACCCACAACTTTAGAAGTTGAAGTCGCTAAATCGGATTGGGGAGCATTGGCATTAGAGATGACAAAAAAATATGGCAAAATATTTGTTTGTTTAAATATGGCAAATGCAAAAGGTTTTGGTAGTGGTTATATGCACGGTTCTGCTGCTCAAGAGGAGAACATGTTTCGTAGAACAGATTGCCATTTTTCATATAATAAAGGTACGTATACCGACGAAGAGACAAAACAACTTAATGGTGAAGGTCCCCACTCGAAATCCAGAGTACTTATAGATACTGACAGGCCACGTATTTGTATCAAAAGCGAAGAAAAACGCAGCGAAGATGATACAACTAAGAAAATTACTATTGATGGCTATGACTTTCTTCCTACTGAAGAAATTTTTCCATTTATTGAAATGCGATCAGCAGCACCAAAAATAACTAAACCCGTAGCCCCGTTTCCATTAGGACCACATTTAGACGAAGAGATATTTAATTTTCAAAAGAAAGTAGATGCACAATTAGAAACCCTTACGACGAATAACTTTAAATATGTTGTTCTTGGTGCATTTGGTTGTGGAGATTACAATAATATACCAGAAGAAGTTGCTCGCTACTACTATAAAAAACTATTAGAACATAAAGACGCATTCAAAGTTGTAGTTTTTCCTATATATTATGCTGGGCATGGAGCAAGCAATTATAAAGTTTTTCAAGATGTATTTAAATATTGGCCAGACGAAACTGCTAATCTAGACTACACTCCAACGAAGACAACAGCCAAGCCAAACATACCAAGTATTATCAAAGATGGTTTACCCAAAGAATATGTTGAAAATGTTAAAGGTACAGATGGATCGAAAAGTCTAGAGTTTAAAATGATATCAAAACCGCGAAAAAGTGAAAACTTTGGTAAGATGGCTTTTGGTATAGGATTAAGCACTCCAACACGAGATACTTTTAAAGATCACAAGGAGCCAGAACGTTATAAGATATTACTAGAAACTCTTAACCTATTTGATAATAATCTCCCTGATCATTATCATAAGTTAGCAAAAGCCAATGTTTTAAGGTGGGCTGACGCTGTAGACTCGAAAAATAAAATAGTTGAATCAAGTGATATATGTAAAGTTGAATATGGAACTGCGGATTCATTAGACGCTACACATAAAGCTACAAAAAAATATGGTAAACTATTTGCTTGTTTAAATTTTGCAAATGCAACAGACCCAGGTGGAGGTTATACAGGTGGTAGAGGAGCTCAAGAAGAGAATATATTTTATAGAACAGATTGCCACTATACACTTACAAAAGATATAATTAACCAACAAAAGGACAACCCAATAACTTATACTAACTATCATTATACGCCTGATATGACCAACTTGATAAATGGCTATTACAATAGAGTATATTTAGATTGGGAATACCCACGCGTATGCATTCGTGGTCCTGAGACTAAAACCAAAGGATCAGATAACTTCAAGGTACTTGATGATGATGAAGTATTTCCTTTCTATGAGTTGCGCTCCGCAGCAAAAGATTACAGAGATCTAATGAAAGCTAGATACATTAAAGTTCAGGAAGAGAAAGAGAGAATACGAGATGATTATTTTAAAATCCCAAACAACCTTCGTGACAGTGAAATAGATTTGCGAAAACGTATTTGTGCACAGCTCGATACACTAAGACAACACAAACTTAGATATGTAGTTTTAGGTCTCTTTGGTTGTGGTGTTTTTTTAAATCATTTACCAAGTGTTGCAAGGATCTATGGAGAGGAGCTAAAAAAACGCAAATCTGATTTTAGTGTAGTTGTATTTGCTTCCACTGATCCAATATTTAATAATGAATTTAACGAAGCTTGGACTTAAGACCTAATACTTTAACAAATATAATCAATTAACATAAAATTCAAATTTGTTAATAAATATTTAGCATGCATATTTGATTTATTTTTTATAACCTGTTTTTTTGTATATGTTTTTAATAAGTGTTTTTTCTTAATAGTTTTAGTTTTTTCCATTTTGTTGTAATGATTGTAAATATTACAACCATTGTTAATTATATTAATTGTTTTATTAGTTAGACTATAATTTCTTAATATTACAAATACATTTTCACAAGACTTCATTTTTATATCTATTTTTTGTTCAGTGTTTAAATAAATTGATTTTATTTTAAAATTAAATATATTGGAGTTGATTACTTCATGAGTATTATAAATTAATAATGTTTTGAAAAAAATGTAACTTAAAATGTGGGATGTTTCGTTATATAAAGTAGTGCTGTTTTTTGTAATAGTTGTTAAAAATTCAACATAATTAATGTTATTAGCATGTAATATTTTAGCTACTTGAAAAGTGGAATGTATTATTTCGCGTTTATAAAATCTCTCAAATATTTCAATTAGTTTATCAAAATCATTGCTATTATAATAACAATAAGTAAATACATGAATAATAAATGTCCAAAATTCTGTAATTGATTCGTTTAATCCTATTTTACTATAACTATTAGCATTTTTATTAATATTAAATGTACGAATTAAAGATTGATAAGAACTATTGAAATTGTAATTAGTATGTAATAATTTGTCAACATTATATGAATGCATTGTTTCATGAATAAATACTTTAAAAAATTCGTGCTTTCGATATATGTATATTTCACCTGTTTTCAAACATGGATAAGTTAAACCACTATTTATGTTATTTTTTCCTAAAACTTGGTTTGAATTAAGCTCTAATTGTTTAGCAAAATGTGTCATAAAAATATTTATTTCAAGGCCATTTATATTGCAAGAATTTCTTACATTATTATTTGTTACATTGTTATTTGTTGCATTATTATTTGTTATATTTATAATAACTTGTAAAATTAGCAACATAGCTTTCACACAATTATTCAGTTTTTTTATATTAATTTTATCATATATAATAAAATTAAATATAAATGTTTGTTGATTAATAGTATTTTCATAAGAAATGACATAACATTTATCTATATTATAATTAATATAGTCAACTATAGTGGTGTCAATATATTGTGTATTATTAAATACATTTTTTAAAATATAGTTAATTTTTTCTTTTGCATTTTCTACAGACATAACACGTCTACTATTTTCTATATTAAGGTTATTAATATAGCTGTCATATTCTGTGTATTCCAAGTATAGTTTATTTAATAAATGTTTAAAATCATTATGTATACTATTTGGTAATAAATTATATATGCTTTTAAACTGTGGTGAATTATACACATTAAATAAATATTTAGATTTATTTGACATTTTAAAAAATGGATTTTGTTTTAAACTATTATTATGATTATGAGTGTTGGTTGACATATATTAATAATATATAGTAATAATATAGTAATAATATAGGTTAAATAATTAATAATTAGCTTATTAGAAATTATTTAAAACTTATTATTAAAATAATATTAACTATTAATAAGAATGAATATAATTGATGTAATACATAATAGAAAAATAAGCCCCAAGAAAAGTAATAAACATGCAATAACAAGTAATAATGCTATTTTAGAATATTATTTTAATAGTACACCAATTAAAGACAAAGTAAATAGTGACAAAGTAAATAGTGACAAAGTAAATAGTGACAAAGTACTTCATGACAATATAAATGTTAATGCGTTTAATATTCCTAAAAGTAATGACTTCAATAAATTATTAACAATTAATTATAAAGTCCACGAATTAAAACTTATACAAAAACATTACAAGCTTAAATGTAATGGAAATAAAGAATATCTAAAAAATTATTTATATAACTACTTGTTTTATTCTTATAAAATAACCATAATTCAAAAAAATGCTCGTGCTTTTTTAGTAAAATGCTACATCAAGTTCCATGGTCCCGCATTTTACAAACGAAATATATGTTCTAATGATGTTGATTTTTGCACGTTAGATGAGTTAAATGATATTCCATACAATCAATTTATTAGTTTTAAAGATGATAATAATCATATTTACGGTTTTGATATAATATCATTATACACATTATTCAAAAATAAACTATTAACTATGAAAAAAAATAATAATATTGTAACAAACGAAAGCTTTATAGATGTTGAAAATCCATTTACTAAGCAAAAATTTAGTGCTAATATATTAAAACAATTAATAGGTTATATTAATAGTAGTAGAATATTAAAGATTATTATTAATTTGGAATACGATGAGTTGGTTGTTGTCACAGACAGTAAACAAGTAGAAATGAAAATTCTAACATTATTTCAAAAAATAGATAGTTTAGGTAACTATACAAATATAAAATGGTTTCTAGAATTAGATAAAAAACAATTAATTCGATTTGCACGTGAATTAATGGATATATGGAATTATAGAGCAAATTTAGCGTATGAAATAAAACGCGAAATAGTACCTCAATATAGTAATCCGTTTTATGATAGAACTATAAATCAAAATATGTTACAACAATATAGCTTCAGACAAATTCAAAAATATTGTGTTGCTATTATTGACATCTTAGTTAATTCGGGAATCAATAATAATGCTTGTTCTTTGGGTAGTTATTATGTGTTATGTGCATTAACAATAGTATCGCACGAAGCAGCACAAGCATTACCGTGGTTATATGAAGCAACAATTTACTAACAAAACTAACAAAACTAACAAAACTAACAAAACTAACAAAACTAACAAAACTAACAAAACTAACAAAACTAACAAAACTAACAAAACTAACAAAACTAACAAAACTAACAAAACTAAAAAAGTTTCTAAAAAAAATTATTTAAACGCATAAGTAAACAATTTTTTCACTATTAATATAATTAATAGTAAAAACAACTTAAAAGAATAGTAGTATAATAAACTATAAAATGCCATCCAAACCATCTCAAAAAAAACCCGACACCACACCGGTTCCCGTTCCAGTTCAAGAAGTTGTCCAAGCCGAAACTCCAAAAAAAACCAAAACACCAAAAGCAACTGAAGTTGCGCAGGTGCCTGTTGTGGAAGTTGTTGTAGAAAAGAAAGCACCAAAAGCAAAATCTGCCCCAAAATGTGAAGTACCTATTAGCGAATCAGTAAAACCAGTAGAAGAACTAGATAATGTAGTAGTTGTTGGTGACGCGGCCGAACATTCTATTACACTAGGCTTTACTGATTTTATTGGCCGTTTCCAATCTATGATAACCCAGTTTAATTCTCTAAAAACTGAACTCCGCAATCTAGAGAAAGCAACATCCAGACAACTAAAAATTGCACAAAAGCTAAATAACAAAAAGCGTCGCAAGGGTTCGCGTGCGCCAAGTGGATTTGTTAGACCCTCACTAATTAGTGAGGAGCTTGCTACCTTTTTAGGCAAACCAGTTGGTTCTGAAATGGCACGCACAGATGTTACACGCGAAATCAACAAATATATTCGTGCAAACAGTCTTCAAGATAAAGAAAATGGTCGCAAAATCATTCCTGATAAGCCACTAAAAGCTTTACTAAAGCTTGAAGATAGTGTTGAACTAACTTATTTCAATCTTCAAAAATATATGGGTCCACACTTTCCTAAAGTACTAAAAGTAGTTCCACTAGTTCCAGTAGTTCCGGTTCAGGTTCCTCTTCCAGTAATGTAAATATTGCTAATTTATATTTGTTAAGGTAATATCTTAATAAATATAATATTGTAAAGTGCCCCCCCCTAGACGCTTTATTTGCGTTTAGTGTATTTTTTTTTTATATATTTTTTTTTACCTATTTTTTTACTTATTTTTTTAGTTATATATCTTTGTTGTATGCGAATTTGTTTACCACCTTTTTTTGCTGGGGGTTTACATAATATACTTTTTCTAAACGCGCTATCTGCATTCCAAGAAGTAATAAAATGAGCATATATTTCTTTATGTTTTTTAATAATAGAGTCTCGTTTTGCTGGTTCTGTTATCATATAGTCTTTATTTTCAAAATCTTTATCATTATTTCTAGTCCATAATTGAGGGTCATACGACTTAGGTACAACCTTAGGTATATAAAATGTAATTCTTTTATATGGTTGATGTTCTTGTTTTTTAAATTCTATATCTTTTAATAGGTTTTTATACTCTGTTCCTAATGCAATTTGTTGTGCACCACTGTCAATTTTATAATGAAAGGTACCCTTTCCTGTTTTACTTTCAGGGTTGTCATAGTAACCGCAGGAAAACATAGTGTGATTCACAGGTCGATATTTTGGTTCTTTTGAGTGAAATGCTATATGAAATAGTCTCAAGGCTGTATCATCTGTTATTTTGGCTTCAATTTTAAAATTAAAATCATTACACTGACCATCTTTAACTAAATCACTTATTCTATATGTTGGGGTTTTTGGTATATCTGTGTTATTAGCTACTAATAAACTAAATAAATCAGTAAGAAGCGTATTTGTTTCTGGAGTAACTAACCAGTTGTCTAGAAATGTTTTTAATTGAGTTTTAAGCTTTTTCCAATTAATATATTCATAAATTGGTTCATCTCTATTGTCATTTGTATAACATTTTTCATAATTTAGTTTATTACAACGGCCTTTTTTATTGGTAGTTGTATTGTGCCATGTTACACTACATTTATGACTACACGCCTTATCTATGTCTTGTTCAGCTGGTTTTGCTGTAATAGCCATATATAATAGTATAATATTATTTTCTAATGAATTATTCAGGTAATACCAATTTAGAATAATTTAGTTTTTTTAATTTACGAGTTTTAAAAACCACCATTATATAATATTACATAATATTACATAATATTTGATAGTTAAAATTTAATTAACTAATGTAATAATTATTTAAAATGTTAGTCCTAATATTAATTAGTAGTAAATGTTTGGCCTCTGTATGAATAGTCTTTTTAAATATAATTTGCTTAATAGCTCAGATTTTCTTCTAATTGCTAGAATGAAACATAGTCATGTTATTTATGATGCAGTAACAAAATCGCTAATTATTGATAATTCTCTCAAAAAAGCGTTAGAACTTGCAAAAAACCGAAAATTGCCAAATGCTAAAATAAAATATAAAGACGCTAAAGAGGTTAACAATCCCTTTCAAATTATTGAAATGAGTGAAAGCCATGACATTCAACCATATATTAGAAATAAAAATAAATAAAAAAAATAAATAAAAATAACTAACTCAGTTTAATTTGTCAGAAAGTATATGGGATAATACTTTTAAAACGTTGTAAAGGCTAATTCTATTTAGGTGCCGTTAGTATCTTCACTCGTGTTCCTGCTCTAGCTAAATTAGCTTGCAAGTCATCTTTATTTGCTTCTAGATCAGGCTTAGTAATATAATTAATTAAAGTTAGACATAATATATTTATAATATGGTAAACGTTTGTAGCTTGATTGTTGTTTATTATTAACTTTGATCTAGATTCGGGGTTACAGCTTTGCACTTTAGTTCTTATTATTTCTTCTGCTTCTGTACCAAATACTTCAACAAGTACTCTATCAGACGCAGATGTAGTTGATTCATTGCTTTTACTACATTCAAAACCTAATTTTGTAGCTAATAGCTCAATAAGTGCTATTAAGCCAGGCTTCGTGTTTATAGTTTTCAATGACTCAAGAATATTAGTATAATCTGTATTTGTAAGTTCTAAAAATTTAAAATGTTTGGCTAAAGCTATTTGTAACTGATTGGAGTCAACACTATTAGCAGAATTAGCTATTGTATTTAATACATCACCAGCACCGCCTTGTTGCGGTTGTTGTCCAAAAAATCCAAAAAGATCTGATAATAAAGTAGTAGAATTAGAAGTTGATGAACTATTAGCAGATGCTGAAGGACTATTCGCAGATGCTGAAGGACTATTCGCAGATCCAGATGATGCAGCTTGTTCTATGCCGCCATTCTGTCTTGGTTGCGAGTGCACAACCCGGGGGGTAGTAGGTGGCGCTGGCAGAGTAATATCTATAAGCTCACTCGGAAATACTACTGCTCTACAAATAGGACATGTTCGAGATGACACTAACCACTGTGTAAGACAGTCTCTATGAAATAGATGCGGACATGATAGGATCTTTACAGGATTTCCATTATCAACTACAGAAAATTTTTCTAAACATATTCGACACGTTTCACTACTAAATGTTGATTCTTTTTGTGTAGTTTCTATTTGCACAGGTGTTGGTACTATTAGCACACGCATCCGTTGTTTACCTACTAGTCCCATATTATAACAAGCATATGAATAAACTATAAGAATAGCAATAGCTGCCATCGCATATACAGCATATGGTAGGGTGCCTCCAATATGTTGTCTGACATAATAATGCCTAGTCTTTCTATATGATTTGCGTTTAGGTTGCTTTAATGTGTAATGACGATGTTTATTTTTAAAGTGTTTGGTTTTATTTTTTCTTTGTTTTTTTTGTTTACGACTTTTGAAAACCATTATTATATAATATAATAATATATTAGTGATAATTATAAAATAAATAAATAAAAATAAATAAAAATAAATAAAAATAACTCATTTTAATTTTCAAAAGTATATGGGATAATACTTTTCAAAAGTTGTGAAAGTTATTATGAGAGTTCTTATTTCTATGCCTTAAGTCTATCAATGGCCATTTTTAAATTATTTCGTAAGTCTTCTTTATTCTGTTTTAGATCGGGGTCATTCATATAATTAATTAAAGTTATACTTAATATATTTATAATATGGTTAGCATATGTAGGTTGGTTTTTTTTTAACTTTAATTTGGCTCCTGAACTACAGTTTTGCACTTTATTTATTATTATTCTTTCTGCTTTTAAGCCAAATACTTTAACAAGTATTCTATCATACTCATGTGTAGTTGGATTCACACTTTCATTACAATCAAAACCTAATTTTGTACCTAATAGCGTAATAAATGCTTTTAAGCCATCGTCTGTGTTTATTTGTTTAAATAACTCGAGAATAGTATTATATTCTTGATCTGTAAGATTTAAAAAATTAAAATACTCGGCTATCTTTTGTTTAAAATTAGTAGGGGTAACGAGATTAGCATAATTAGCTATTGTATCTAATACAGAGACAGTGCCGCCGCGTTGAAAAAACCTAAAAACGCTTCCTAATACATTAGGACTAGCAGAATCAGAAAGACCAGTGGTAGGTGTATAAGGAGTAGAAGTAGAACCTGTATTTGTACCTAGTTCTATGTCACGATCAGCAGATGCTTGATTATGCGTAGATCGCGAGGACACAGGTATAGGGGTCGTGGGTGGCGATGATACAGGTGCAGGGATAATAGGTTGCTCTAACACAGGTGCTGGGATCGTCGGTTGCTCTAACATAGGTGCGGGGGTAATAGGTCGCGATGGCAGAATAACATTTGTAATAGTATCGTTATTTACTTCTCCTCTACATACAGGACATGTTTTAGATCTTATAATCCAGTGCATAATACACTCTCTGTGAAATACATGTAAGCATTGTATCGTTGCATTTATAGTATCTGTAGTCATTGGTTCTAAACATATTTCACATTCATCACCATTATATATATCACGCTGTTGAGCCTCTAGTTCTTGTTGCGCATTTTGCCTAAATTGCCTATCTCTTCGCATACGTATTGGGTTAAATCGTTGTAGACGTCTCCGCATTATACCTACTGCTCCCAAATCGTAACATACATATGAATAAATTATAATAATAGCTACTACTCCCATCGCAATTATAGCTTCATCAGATAGCTCATCGGAGGCACCTCCAATATGTTGTCATACATTATAATAATTCCGCGTTTTTCTATGTGGTTTGCGTTTAGGTTGTTTTAAGGTATGACGACGACGTATATTTTTTCTACTATTTCTACTATTTCTACTATTTCTAATATTTCTACTATTTCTACTATTTCTACTATTTCTACTATTTCTACTATTTCTACTATTTCTATATTTTCTCTTATAGTAACCTGCTTCTCTTGTTTTTACAGGAGTAGTTGAGCGTCTAGCGCGTGCTATTTGTTGTTTAGCGCGTGCTATTTGTTCTTCATGGCTAGGTGGTACCTTATTAATTTCTTTAATTTTCGCTTGTGCTTCCAAATAATTATAAATAATTGGTATATCTATATTCTGTATTGGTATATTGTTATTTGTAGAAAAACTTTTTCTTTTGAAACTATTTATTTTATAATTATCATATAAATCAGTTATAGCATCATATATTGAGTTAATATTTAAACTTGATAATGGTTCATTCTTATAAGTATAGTCTTCTATAGATTGTGCTGGATAATAATAAGATCTATTTACATCATCACCTTTAAGCTCGTCTATTGAAAATAAATTCATTATATAATAGTAATAATAAAAAATAAATAAAAATAAATAAAAATAAATAAAAATAAATAAAAATAAATAAAAAAATAAATAAAAAATAAAATTGATTTAAGAAAATAACAATAATATTAGTAGTATTCTATTATTAACTATGGCGTCTATTGTATCTGGTGCTGCGTTCAATGTTTCTACTGATTTTGTCTATACCAAGCCAAAGTTGAATGCTAACAATGGTAAAGCAATTGGCATTCTTAATAAGAATGATATGAAATCACTTCATATTAGTACACCACTTATGCTTACTTGGGGTGTAAATGAGTGGGCAGATGACAAATCTGGAAAGAAAACATATGATTTAGCACTTCAATTTCCAAATGAAGAATATAACAATACTGATTGTATGGCATTTTTAAAGAATATGCAAGAACTAGAAACACGCATTAAGAATGATGCTATTACAAATTGCAAAGAATGGCTAAACAAACCAAAAATGAGTTCTGATGCGGTAGATGCATTATGGAGCCCAATGTTAAAGTATCCAAAGGACAAGGCGACAGACGAATTTGATTATTCGCGTGCACCAACTTTAAAAGTAAAAATTCAATATTGGGATGACCATTTTCAAAAAGTAGAACTATATAATGAATCGCGTACATTAGTATTTCCTAATGATGATAATATCCCTATTACAGATTTTATTAGCAAAGGTTCAAATGTAAAAACACTTATTCAATGTGGTGGTATTTGGGTTGCCAATGGTAAATTTGGAGTAACTTGGAAATTAATTCAAGCTATTGTTAAGCCTAAAACAACGCTTAGTGGAAAATGCCATATTATCTTATCTGACAAAGATAAGGAAAAACTAACAACTGCAGTTGAAGCAGACGATGATGATGAGGATAACGAAGTAATTAATAAAACAGTTTCAAATGTTACGCAAGTTCAAGACAGCGACGATGAAGAAATTGTTGTACAACAAGAAGTAAAAGAAGTAAAAGAAGTAAAAGAAGAAAAAGAAGTAAAAGAAGTAAATGATAATGATGACAATGTAAAGCAAGTTCCAGTTGAAGATGCACCAAAAAAGAAGCGGATTGTTAAGAAATAAATTGTTAAAAAATAAATTATAAACTAAACTAAAAATAGCATATATATAATTTTTTTTTCATAAAAAAATTATAAACTTTACTCCAAATGTATATGAAAAGTAATTGTGCCTTTTATACTATTGTCTAGTATATTGTTAATGTTAATGTTAGGAATTCCTTCATTTTCAATTATATAAGTTTGGTATTTACACATTTTTAACATACTAATATTTATAGTAAAGTTACTATTATTTATAACAACACTAATAGTATTAACATTATTAGTAATATTTTCTAATAATGTGCTAAATTTATTGTTATAAGTGTAGTGGATATTATTATTACTGTCTATTGTTATATTATTATCTAAAATAGGATATATTTTAATAATAGCATTTTCGAATGCTAATTCACGATGCCATAATGGAACATATACAATATCATTTGCTATAGTTAATCTATAAATATCGCTATTTAGCAAATTTGAAATAGTAGGACTAATAATATATATATCATTTTTTTCTAAAATACCAATGCTAATTTTTTTTATAATATTAACAATATTATTTGTTAATAAATAATTAGTATGTGTTATTGGTGTATTTATATTATTATTATTGAATTTTAACAATACTAAATAAATATCTTCTAATATTATTAATGAGAAATTAGAAAATAATGTTTCTAAAAACTTATATAATTGTTTGTTTGCTTCTATTTTTAGATCATCCAAACTATTACTATTTAAAACATTAGTGTTACCATAATAGTTTACAATATAATTAATAAAATTTATTACCAAATTATTATATGAGTCATCTTCATTTAAAGGTTCATTAGCATTTAAAGGTTCATTAGCATTTAAAGGTTCATTAGCATTTAAAGGTTCATTAGCATTTAAATCATTGTTTTTAATGAAGTCTCTTAAAGTAACAAATGCACAATTAATATTTTGAAATAGCAATGTTGCATTATGATTATTAGTATTTTTATCAGGATGATAAATTAATGATTGTATATGATAATGTTTTTTAAGTTCATTATAACTAATATGTTGAATATTAGTAATATCGTAATTTTTAATATTTAAAATATTAATAGCATCACTTATTTTCATTTATTAGCTCTATTAAATATAATGTAAAACTTTCTAAATGAAAGATGGGTCTATAATTATTATTATAATTTTTAAAAAATATTAAACTATGCACTATTAAGTCGTTTATTGAACTACTTTTAATAATTTTTCGCAATATTAAATTTTGTATTATATAAAAGAAACATTCTTGAATATTTAAATTGTAAATTAATATATCATATAATAGCGTTCGTATATTTTTAATATTGTAATTATTGGCTATTAACATAGCAATAAAAGTTTCACATATAGATTTATGGTGTTCTATATAACTAATATTTTTAGAAATATCTAAAACACTATATATGTTAGGGTTATTCACTTTGTATATAATAGATTCCAATATATTAGAATTTGGATTATGTGCTTTTTCTTCAATGCAATTATGTTTTAAAAATTGTTTATTGCTTTTATTTGATATAGCATATATATTTTTTTTTGTTAACTTTGAAAAGTAAAGAATTTTTGATATATTAATAATTTTTTCAGGTATAAAACTAATACATTCTGTTATTATGATAAATCGAATAAGTATTGAAGAAAATAATTCTTTTTGCATATAATGATATAACAAATCTAATAAGTCACAGTTGATTTTATCAAAATTGCGCAAAACAATATAGCCTCTTTTAAAATCAGAAGAAGCAACAGAATTATATACAATATTATATATATCATTCCATAAACTTTTACTGTTATAAATAAAATTTTCTATATCTATTTCATAATGAATATCACTAATCTTAATATAAAATTCGGTTTTGCTTACACTTATATATAGCTTTTTCTCATATTTTAAACCACTAGGACTAAAATATTGTAAAAGTTTTAATACACTTTTATATTTATAAGAACATGGTGGACCGTAAAAAATATAATTTGTAAATTTATCATTATTTATAATATTAACATTAGGATTAACGTTAGCATTAGCATTAGCATCAAGATTAGCATTAGCATCAAGATTAGCATTAGCATCAAGATTAGCATTAGCATCAAGATTAGCATTAGCATTATTAATTATAGCTAATAATTCTTTATTAAAACAATATTGACTATTATCATTTATAATTTCACAAAAACTTTTTTTTAATGATGCCATACTTAACCTTATGATTACATTACATTAGTAAAATTAATTTAAATATTAATAACTTACTATTTAATAATAGTGTAAAAATAGTGTAAAAATAGTGTAAAAATAGTGTACAAATAGTTTTAATATATAATATATAAATAAATTAAAACTAATACTATTAATTTATTAGTAGGCTGCATTAATGATTTGTGAACCATTAGAATCTATAAATTATGAGTTCATAATTTTAAATGAACCCGTAAAAAATAGTGTTGTTCAATACAATTATTTTTATAAAATATTATATTCAACTGACATATTGGTATTAACTAGTATATTTACAATATTTGAATTAACTAATTTTGTATTAGAAAATGATAATATTACTTTTAGCAAAAATAATAATAATTTTGATGTATTTAATAAATTAATAGCACTTGAAGAATATTTATTAAAATTACTAAATTCACATAAAACAAAAGTATATAAGTTCAAAGAAATATATGACAATAAAACGTTTAGATTTGTATTTAATGAATATAATGAAATGTTAGATAATAATGTAAATATTATGACTATTAAAAATAAGCTGTTTATTTTAAAAATATCTGGATTATGGGAGTCTAAAGAATCAATTGGGTTAACCTTTAAATTTATAATTGTAAATAAGTATTTACACTTTAGTTAATAGGTTCAACAACTCCTCTTTCATCTGTCGAAAAAAACACTAAAGTAATATGTATCATAAGTATAAAAATAAAATTTACAACTGACAATATATATGTTAATAATTTAGTTAATTCGAGTGATAAATCTTCTTTTGCATCGCTCTTATTTAATGTTCGTAATAAAAAAGTACTAATTAAAACTACTTGTAATAATAATAGAGCAGATGACATAAATGAATATGTATGATAATCTGGTGTAACTTTATTAGAATTTATTCTAATAAAGAATATAATATTTAAATAAATAATATATACTATTACCAATAAAGTTAATACTATAGGTGCAACCATTCCTAAACTGGCATAAAAAGCTACATCAGTTCCAAAAAGTTCATTATTGCCTTGGTCACGTTTAACATTTGTATATGATATTGCTACAAAAATCATTATTGTTAATGCTAGTCCTGTTAAACCGTAACCCCATATTGTCGTTGTTGCAGGACCAATATTTCCCAATTTTGTATAATTTTCTTTAAAAAATAGCTTAATAATTATTCCAGCACAGGCTAATACTATTAAGTTTAATAAATCCAAGTTATTATTACTACTTATTCCTATTCCAAATATATTTAAATCATCTTTGGCACTAGACGACATATATATAAAATATATATTTTATATATATTTTATATTAGTATAAAAAATCATTATAAAAAATCATTATAATATATATAATAATGAAAGAATCAATAGATAGTAAAATATTATATATTGATAGTAATGATCGCGATATAACAAAATGGCCTAATTCATCTGAATTTGAAATAACCTGCCCTCAAGTGTATAATAATGTTCAATCATTAAGTTTATTAAATATTGTCTTACCAAATTCTATATATAATATTAGTAATTATTTACAAAATAATAAATTAGTAATAACTATATCTGGATTAGAAGAACGCATAATAACATTAGAAGATGGTTATTATGATGTTGAAACTTTAAGAAGTTCTTTACAAAATAAAATAAATAGTAAATGTGAGTTAACTGGAAATATGGTTATGGTTATTGAATATAATAAAGTGAGTCAGAAATTTTATTTTGGTCGTAAAAATAATGCTATTATTAGTGGTGGTTCTTTTCAACTAAATTTTGATAAACAATTGGATTATTCTTCTTCATGTGTAACAAATATAAATGTGTTTTCGCAACATAGTAATTGGGGTTTAGGGTATATATTGGGTTTTGATAAAAAAACACATACTTCAAGATCTATTGATGGTTCAAATAATCTAACATTTGACTATACTAGTAGTTTATGGATAGATACTAGTAGTGCTAGTGTCATTAGTTCTCCTTATCCACACACTTTAGATGCCAATGAAAATATATATATTGAATTGGAAAAATATAATAAATCTGATAGCTTAAAACCTTATTTATCTTACAATTATAATAATTCTAATTGTGGAATTGTAAATTCTGCATTTGCTAAAATTCCAATTCATGCAAATAGTGGTACTAATACTGCTTTATTAGATCATGAGATTTCGTCTACTATAAGTCATTTTAAACCCCCAATTGAAAAAATAGCAAAATTAAAAATAAAGATTAGATATCATAATAATATGCTTGTAAATTTGCAAAATGCTAATATATCATTAAGTTTATGCATTAATCAATTAAACAAAGATTTTGATCATCTTTTACGCTAATGCATTAAGGCATTAAGGCATTAAGGCGTTAAAGCGCTAATGCGCTAATTCATTAAAACATTCTTCACATAAAGGTATATATTCATGTATACCAATTAGTATTTGTGTGTCATTATTTATAATACGATGACTATAGCGCGATAGTCCATTACATAATCCATTACATAAGCCATTTACACTATTATTACACATACCTGAAAGTGGATATACTTTAGAAGCATAAGGAAGTAAATTCATCATTGTTCCAAAGCTATCTCTCTTATAGTCTAAATCAAGACCACATAAAATAACAGTTTTCTTTAAATTAATATGTAAAAACAATACCCATTTATCAATAGACTCAAAAAATTGTGCTTCATTTATAAAAATGTATTGTGCGTTTGCAATAATATTATATGTTTCGCCAGTAATAAATTCTTCCATACTTTTTACACAATAACATTCAATAGACTGTTTATTATGGCTAACTATAAGGTTTTCACCATAACGATTATCAAGCTCATAATTAATTGCAATACATTTGTCTTTTCCGTAACTTTTAACATATAAGTTATAAAGTTCAACTAATTTAGTAGTTTTTCCAGAAAACATGGGTCCATAAATAATACCAATAAATGGAGTATTAATGTCCTTCATAGTGTGTTACTATTTTATAAATAAATAAATAAATTGTAATTAAGTATTAATAATTAGTAATTTCAATTTTAAAAATAAACCATTTTTAAATTTATAATATATTAACATATTATAATACGTCAATAATGAATACTAATACATGGACAGATGATATTGATGCCGTGCTAAATAATATTAGAATAAATTGCGTTATATTAAACAAACTACACAAACAACGCTATTTTGAATTAAAGTCTACATTAAAGTATTACAGATTGCCAGTTATTATATTAAATGGAGCAAACAGCATAATAGCAGTTGGTCTGCAACCTTATGCTGATCAAGGAACAATTAGTTTATCAACCTCTTTAATAGCCTTAACTTGTGGTATAATTGGTTCAATCGAGTTATATTTTGGAATACAAAAGCGACTTGAAAATGATATGATAAGTCAACGTGATTATTATCTTCTCTCTGTTGATATATTTAAAACATTATCATTAAACCGCGAAAATAGACCTGTACCTGCAAAAGACTTCCTTGAAAAGTCGTATAATACTTATACAAAATTGATTGAAAGTTCATCAGCTCTTAGTAGAGTTAAAGGTGATAAATTAATTCCAATAGAGTTCAACATTAACGATATTAATGATAATAATGATAGTAATGAAATTGTTGTATTAACCCCAAAACCAAGTGGCCGAGTTGATTTGTCAACCGCTGAATTAGAATAATTAATTTGAATAATTACTATAACTATTATTATGTTTTTTATACAAAAAATATAAAAAATATAAAAAACATAAAAAACATAAAAAACATAAAAAACATAAAAAACATAAAAAACATAAAAAACATAAAAAACATAAAAAATAATAACTATAAATTAAAATCATTGTTAACAAATTGACTCAACATTTTATAATCTTCAATAAATATATTTTTATTGCCTTGATACTTAAATATAATATTATTTTTTTTTACTTCAAGTTCTGTTGGTGGATATAACTCATTCCATAAAATTAGTACATCATGTTCTATAACATTTGAGAGATTTAATAATGGATAACTATATTTCATATAGGCAAGTGACCTGGCTATTATTCCACGAGAATAATTACATGGAATATAATATTTATGAGTTGATGTTCCATCGACCACATGAGAGAATTTCTTGTTGCTACGCAAATTGTTTGTATAATAATTTGTTAAAACTATATTGTGCATGTCTTTATTTGCCTTATTATAATTTTTTGTAAATGATTGAGGAAATATGTGTTCTGCGCTAAGATTATTATATTTAGTATATTTTAAATTGTTAAAATTGCATTCGTCTGTGCAGTTACATAAATCATTATATAAGTCATAATATATATTGTTGTTATAGTAATATTGTTTTATAGTTTTAATAGAATAATATTTTGTAGGCAATACACGAGTAATAGAATTATATTTTGTAGGCAATACACGAGTAATAGAATTATAATTTCTGCGTAATAAAAGAGAAACAAACAATTTAGTTTTAGAGAAGTAGGAAAAAAAACGCATAAAATATTACTTCTTAAAACTAATATATATTTTACTAAATATAAAACTGATAAAAAATGCTTAAAAAAAATTGATAACTAATTTTTTTTATGAAAACTTTAATCAAATTAATCATTATATTAAATCAATGACAGGTCATACACCTAGCATAGAACAAAGTCAAGAATTTTTATCAACAATGCATACTATGATTGATGATTTAGATACTATTTCTTCTAACATTGATGAGGTTATTTATTTAAGATTGGTAAATGGACTACAACGCTTATATAATATACACAATACAGGAACACAAACATCTAGTCCTAATTATGAAACTATTAATCGAACAAATATTCAAACAAATAATGAAGAAAATAATATAGCCCAAAATATTAATAGCGCGCTAATAAGACATTATGAACGAGTTAATGACATTAGTGGTATTCCTATAAATGCTTATCCTGTAAATAGTGATAATGCAAATAATCAAAACAATCATAGTATGCATTGGATAGAAGCGGCGCTCAGAGAAGGGATAACGCGAACATGAGCTTTGTCTGGATATACCAATATTGAGCAAATATTAGAACGCGTAAAATAAACTAGTTAGCAATTTTATAATATAAAAAGGTTGTTGTACTAACTGATAAAAAATGCTTAAAAAAAATTGATAACTATTTTTTTTATGAAAACATTAATATTTATACTAAATCAATGACAGTACATAGTACTATTAGCGCACAACAAAATCAAGAATTTTTATCAACAATGCATACTATGATTGATGATTTAGATACTATTTCTCATAACATTGATGAGAACACTTATTTAAGGTTGGTAAATGGACTACAACGCTTATATAATATAGTTAATTCATCAAACCAAACATCTAGTCCTAATTATGAAACTATTAATCAAACAACTATTCAAAGTAATAATGAAGTCGAAATTACTAGAATTTTAGCACAACATTATGGAAGAGTTTATGACACTAGTGGTGTTCTTATAAGTAACGAACCTTATCCTATAAATGATACTATTAATGCTAATGCTAATGTTATTGCTAATGAAAACAATGAAAACAATGAAAACAATGTAAACAATGACGCAACTAATCAGCAAGCTATCTATACTAGTTATGTTGCTCTTTATAGTAATGCGTTTGATTATTGGAATCAACCACAACATCGTTTTCGGCGCACTAATTAAGCAAATTTATAATATATAAATGTGGTTGTGCTAAGTAAAATACCACCCCATAATGTGTCTAATAGCACTAATAATGGCGACCACTCGTTAAAAAAAGCATAGTTAGTTGTTTCATAAACTCCGTTTATTAGCACACCTAATAAAAACGCATCTTTAACTGGTGCATTTTTTTTTATTATAAAATAATAAAGTCCACCAACTAATATTACATAACACGCAAATGCAGATGCAAATCTAACTTTTAGATCTGTTTTTTGTACTTTTTTGAATATAGGCAGCATAAAATCTTTAAACACAAATAAATATGTTAAGTCTAATATTAGCATTAACGAAGCAATAAGCGCTAGTTTTTTTAACATTTATATTATAATATAATATAAAAAACTATAATATAAAAAACTATAATATAAAAAACTATAATATAAAAAACTATAAAATATAGTGTTAGTTTATATATAATAAATGAAACCACAGTTTTTATATTATTATAAAAAAAACAAACTATTATTTATACTATTTTTACTAGCCATTATATTACTTTTTTCATTTATAAATCAATCATATATGTAATATAGTGATGCATGTAATTACACACCATACTTTTCTTTAATCCATAATTTTAATGTATCGAGACTACAAGTTAAATAATTAGCATCACTATTAGTATTAAAGCCTTCTAATTTTAAAAACTTTGGTTTTTTCATTTTATCGCTTTTATAAAATATGTAGTCGCCATATTTTCCTTTTCTAATTGATAAGCTATTTGAAATATGGCGTAGCAAACTATTTGAAACAGGGTCGCATGTTTCCAATATAGTAATTGCATCTTCAATTGTTAACTCTTTAAATGGAACATTTATTTTAACACTAGTGAGAGATTTGCGCAACTCTCCACACTCTAAATAATAACCATAAGAGCCATATTTTAAGTAAACGTTTTCATTATTATAAACTCCCAATAATTTAATAGTCTCTTGGGATGACTCCATTACTTCTTCTAAAGTATAATGACCTGCTTTTAATAAGTCAATGTCTATATTTTTTTTTACTCCATAAAATCCCAATGATCCATCTTCTTTTGTATATTTAAGCGTTGGTCCATTTTTCCCTATTATATATGTGTGTTTATCATCTAGAGCTATTTGCAATTTTTTACTATCACTTTTTAAAGAGTCAATATTATTTAAATTGCTTGATAAAATTTGTGCTTCAATTAAATTATTGCATTCACCACATACATCATAATACGCTTTATTTCCCGACGCAACAACATCTAGGTCGTCTTCCATTAATTTTGTATATTCATAGTCAAAAAGCTTATTAAAATGTGTTATTAAGAATTCAACAGTAATAATTCCAAGCTGCGTAATGACTAATTTGTTTTTTTCATTACCAAATTCTTTTGTGCATGTTTCTTTAGTAATAGAATCATCAATTAAAGTATAATCTGTTGTTGTTATTTTTTTCCCCTGAATATGCTCTTTTTTCACATAATTACGTTCTATAATTTTATCTAATAATGATGAAAATGTTGAAGGACGACCTATTCCTTTTTTTTCTAACAATTGAACTAAATATGCCTCACTATAATGTGATTTTAAGTCTTTCAAAGTTTCTTTGCATATTATTTTATTATACTTTGCAATACCCTCTGTAATATTTTTTAAATAGTTATAATATTTATCATCACTAGGTTTATTTACTATTTTCCAGCCTAAAAAAGTATTTTCTAATGCACTATACTTATAATGCGAGTCATGTGGAGCACTAATAGTCACATTAATTTGATTATAGCATGCATTAGACATAACACTTTCCAAACTGTTTGTATATATTAGTTTATATAACTTAATATGCTTTATGCTATATTCCGGATTATCAAGTGTTTCAAGTGTTATATTTGTAGGGCGAATTGCTTCATGTGCGCTATTTATAACAAGTTCTGTTTGGCAAATCTTAGTTAAGTCTTCTGCATTAGCAACATAATAAGCACCATATTTTGTAGCAATAAATAGTTTACATTGTTCTATAAAATCTTCACTATAGCATTTGCTGTCTGTTCTCATATAAGTAATATATCCATCTTCATATAATTTTTGTGCACAGCTCATAGTTTCTTTTGGTGAAATGTGCAAATTATTACTTGCTGCTTGTTGAAGTGTTGAAGTGCTAAACGGTTCTGGTGGAGTTTGTGTTAGTGTTTTCTCTTTTGACTTAGTTAATATATGATCATGATTTAGAGTTAACTCTAAAAAGTCGTTTATTGACTCGTGGCTATTGTGATTTTTGTTTAATACAAATTCAATGTTTTTACTTGTAAAATAACCAACACTGTTAAAACTTAGTGTTCCGGGAGATGCTTGAATTTCTTTATAATTGTCATATACCAATCGTAGTGCCGGCGTTTGACAGCGACCGGCGCTTAGTGCATTTTTACTATTTGCTACTATAAACTTCCATAATAATGGGCTAATAGTAAATCCAACAAGTAAATCTAAAATCTGGCGCCCGTGTTGTGCATAAACAAGATTTAAATTTATGATTCTAGGATTTGCCAAGGCATTTTTCAAGGCTTGTACAGTAATTTCGTGAAATACTATGCGTTTAGTTTTTGTCACATCTAAATTAAAAACTTGTGTAATATGCCAAGCTATTGCCTCTCCTTCGCGATCATCATCAGTAGCCAATATAATTTCACGTGCTCCATTTATTGCCTTCTTAATTTTAGTAAGTTGTTGTTGTTTGCTTTCGATTATATTAAAAGATGGTTGGTAATTAGCTTTAATATTTATTTGTTCTAAACTTGAGAGATGTGTTATGTGTCCATAAGATCCAATTACTTTATATCCGGGACCTAAGAATGTTTCTATTTTGCCACATTTTGCCGGAGATTCAACAATTAGCAAAGTATAACTCATTTATAATTTAATAGTATTATTAACTATTAAATTATATCAATTATTATTTTAAAAACAAAAAACAAAACAAAACAAAACAAAATAAAACAAAACAAAATAAAACAAAACAAAACAAAAGTTTACTCTTTGGGTTTTGCTATACTTGCTTTTGGATTTGAAAGCAAATACCGTATTTTCATTAGTTCATGATCAGGATAAACACCTCCTCCTTTTCCTGGTTTAAAAACATTTATTAATGAATTTCCAGTTAATAATAAAATTTTTGCCAAAATGTCATTTTGAGTAAATTTAGAATATTGAGCTTTTTCAAGCAAACCTGACTTTATTTTAGCAAATTCTTCACTGGTTATTACCAAAGAGCTAATAGATTTTTTTGAAATATTTGAAACATATAATTTGTAAGCATCATCGACACTTGAACCAACAATTCCGTCTTTAGTAAATTTGTTGTATAATTCAACTACAGATTTAAACTTTGATGCCAACATATAATGTTTTACACTAGACCAGTTTTTCCCATCAATTACTAAATTTGGTACTAAAAAATTTGTATCTAATTTTTTTCGCCAATCGAAGTATTCTTTATTATTATTAAGCTCTAATATATTTTTGGCAGTTTTAAATTCCGGTGCAATACTTTCACCGCTACCTTGACCCACTTTTACATGTCTAGACTTATTATATATTTGAATAGTGATCGAGTTATTATAATATTTTGAGTTTGGATTACTACTAATTAAAGCGTCATTGTTTGCTGTTGTTGTTTTTACATCATTTTTGTTGGCAAACTCTATAAAATCGGGTATTAAAACATATAGTCCAGCCAATTTTTCCATACATTTTTCTAAAATTAGCTCTTTAATTCTATAAGGCAATTCATTAAAAGTAAAGGCACCACGCTCTATATTTTTATCATAAGTAATTAATTGGTAATGACTGCTATATTTACTTATTGAATAATCAAAAATAATATAATACGAAGGTTCAAATATTCCTTTTGCTTGTATTACTTTATCTGCTTCGCTACATTGTAAGACTAATTCTTTTTCGCCTTCTAAAAAGTGTGTCTGTGATAATATAATAAACTTTACATTATATAGTCTTTCCAAAGTAACAATCGCCCAATTATCTGCCCAATATTTTCCACCTACAGTTGAAATTACTTTTTTAAGATCTTGAATGCTATTTACATCTTTCATAAATTCAAATTCTTCTAATAATTCTTGATATTCTTCAGTTTCTTGGTTTGCAATAGTGTACTTATTAAAATTAACCTTGGCATCATCAATTAAATTTTTCTTTGTTTGTCCGTCTATCGTTCCGCCTATTTGTTTTTTAATTACTTTATGTATATTTTTGAACTCCTTTAGCAAAGTTTGTGATTTATTCATTCCACCATAAAACAATTTAAAGAATTCAGAATAAATATTAAATTGTGCTTCATCTACTTGACCTGCCAATTTTTCACGAATAGCTTTTACAGAGGTTTCAATTTTTACCGTTCTTAATCCATCGCGCAATGCTGCAAAAAAACAATCACCACCGCCTTCATTTGCTTTTATAGAATATTTTACACTTTTAAGATACTTGTTTACCCAATTGTGTGTTGGATCTTCAACATATTTGCTAATTTCGTAATCGCTTTCTTCTTTTGTTTGACTTTCTAAAGCCAATATATCAATGTGTTGTTTTTTTTGTAAGTCTTTTCTAATATTCTCTCTTTCTTTAGTTTCGTCGTCACTATCATTGTCGTAAGCATCGTCATCGTCATCGTCATCACTAGTGTCAATAGTGTCAATAGTATCATCTTCACTAATTTCATTGTCTTTATTAATATTAACTGTTGATGAATCTAATTTGCTTATTAAGGCTTTTGCAAATCTAAATAGGAGTGGTTCTGGCATTTTAGATAAATCAATATCGCCATCATCATCTAATAATGAAGCATAATCACTATTATATGTTTCGTAGATACCAATTTTCGCTACTACAAAACCATTATTTGCTAAATAAATATTAAAATAAACAATATTTTTATTTTTATATTCAAATTGTGGCAAACCCAAAACAAACTGTATGGTTTTATTATATATTTTAGCCGAATAAACACATGAATCATGTTGGATATCACTAGATGCTAGTGCTGTTGTTTCTTCATATTTAACTGTATTATTAATGTTAGATAATATCATTATATAATATAATATAATTATTTTATAAGGAATATTTAAACTATTATTTATATAATGTTTCATATTTATCGCATATATTCATTAATTTAAATTTTATTTTATTTGTAAAACTTGGATAATTGCTATTATTTGATATTAGCATTTTTATATTTTCAAATATTTTTAAATCACAATCTAATGTTTTAACAATTTGGCTGTCTTTAAGTAATTCGTTATAGCATATTACTAAAAATTCTTGTATTGTTTCGCAATATGCTTTATTATTTTCTAATTCTAAATTTTTAATAAAGAATTTGTTAAATGTAGAAAATAATGAATACATAGAATTATGATTTATGAAAAAATCATTATAAAATTTACTTTTATCTTCACAAGAAGACTCTGAATTAATAGTGCAAATCTTTTTATAAAAATTTATTATAAAAATTATAAAACACTTATATTTATCATTATTCTTATTTACAGCATAATCATCATTAGTTGCATTAGCATTATATTGAATAGTGTTATCAAAACAAGCAAAGTCTTCATATGATTTTTGCAATAAATTATATATATGTAATGTTTCTAATTTATAATTTTTATTATAATATGCAGAAAATATTGAAAATAATATATTAATATAAATACTACTATAAGCCACGTTATTATAACATATGTAATTTATAATATAATTATCAACATAATCAATAGTTTCATTATTATTACTTTCTACACAATTATCAATTAATTGTATATAGAGCGTTATTAACTCTTGTTCTAATTTTGCATAATTAGTTGGTGATAATTTGTTTAATATACTTTTAATTGTGCTTTTAAGCAATTCTATTTTTGTTTTGGTTTCTTGTTTTTTTTTGAGAGAACTATTATGACCATTATGACCATTATTACCATTATGACCATTATGACCATTATGACCATTATGACCGTTATTATTATTATAAAAACTATTATATTGTTGATAATAATTATCATTGACTTTAGTTTTTGTTCTTGTTTTTTTAAATCTAAAATCATTATCATTTTCAATAGTATTTAATGAAATATCAATATTAATAGCATTTAAAATAGAATTTAAACAATCTAACAACTTTGTGTCTAATGTCTTATTTTCCAATGATTCATAATAATTAGTAATAAATGAAGAAGAGTAGCAAATCATTTTATATTAATATAACTATTATATTTATTCTTTTAATTATTTTCGTTTTATTAATATATATAAAGTATTGCATTACTATTAATAAAGACTATGAATATACTTACAACAATTTTGAGTTTTTATGATGAACCACAAAGTAATGTTAGTAATGATTATGATAATTGCTTTAAATTACCAATTGAATATTTAGAAGATTCAAAAAAGAAACTTTTAAGTACTAATATTATTAGTGATTTAGAATTAAAAGTAACAAAAGAAGATGAGACTGTAACTAGCAGTGCAAATAGTAGTGCAAATGCAAATGCAAATAGTAGTGCAAATAGCAATGCAAATAATAATACAAGTGTTTATAATTTATATTATCATGTTTTTGACCCAACAAATATTTTTGAAACAAATATTTTAAATAGATGGTCAAACTATTATACAAATGATAAAGAATTTTTGCAAGAAAGTCAAGAATTATTAAAAAATTATAAAGCTATTAAAAAAGTTAGTTTTGTTGTTAATACTAACACAAATGAGTTATGTAGTAGCAATGACCTAACAAAGGAAGAACAATTATATGCAAATTGTAAAAGTATTATTTATGATAATGGCTTTGTTAGTAATTATCAATATATTGATATTCCATTTTTAGATAAATATAATAACAATAGCATATTATTACAATGTTTGAGTATATATAATCTCTCAAGTCCAGTATTTTCTTTATTAATTCCAATAATATTTTTATTGTTACCTTTTTTTATAATAAAATTACAAGGTTATGATATAACATTTAAGTTATATTTTGAACATTTAAAGAGAGTCTTTTCAAATCATATTATAGGTCAACTATTTAGTTCATTTAGCGAAACATCATTAAGTAATAAGCTCTATTTATTGTTTAGTTTTGGATTCTATATTTTTCAAATGTATTTAAATTTTACAAGTTGTGTCAAATATTTTACAAATATTAAATATATAAACAATACACTATTAGATTTGAGAGACTATATAAGTAGTACATTAAATAAATATAAAAATTTTTTAAACTATTCGTGCAATTTGAGCACATACAGTTTATTTAATGATGAAATAAGAAAGAATATAACAATTTTTACCAATTATTATAATGAATTAATTATATTACAACCTTACAATTTAAATATTTATAAACTCACTGAATTAGGAAGTTTAATGAAAAATTTTTATTATTTAAATAAAAACAAAAGCTTTATAGAAAGTTTGTATTTTTCATTTGGTTTTACTGGATATATTAAAAACATTGAAAAGTTGCAAGAATTTATAAATAAAAATATAATGAATTATTGCTCTTATAACCAGAAAGAGGAGCCAACATCATTTACAAATGCATATTATGCAAATTTGAATGCTATTCAATATAATAGCAATAATAGCAATAATAGCAATAATAGCATAATAGTAAAAAACTCGTATTCTTTAAATAAAAATTTAATATTAACAGGTCCAAATGCGTCTGGCAAAACAACTATATTGAAATCAAGCTTATTTAATTTAATATTATGTCAACAAATTGGATGTGGGTTTTTTGATAATGCAAAAGTAAAATTATATGATTACATACATTGTTATATAAATATACCAGATACTGGGGGGCGCGATAGTTTATATCAAGCAGAAGCAAGACAATGTAAAAACATATTGGAAATTGTTGAAAATAACAAAGATCATTCCCATTTTTGTGTATTTGATGAACTTTATAGTGGAACAAATCCCGAAGAGGCTTTAAGTTCTTCATTTAGTTATTTAACTTACTTAAATAAGTTTAGCAATGTAGATTATATTTTGACAACACATTATACAAAATTATGTAAAAAGTTAAATAAGCAAAATAACTGTTATTGTATGAATGTTGTAAAAAAGAATAATGATTTTGTATATACATATAAAATTAAAAAGGGTGTATCAAAAATAAAAGGAGCATTGAAAGTGCTTAAAGACTTAGATTTTCCCGAAAATATAATAAATAACATGAATTAAATAATAATATTAATTCGTTAAACAATACTTAAAATAATATAATTTAATAATAATATAAATGTTACATTTATTTAAATTTATAGATTCTGGATTTTTATTAACATTAGGATTATTGTTATTAATAGGAGGCTCAATAATGTTATACTGTTATCGCAGACTTAATTTATTAGAAAGAAGTATAATAGAACATGGTAAAATATTGCAAAATTTTATAGTAAATTATAATAATCAAATGAATAGTTTAGTTTTATTAGAGGATTGTAATTATGAAAAATGTAATCAAAAAATAATTAAAAAAATAGCTATAGATAAAAAAATTCAGGTTTCTGATGATGAAAATGAAAAATGTAATAATGATGAATACGAAGATAAAGACGATGATGATGACGAAGATGACGTAGATGACGAAGATGATGATGAAGACGACGAAGATGACGAAGATGACGAAGATGACGAAGATGGCGAAGACGACGAAGATGACGAAGATGGCGAAGACGATGAAGACGAAGATAATAGTAAAAAAAGCAATAACACATTTGATATAAAAGAAATAAATGAAAGTAAACAAGTAAATATTGATAGTGAAATTAAAGAACTAGTTGAAGCAAATAATTCATCTTATTTAAATTCTGATGAAGATATATTTATAAAAAATTTACCAATTTTACTAAATTCTTTCGATGAAGATTTAGAAAAAACATCAAAAGTGATTACTTTAGAAAATAATTCAGAAACAATTCAAAAAGTAGAAAAACGGAATTACAGCAAAATGAGAATTGATGATTTAAGAACGCTTGTTGTGACAAAAAACATAATGGATAATGACTCTGCCCAAAAAATGAAAAAAAATGATTTAGTTAAAGTATTACAAAAATGATTTAGTAAAAATATAGTAAAAATATAGTAAAAATATAGTAAAAATATAGTAAAAATATAATATATTATTAATTATATACAAATATGGAGAGTGGAAGAATGATGTTGCTGCATTCAGTCATAATTGGTATAGTATTATATGTAATTATGCTTTATGGTCTTAAACAAAGACCGGTTGTTGCTGAAAATAGAAGTATATTATTAGCAGCGCTAATTTTAATATATATGATTTTATTTGGACATGGTCTACCCGGTACAATCAATAAAAATTTATTTTAATATGCCATTTAAATATGCCATTTAAATATGCCATTTAATGTGCCATTTAAATATGCCATTTAAATATGCCATTTAAATATGCCATTTAAATATGCCATTTAATATTTATAAATAGTCAATTTAGCAAAATAATTATAATTATTAATATTATTTATTACTATAATATTAATAATATGAGTTGGGCAACTTGTTATAGTGGTTCTAATAATATACATTTTAATTACCCACCATTAATGGATGATTCAAGATTATTTAGCGATTATAATTCATCAGTATTAAATGATGATGTTTTAAAAAAAAGAAATAATATACAAACTAACACTGATTATAGAAAATATTTACAAGTAAATAGCGATGCTATAATAAGAAATAATCAATTAATTGCGTGTAATGAATGTAGTGTGTGTCCATATTATAATAATACAAATGTTACCATGAGCAGTAATACACCATACATTTTTCAATCTACTTTATCACAAGACCAACCATATGGTTATGAAACTAGCAATTTAAAAAATTTGTATTTAACACAACAACAATTGGATTCTCAAAAACATGTAACAAAGTACATTGTTCGAGAACAAAAGTAGTATTTAGCATATTTAGCATATTTAGCATATTTTAGCAGATTTAGCAGATTTATTATATTTATTATATTATATTTTATTTTATTTTATTATAGTAATATAATAAAATGAATTTTTTTGATAATTTGATGTCTCCTCTTAGTCGCGATTATTGTTTAATATTTTATGTAATTGGGTTAGTATCGTTATTTTTTGCATTATCAGCACTAGTTGGTTTTGTTGTGGCTTTATTTAGAAAAAATTCACAATACGCAATATTGTTTACGCTTTTTATGTCGTTTATAACTAATATGCTTTTATACTATATTTCAAGAACACACTATTCAATATGTGTCGCCGCGTTACGTTAAGTAATTATACTAATACAATTATATAAACAACTATATAAACAACTATATAAACAACTATATAATACTTAATTAAACAAGTATTATATAATATGAAATTATTAAGTATAGATATTGGTATAAAGAATTTAGCATTAATTATAATTGAAACAAATAATAGCAAACATTTTAAAATAATAAAATGGGATGTTATAAATTTATGTGACAACAATACTAACTGCACCGAGCATAATTGTAAAAAAAAAGCAGCATATTTTAAAAATGCTAATTATTACTGTAAAATACATGCAAAAAAAACTATTTATAGTATTCCATTATGTAATATTAAAACTTTACATAAACAATCACTAAAAAAACTTATATTATTGGCAAATGAATATAAGCTAGTTATTGATAAACCAGCTAATAAAACATCTCTAATCGTTTTATTAGAAGATTATTTAAATAGTCATTGTTTACAAGCAGTTGAAAATGTTAGTGCAAATACTATAAATTTAGTAGATATTGGAATTAATATAAAAAATGAATTAAATAAAATATTTAAAGACTATGATATATTAGCATTAGATAAAATAATATTAGAAAATCAAATAAGTCCTATAGCAAATAGAATGAAAACTATTCAGGGCATGATAGCACAATATTTTATAAATTCTAACAATTATAATATATACTTTATTTCGGCAATTAACAAATTGAAATTATTTTTGAAAGATAATAGTAATAATGCTATAATAGATAATAGTAAAACACATAAAAATAGTTATGCTCATAGAAAAAAATTAAGTATATATTATACAAAAGAAGTATTACAAAAATATAATATGACTACTGACATTACATTTTTTACTGGTCATTCAAAGAAAGATGATTTAGCAGATTGTTTTTTACAAGCTTATTATTATATTAATTGTTAATTATATTAATTGTTAATTAACAATATATTAATATTGTTTGCGGAGTATTTAAAAATTAAACTTCTATTTAATTCATAATAGGGCTAATGGAAATAGTTGAAATAGAGCCAGAAATTTTAAATATTGACAGTTTCAGTATACCAGAATTTAAATTTAATGATACATCTGATAAGGATGATGATATAATAGGAAGCAAACCACGAGCTAATTTTGGTGGTGGTATTGAATTATTGATGAATGTGAAAAATAAAAATGACAAAAAATCAAATTCTTCAATTGATATTGAAGACATTACAAATTTAGAAAGCGAATTAAATAATTTAACTAATAATAGTGAACATAATAGTGAAAATAACAGCAACAACAATAACAATAACAATAACAATAATGAAACAGAAAAAACATATAATCAAGATAGCGATACTAAAAAAGAAATAAAATATGGTCAAAGCAGTTCAACTAAAAAATCTCTATTTGGTGATTTATTTGGTTCAAATAAGTCGGATGGTGAAAATGTTAAACCCATTACAAAAAATAATGATTCTAGTGATTTTGATGCAAATAATTTAGGTAAATCAACCGCAAATATGAATGAAACAAAAACATGGGACGGGTTCGGTAAATTTAATAATATTCCAATTAATTTAGAAAAAGCCCAGCAAAAACCACAACTAACAAAAGAAGAAGAGTTGCGTGAAAAATTTAAATATATGCGCAAGTTAGATGACCTAGAAAAGAAAGGCGTTGCTTTAAGTAAACGTTATAATATGGATTCAAATTTAGATGAAATGATAGGGGAATATGAAACTATTATTGCAGAAAAAGAAAAGTCAAATGCTATTAAATTTCAGGGCAAAATGATGATGGCTTGTATTACTGGATTAGAATTTTTAAATAATAAGTTTGATCCATTTGACATAAAATTAGATGGTTGGGGAGAACAAATAAATGAAAATTTAGAGGATTATGACGATATTTTTGCCGAATTACATGAAAAATACAAGTCCAAGGCGAAAATGTCTCCTGAATTAAAATTATTGTTTCAATTAGGTGGTTCTGCTATGATGGTTCATATGTCTAATACATTATTTAAATCTTCTATGCCAGGAATGGATGATATTATGAGACAAAATCCAGAGCTAATGAAACAATTTACACAAGCAGCAGTTAACACAATGGGACAAACAAATCCAGGATTTGGTGGTTTTATGAATGGATTATTTGGTGGAGAGAGCAATAAAAATGGTTATACTCCTGGATTTGGCAGCACAATGCCTCCAAATGTAAACAGTGGACCACCACCAATGTCTGTTGAAACAAAATTGCCTGAACGCAGCCAACGTATGCCAAATATAGCAAATCGTCCTGATATTAATTCGGCACGAGGAATTGATATAACAAATAATCAAGCAAATCCATATGATCAAGATAGAATAACACGTCCAGAAATGAGAGGACCGAGCGTTGTACCATCTCAAAATCAAAACATTGCTTCTTTGTTGAATGGATTGAAGGCCAAACAATTTGATAATAATTCTAATGAAATGACCACAAATGAAATGAGCACAATTAGCATTGAAGATTTAAAAGATTTAACAAATGCAAAAATACCAACAAAATCAAAACGCAAACAAAGAAGTGATAAAAATATAGTCAGTTTAGATATTTAATAAAAATATATAAAATTTTATGTTATTATATAAAATTTTATATAAAAATATAAAATTAATTATGTTAACTTATGTACTTATGCACAAATACAATAATGAGCATTATATAATAAAATATGATTATTCCAATTTAAAAGCATTTACTATAAATTTAGATGATTATAAAATCAACTATAATAAACAAGCACATTATTTATTAAGATTGGGAATCATAAGTGAGAGATTTTGCGGAGTGAATGCACTAAAAGATGAACATTTTAAAAGTAGCTATAAAAAATATGTTTCTAACTTTGCATTAAACTATACACCAAAATCTGTTATTGGATGTGCATTAAGTCATATAATGTGTTGTAAATATATATATAAAAACTATATAAAGAAAAGCAAAGCACACACAGCCGATAACTATTTTTTAATAATGGAAGATGATGTATTTCCTTTATATGAAAGGGACGAGTTTTACGAAAAATTAAACACTACATTGCAAGATATAACAATTTTGGATGCTAATTGGGAAATTATACAACTTCATAGCGATGGTATTATGCCAACAATAGATACTTATAGTACTCATATTGGTTCAATAAGCGCTGCAGCTTATTTAATATCGAAAAAAGCAATAAAAAAAACATTGAAGTCTAAAATATATAGTCATATTGATTTAATACATCATAATTTTATAAATTACAATAAATATAGAGCAAAAGAGAACTTATTTTATACGGACGAAAAACATAGCCTAAATCGTATTGTGGGGTATAAACTAAGTACTTATAGTTTGTATTTAAAATCTAAACTTTTTGAAATAATTAACTATTATACAAATATAATTCAGTTACGCGGAGAGAAGAAGTTTTTACATTATTTTGAATATAAAATAATTAAAGAACCCTTTTTTAATAAAGAGTTTAATACAAACGAATTAATTGACTATTTTATAGGAGTAAAAATATTAATTAAATTATATTATTATAAAAATTAGGCGTTAGTTAAGTGTTTTATTTGTTTTATGTTAAAATTATATTTCTATTTTAAGTTAATACTTTATTTATTTGCTAATGAGTGCTAACGATGCTTCCTATAATAAATATGATATTTCGTATAATATAAAAGAAAACTACTTAAAGGAGCAAAATATAAAAGAAAACGACTTAAAGCAGCAAAATATAAAAGAAAACGACTTAAAGGAGCAAAATATAAAAGAAAACGACTTAAAGCAGCAACAAGTTTTAAAACCAAAAAAAACATTACTTCAAAAAATTATAAAACTACACATTTTTTTTTGTGTTCAAGTAACAACAATACTAATAGCAACACTTATAGCAACTAAATTTTATAAATGTTATGATGTGTTAATATATTTTTCTTTTGGATCATTTATTTCGGTATTATTTATTGCATCTTATTCTTTGCTATTAAAATTTCAAGTATTAGCTTCGCGTGAATTCAATGAAAAATACAACAATTCTATTTTTAATTTATGGAAAATCTATGTCCCATGTCACGAAACAAGCTTTTTCCCAGCTATGGCGTCTTTTGCCATAGCTTGGCATATAGCTTTTGCGCTTTTAGCATTATATTATGTAAAAGGCTTTATTATAAATTCTATAAGTACAAACTATTCATATATTACTGGCTACATAGCACTAATGTTATTATATACTATGAATTATAATAGCGGATTTAAATTATATAATAATTCATTAAAAATGACTATTAATGAATTTAATGTAGCTATGGCTATTCTTTTATCAATTAGTGCCGGAGTAATATATTATTTTGAAACTATAAAAAGTAAGTATTTAAATACTAACTGTTTATAATATTTATTATGAGTTATTGTGAAGAAAATAGGTTTCAACCGAAGCTAATATGTAATAAAGGGGATATGTTACTAACTGAAATAAAAAGTTTTAATTACAATACAAAAAGCTATAATTTAGTATTTACTATATCAAATATAGATGCAAATATAACAAATGTTAATAATCTTACTGGTTTAGAAATATATAATTTATTAGAAATGCAAAATAAGGAACTAATAGAAAAAATAGTTATACTTAATGAGACAGATAACGACGCGGATATATGCATATTAATACAACATATTGCAAAAGAAATAGGAATAAAGCAGAAATATATGTTATTTAGAACTACAAAAATAGTAAATAAATTCAATAATTCAGTTACTTTTTATAATAAAGATTTGAAATTGATATGTGAACAATTAAAAGAAGACTATTTAAAACAACTTGGTTTAATAAATTCTAATTATGAAGCACTAACATATAATTATGGAAAAACACAAATAAATGTTCAAAAAGACAATAATGAACTTATGAGTGTTAAATTTAATATAGATTTTCAAGTTACTATAGATGATGATTTACCATTATATATGGAAAATTTGGTTGGCTTAATGTTTAAAAAGATGTTTTATAATCTTAAGAATTATTATTGTGCTTAGATCTTTTATTTACGACGTCTGGTTTTTCTTGATTTAGTTGGTTTATAATGAGAACTGGGTTTTCTTGATTTTTTTCGTTTACCACCTGCGCTATGCTCTGAAGGTGCTTCGTTTATTACTTTAATTAGATGCATGGATGGAAAAAAAGGTCTAGGAGGACCGGGGTTCAGCTTCCAGTTTAAAAAGTTATATAGCCATATTTGTTCTTGAAAATTGAGATATGCAAAAGCATCAACATCATTGGCAATAGCTTCAAGTTGGTCATATGACAATGTAGTAAGATCTAAAAGTTTATTATGTGAAACACTAGTAGTTAAATCTGCTTCTTCTGTTTCTTCTGTAGATGCAGATTGTATTATATCTAATGCCTGTGGAGTTACTACTTGTGGAGCGGGTCTATAAGGGCAGTCATCTGCGAAGCTTTTTGGATCAGCTCGAAACATAATATATGTTCTATCGAGCTTGGAAAATTCTTTGAATATGCTTTTGTTATCTCTAATAGCTGTAAGTATATTACTATTTAACCGCGCAAGATCTACAATCCTACTATTCGGGTCTAGTTCAGTCATTTTATATAATAGTAAAATATATTAAATAATTGTCACTATTTAATATATAATTATTATAAATGTATACTTTATTTAAAAATTATACAAAACATTACACAATATATTATCGCATTATAAAATTATTAGGTGTATTAATATATAGTATTACACACTTTTATGTTAAAAAAATGCTAGACGTTTATTTATATAAAGTAAAACCACAATTAAGACTAAATTTAATTAGAACTATATGCTCTAAGTTAGAAAAAATTAATATATTATATGTTAAAATATTTCAATCGCTAGCATTTAACGAAGATTTAATATATGACAATGAAAAAGATTACTTAATTAACTATTGTGATAATGTTCCATACAATTGTGCTAATGTTGACTATAATTTGTTAAGAAGTTTGCAAGAAGATTATAATATTACTTTAACAACTAGTGTACCAATTGCTAGTGGTATAATTGGAATAGTATTTGATGCAGTAGACGCTTCTAATACAAAAGTAGTGGTTAAAATGTTGAAGAAAAATAGTGAAATTGACATACATAATGCGTTTGATGAATTGTTGCATATATCATATATATGCAAATATATACCTATTATTAATTCTTTTAATATAACCAAATTAATAGCAGACAATAAAGAATTAATGTTACAACAAATTGATTTTACAAAAGAAATTAGTGCATTGGAGAGATTTGCCGAAAAATATAAAAATAATAAAGAATATAGATTTCCCAAAGTCTATAAAAATATTACACAAAAACATAGCCAATTATTAGTTATGGAAAATATAAAAGGACTAACTCTTAAGAGTTTAGAGCCCATGGACGATTCAATAAAAGAGGAGTTTGCGTATATATATATAAAATTTGGAATATTGGGTATTTTACATTATTCGGCTATTCATTGTGATTTGCATTGTGGAAATGTATTTTTTTATATAAATAATAGTAATATATCAAATGTGTCTATTCCAAAATATCAAATGGGAATAATAGATTTTGGATTAACTTGTTTTCCAAATAAATTAAATCAAAATGCGTATTATATATTTTTAAATGAAGTCTTAATAAATAAAGATTATAATCAAATTTTTAAAGTTTTATACAATGTTGTAGAAGAAAAGGAGAGATTGTATGCTATGCCTCAATTAGTCAAAGAGGCATTCAAAAAAGACATAATTAATTGTATAAAATTATGTACTAATAGCGAAATAAATGCTACACTAATAATGGAGTTTTGTAAAATATTTAAAAACTATAATTTAAACTTTACACAAGAGTTTCACAAATTAGTATTGTGTTTGTTAAATGTGAATAGTATAGGAAACAAGTTGTCTAAAAATGTAAATGCTTGTCAATTGAAGCTCTTTAACAACTTAAATAGCATAAATAAATTATTGGAAATAGTATGCTAATTTAGTTTAGTTTAGTTTAGTTTAGTTTAGTTTACTTTAGTTTGCTTTAGTTTACTTTAGTTTACTTTAGTTTACTTTAGTTTACTTTAGTTTAGACCCTCATTTCATGCTCAGCGTCCTCTACAATTGTCTTACCTTCATTTCCAAACATTGACCATATACCCTTTTCTGTATAGTATCTTACAAAAGTAGATAACAAATCACCGTTCATCTGACGCATATATGCTCAAAATGAACTCTTCTACGTTGACCGAGAGGCATGCCAATCATTCTCATACCACCTCCTCTATATTTATTTTACGCCTCTTTTTACGAGTATTTTTATGCCTCTTTTTAGTATTTTTATAATATGATTTTTTCCTTTTTCTTACACTTACATAGTAAACCATTTTATAATATTATAAAATATTATAAAATATTATAAAATGACTTTGCATTTTTAATTAGCGTTTTATTTTTCTTGTTGTAATAAATCTTTTGCCTCTATTTTTTTTATGAATTGTTTTCTTTTTGGAATTGTATATTTTATTATGCTTGTTTTTACCACCAATATTAGTAGTTAATGCTTTATTTATAATATTTATATTATCTTCTGTATACTTCTTTTTTTCTAAATTATTTAATTCACTATTTAATACTTTTAAAATAGAATTTATAAATTTATATGTATAAAAATTTAATTCTAATATTTTATATTTTGTTTTATGGGTTAGAGTTAATATTTTATTATAAGTTAAATTATCATTTAATTTTGTTATTATACTCTTTTTTTTATCATATACTATTATATTTTTTATAATATTTGTATACAAATATCTTCTGTTATGAAAATATTGTTTTATCATATTTTTCAAAATATTTTTAATAAAACCATATGCTTTATAGTTTATATTTTTAAATAATTCATCACTATTAATTGACTGATTTTTTGGTTTGTATGTGTTGTGACTTTCTTCTTGATTTTGTTCTCCTTGATTTTGTTCTTGACTTTCTTCTTGGTTGGAACCTTGATTTGGTTCCTCATTATGTGTATCAAAATTTATAAAACTACATAGTTTTAATAAATAGTCATTGCTTTTATTCAACTGTTGCTGAATCTCACCAAGTTTATTATTTATAACAATTGAATCATTTTGTTTTTCGGTTTTATAATCAACCTTTAAATTTAAAAAATCTAAAGTATTCATAGTATTGTCAAAAATTATAGAGCTCTGAGTTATTGCAGTTAAGTCGAATAATTTATTTTTTTTGAATTGCTTGCAAAAAAACTTTGCAAGCTTTGATAAATTACTCGCAAATCTCTCATTATCTATTGAATTTAATTGTTCCTTCAATACTTTCTCACTAAAATTATTTGAATTGAGTTCAAAATAATCTGTAAATAAAATTATAAAAATAGAATAAAACATATTTTTTGATGGTTTATATTTTATTGGTTCTGGATTTGGTTCATTATGTGGTAATTCTTTTTGCGTAAAGGGTAAATAATCCATAATGTTATCTAGTAACCCTCCCGCAGTTTGTTGATCTGTTTTTGTTAACAATTCGGGTTGTGTAGCATTAGTAGAAGGTTGTGTAGCATTTGTAGAAGGTTGTGTAGCATTAGTAGAAGGTTGTGTAGCATTTGTAGAAGGTTGTGTAGCATTTGTATAAGGTTGTGTAGCATTAGTAGAAGGTTGTGTAGCATTTGTAGAAGGTTGTGTAGCATTAGTAGAAGGTTGTGTAGTATTTGTAGAAGGTTGTGTAGCATTTGTAGAAGGTTGTGTAGCATTTGTAGAAGGTTGTGCAGCATTAGTAGAAGGTTGTGTAGCATTAGTAGAAGGTTGTGTAGCATTTTCCAACGGTTGTATACCGGATGCATTTGCCAAAGGTTGTTTATCTGTATTAGGTAAAGTACCCGTTGCAGGTAAAGTACCCGTTGCAGGTAAAGTACCCGTTGCAGGTAAAGTACCCGTCGCAGGTACATTACCCGTTGTAGGTACACTACCCGTTGCAGGTACATTACCTGTTGCAGGTACATTACCTGTTGTTGGTACAGTACCCGTTGTAGCTACATTATCTGTTGTTGGTAAAGTACCTCTTACATGTAATGTACCGGATACTGGTAAAAACCCTGTTGTTGGCAAACTATCTTTAGTTGGCAAACTATCTTTAGTTGGCAAACTATCTTTAGTTGGCAAACTATCTTTAGTTGGCAAACTATCTTTAGTTGGCAAACTATCTTTAGTTGGCAAACTATCTTTAGTTGGCAAACTATCTTTAGTTGGCAAACTATCTTTAGTTGGCAAACTATCTTTAGTTGGCAAACTATCTTTAGTTGGCAAACTATCTTTAGTTGGCATAGTATCAGTTGTTGGTAGTGTTTCATCTATTGGTTTTTTTTCATCGTATTCTGTTTTTCCCAATTCTAATAGTTGTTCTGATTTGTCTAAGTCAGTTTGCTCATCTGTTTGCTCATCTGTTTTTTCACCGGTTTGCTCGCCTGTTTGCTCATCTGTTTGCTCACCTGTTTGCTCATTTGTTTGCTCATTTGTTTGCTCATCGTTAAATTCATCTTTTAAATCATCTACAGGCTCTTCTTCGTTATTAATTATTAATGATTTATAATTATTAAATGTTTCATGTATAGATTTTATAATAATATAAATCTTAATAAAAATTACAGAAATAATTTTGCACAAGATTTTTTTTTTATTTAATTCATCACTCGTACTTGAATATTTTAAATTTTCAGCTTTTAGAATATTTTTCAAATCTTCTACATCAAAAAAATATAATACATTATTTTTATAGTTATTTTTAGAATTTGGATTTTGTTCATCACTAATATTGATATTAAATGGTATTGTAATTTTTTTAACATAATTAACAAATATAGAATTTGTTAATATATATAAATCTTTACATTCATTACAATAACTACTCTCACCATGACTATTAGTTTCAAAGTCTTTAACAATGTTAGCTAATAGATTTGTGTTATTTAAATATTGTGTAAATTTAACATTTATGAATTTATTAAACTCTTCGTCTGTTTTTTTAGGATTTGTAAAAAAATTAGCTATAAAATTATCTGATAAATAATCCATAATATTATATATAAATATATATTATTTATATTAATAATATAAATAATTGAAATAAATTAGTTTGTAAATGAACTATTAAATATTATTGACTATTAAATGATACAAGAATCTTGCATTAATGGATCAATTCCAGCTAATTCACATAAGCAAAATACAAAAAAACTAAAACAGAAAGATTGTTCAAACAAAAATTTATGGACTATGTTTGATGAGGAAGTTAACACTAATAAAATTGTTGAATGTGTTTATGTAAAAGAACAAGAATTAAATAAAAATGATGGCTTATGTATTAATTGTAAGAACTGCTTATTTATAGGTGAAGATGGATTTTTAACATGTTCAAATAATAAATGTGGTATTATTTATAAAGACAACTTAGATACTTCTGCTGAATGGAGATATTATGGAAATGATGATAATAATCATAATGATCCAACAAGATGTGGTATGCCAATTAATCCATTATTAAGAGAATCTTCATATAGCTGTAAAGTATTATGTATAGGTAAATCTAGTTATGAAATGCATAAAATTCGTAGATATACAGACTGGCAAGCAATGCCTTATAAAGAAAAATCACAATATGATGAATTTCAGTTTATTTCTGTAATATCACAAAATTCTGGAATACCTAAAATTATAATTGATGAGGCTATGAGAATTCATAAAAAAATATCTGAAACAAAAACATATAGAGGATTAAATCGTGATGGTATTATTGCGGCATCGATTTATATTGCATGTAGAACAAATAATTATCCAAGGACAGCCAAAGAAATTGCTAATATTTTTAACTTGGATAATGCAAGTGCAACTAAAGGTTGTAAAAATGCTCTTTCTGTTATTAATGATTTAGAACAAACTAATGAAGTAAATGAAGATATTACATCGTTAAGTAAAACCACTCCAACATCGTTTATTGAGAGATTTTGCAGTAAGTTATGCATCAACAATGAATTAACCAATTTGTGTAAATTTGTTGCATATAAGATTGAACAATTGCGCTTAATACCAGAAAATACGCCTCATTCTATTGCTGGAGGTATTATATATTTTGTATCACAAACATGTAATTTGAATATATCAAAATCAGATATTAATAATGTTAGCAAAATTAGTGAAGTAACAATAAATAAATGCTACAAAAAGCTAGATAGTTATAAAACTATTTTAATTCCACAAGCTATTATTGCAAAATACAATTAATTATTATATTAATTATTATATTAACTATTGTATATAATGGTAAAAATATTAGGCAAAAATATAATAAAAATTAAAGGAAATAATTATGAGAGATTAAAACAAAATATACTAAAATATGGAGCACTTATTATTTTATTTGTATTAATTTTTGATAAATTAACATTATTTATACTTTTTTCTTTATATTATGCTTATAAACATTATTTTACAAACACTAAAGAAGAGTTTACTAAACTACATTATGCTGGCTTTGATACTTCTATAAATAAGTTATCATATAACCCAATGTATTCGCCAATCTTCAAAAACACAGGCTTAAATCTAAAATCTTATAATAATGTGGCAATTGACCCAACAAAAGTATTATTTGAAAATAATAAATTTTTACCAGAATGTTGTTTGTACAATAGCGAATATAGTACTTCAAAAGGCTGTGCTTGTATAACACCAACACAGCAAGAATATTTAAGAAGACGCGGAACAAATAAATCAGAATCTTCATTTATACAAAATAATAGTAAGTATACTAATCTGTTTTTTTCTCCCAGTTTAGCATTTCAAGGAGAGTCTTTTCCGTTTAAGAATAATACTACAAGTTATATTGTAGACTATCCTAATTTAAGTAGTGAAAAAATTAATGAATTTAATAAATTAACCAATTTAATAGATAGTAGAAGTGTTAATTATAGTCCAACTACTAACGTAGCCATTTAAATAGATGATCAACTAATTATATAATATAATATATAAATAAATAGGGAGAAATGCCGCCGCTTATGAGATTTTATAGTAGGACAAAGAGTAAAACAGAAAAAACAAAAAGCAAAAGCAGAAGCAAAAGTATATCATTTAGCCCAGCAACTAAAAATAAAATTGCCAGTTTTACTAAAAAAAGAGTGACGAAACACTTATTTAAAAGACTTGGCGAAATACAAGAAACCACAAAAAAGATTGCCAGTTTTACTAGAAAGAGAGATATTAAACGATTATTTAGAAGAATTAAAAATAAACAAGCAGCAAATACTTGTGCAATATGTTTTAACACTATGATAAACAATGGAGCTACAACAAAAACACCATGCAGACACAAATTTCATAGTGCATGTTTAAATACTTGGTTAAACACAAACAATACATGTCCACTATGTAGAAGGCAGGTTCAAGTACCAGTAATAGTACCACAAATAAATCAAGAATTAGCTCAACAAATAGTAGATGCTAACGACGATGCAAATGAATTAGCAATATTACAAATGGTTGAGAACTATTGGACCGAAAGAGGCATGACACCTGTTCAAGTTGAATTACTAAAATTATGTAAACTTGAAGTCTTGAAATTAGCAAGACTTATTAGGCGTTATAGTCGAGCAAATACTAATGGTTTGAGAACAGCACAAACTAATGCACGGACATATGCTGCTGCACACCATCTGGATTTAGACTATTATTATAGTCTGGAAGATACTTATCATCCAAGTCTTCCATTAGAAGTACCACCAGCAGACATAGCACCAACATCAAGGAGTATAATGCTATCGCCTAGGTTACCATCATCATCATCATTACGTACAGCATATATTATTTAGCTTTTATAAAGGAAACTTTATAGCTAATAAAATAACTATATTATAGTAGATTATAAAATTAATATATTGTAATATTAATATGCCTATTAATATTAAATCTAAATTAGTTTTTTTAAAGAATAGAAAATCTAAATCAAAATCGTTTACTCGAAGAATAAAACATAAACATAAAAAATATACCTTAAAAAAGAAAAGAAAAACCTTTAGAAAATTTGGTATAGGTTACATTGGTGGTATGCAGAAAAGTGATGATAATTGCCCTATATGTTTTGTTCCAGATCCAGAAAGACAATTAACATGTGGTCATCGTTTTCATTCACGATGTATGTTAAAATGGGTAACAACAAAGCCACCTGGTACTTGTCCTATGTGTATAGCACCACTAGCAGCACCAGCAGAACAAGATCTAATAAACGCTGGTATAATAGCTCAAGCAGAACAAGCAGCAGAAGCAGCTCAAGCAGCACAACTAGCACAAGTAAGAAGAACGCAGCAAGCTCATGGTAGTGCACCGAGAGAGGATCTTGCAGCCGCCATCGCTTTTAGACAGGCGCGTACTCAACCTACACATAGAAGGAGTGGCTTGAGTCAATCTAGCACTAATATAAATGCATAATATCTTAATAATATAGTGTAAATATATAAATACAAAACAATAGTAATTATTAATATGAAGTTATTTTTTATACTATATTTAAATAATGTATGTTTAAATTGCTTTTATCTCTCTAATATCAATGTAAGAAGACTTAATTCTTTTGCATATAAAAGAAAACATAATAAACTAATGAGTTTGTCTGAAAATGGAAACGGACAAGAAAATGATTCTAATAGTAAATCATTTTACGATTTTATAAAACAAAATAATTTAACGTTAAATGTTGAAGAAAATTATGTAGAAAACTATATAACTAAATTTGTAGAAAATTATGAAGAAAATCTAAACAATAATAATATAACGCAAAATGAAATGCAAAATGAAATGCAAAATGAAATGCAAAATGAAATGCAAAATGAAATGCAAAATGAAATGCAAAATGAAATGCAAAATATAACGCTAACACACAAATATTTAACTACTTATAATTCTTATGAAAAATATATTAAACCTCCATTGTCTAAAGACTTAAAAATGTTAACACCTGAAACATCGAGAGAATGGGCAAAAACATGGACTTTTGAAATGATAAATGATTCAAATCAATTTCCAACATTTATGTTTCATGATATGTTTAAAATGCGCGATTTTTGCACTATTAATTGTTCTCGCAATTATTTTTATATTGGTTATTTTCCAAAAAATGTAGACTTAAAACAAGGACCCTATTTTATTGGTGCATTTGAACTTCGTCCTCATAGTCGGGAATTCTTAACACATGCAATAATACAAAATCCATATTATTACATTATTGATTATGATAAAACAAAATTTGTTGACTTTAAAAAAGAATTACTTGCTTTATGTGGAGATGCTAGCGTATTTTTAAAATTTTCTGGTCTCAAAAATGGCAAAAATGAGAGATATTATTATGGTTGGTTATATGATAACATTTAACATAATATAAAAATTCCTTTTATTATATTATATTTTGATATACTATAATATGCCAAAACCATATAAAAAGAAAACACGCACTAAAAAAGCTAAAATACAAGCAGGAAAAAATGCAGAAGCAGAATCGCGTGAATTATTAGCATCAATACAAGCATATCAACTTCAATTGGAAGAGATAACACAATCTATAGCAAGAATAGTGCCTATTCTTGTTTTGAAATCAAGACAATATAAAGCTTTTATAAATAGTATAACAACATCATATGAGTATAAGCGTAAAAATATTCCATCTATATTACTAACTATGTTAGCACAAAGTAACACTGTTTTACAAAGAGTTAATCATTTACTAAGGTTTCATAATGAAGACGGATTTTTACAAGCCGAATTAGGAAGACGTGGTTATAATGTTATAGTAGCTTTTATAGAATTAACATTAACTAGTATGGAAGAACTAGAACAAACTATGCATGACTATACTCAAAGTGCTTTAGCTGATTATAGAGGAGCACAGTTGGGTATTGAAACGCAACCAAATATGAGAAATAGGACAACTCGTAATACAGATGCTATTGTAAGACCAGCACGCACACAACGAGCACAAGCACTAACAAGAAGAATACGAAGCTATTAAGCAAATTAAGTGTATGCTAAAAAAATTGATTATATATATTATTATGTAAGCAATAATATATTATATTATATTTATGACTAATATTATTAATGAGTTAAAGAAAAAAGGAATTGAATGGGTCAACGAAATATTACAAGGATCTATTACATACACTAAACCAGGGTCTATTACATATTTGTTGAATGGATCCAAACCAAGCGAACAATCTTTCAATATTAAAATGGGAAGATTTGGTGAGTTTATGGCAAAAGAATTAATAATGTGTAATCCTAATTTTGAATTATTACCGTGCGGAATTCAAACTATTAATGAAAAAAACAAGGATATTGATTTAATATTTAAAGATGAATTAAACAAAATTATTTATTATCGCGAATTAAAAGCTAATATTGAACTCGATACAGAAAAACTCCCAGCAACAATAAATAAATGTAAAGAAATAGAAGCCTCATTAAAAACAACAAATAGTATTTATACTATTAATTGTGGAATACTAAATTGGAGTGTTTATAATAGAACAATATTAACAGCTGGACTATCGAATATACACTCATTCGAAAAAGCAGGAATTAAAATAGATCATATGGAAGATTTCTTAACATTAATAAATATTGCTTGGCCGGTAGATGATTTTAATGATTATTTTAGACACCTAGGAAGCTTGAAAGATGCTAAAAATAAAGAATAAAAAATAGAAGTAGTGTTTCTTTAAATCCTTTTGTATATATATTTAGCAGCACTATTTTAATAGTTCTTAATAACTAAGTGTTTTGTATTAATTTCATCACCAATGCGACCATCATATAGTTTAAATCTATAATTTTTATCATATTCATCAACAATATAATCTTTATATAGTTCTTGAATAAAAGTGGTTTTTCCAATTACCATAAGACATTTTATTTTTGTCTCCTTAAATAATTTGGCTAGTTTTTCTTGTTCTTTTTTTCCAAATTGACAATATCCGTAGTCAGTAAACTCACTATCATATGGTGGATCTAAAAACATAAAGTTGTTTTCATCATTATAATTTTCAAAAATATATTCAAAGCTTTTACATAATATTTGTGTTCTTGATAATAAAATTTCGTAATCTTTATTATTTAAAGCTTCATAATTAATAGTTTTATAACGCCCAAATGGAATATTAAATTTGCCATTTTTATTATATCTTAGCATTCCTCTGAAACAAGTTTTTCTTTGATAATAAAATCTTTGTGCATTTGTAAGAGTATTATTAATAATCATGTTATCTCTCACGTTATAATACGTTTCTTCATTATTAGGAGTTTGTTGCATAAATTTATATATTTCATTTGATTTACCTTGTCCAATTATACTATATAAATCAATTAATTCACTATGTACATCACTAATAACTGCGTTTTTTGGATTTGAATAAAAATATAAGGCACCACCACCAATAAATGGTTCCAAATAAATATTATAAATAGAGGGAATATGATGTTCAAAATATTTAATTTCGTCTGCTTTGCCCCCACTCCATTTAATAATAGGTTTCAAATGAATAGTATTAACTTCTTTAACTTCTTTAACTTCTTTAACTTCTTTAACTTCTTTAACTTCTTTAACTTCTTTAACTTCTTTAACTTCTTTAACTTCTTTAACTTCTTGTAATAAAGTAATAATCTCATTTTTATTTTTTTTAGTATATCCTTTAATATTTAATTGTTTGCATAAAGTAATTAATTCTTTACAAGTTTTTTCTTTATAATCCATTATAATTTTTATATTATAATAGTAACATTATAATATAATTTCAATTTTTATATTTATTTCTTTTTATAAAAAAAAGTTTATTTATAATCCTTTATTAATCCCTTATTAATTATACATTCCATAGGGAATGTTATCTGTTATTCCTTTATTAATTAGGTTGCATATAATCTCTCGTGTTAAAATACACGGAAAACTAATTTTATTTTTCAATTTTAGCCCTTCATTATTTTCAAATAAATTTATGTCAGGTTTCATTAACCTATATAAATTTAACTTTTTATAAATAATTTCCAAACAGCGTTTCAGATTGCGTACACCATCTTCTTTTTCTGTAAAATCAGTAATAATATATTCTAACAAGTCATCATTAAAGACAATAGAAGCGTTGTCAAATTTAATTTCTTCTCTAATTTTTGGTAATAAATGTTCTTTTGCAATAATGAGTTTTTCTTTGGTCTTATATCCTTTTGTCTCAATTTTATACATACGGTCTTTTAACACATTATTTACAGCATTTTCATCATTATAACTGAATATAAAGAGTGCTTTTGACATATCAATACTAATTTCTGAAAAATATTTATCACTAAACTTACTATTTTGAGTGCTATCTGTTAAATGAGTTAATACACCCGTGACTTCTTGTCCTTTGAACGAATCACTTAATTTATCTAACTCATCAAATAAAATAACTGGATTCATACAACCACATTGAATCAATATATCAATAATTTTTCCATATTTACTTCCTTCATATGTATAATCAAAACCATCTAAAAATCCACCATCTCCGCAACCGCCTAATGCGACAAGCGCAAATGGTCTATTCAAAATTTTACTGATGCCTTCTTTAATTAGTGTTGTTTTACCTGTACCAGGCGGACCTTTAATAGCAATAGCACAACCAATTGCATTGGGATTTACTAACCACAATCCAACCATTTGCATAATCTGGATTTTTGCATCTTCAAGCCCATATACAACACTATCTAATTGCTTTTTTGTATATTCCATAAAGTCATGACATTTTTCAATACCGTCGGCAAAACTAATAGGCAAGTTATTATATTTATTAAAAGGTATTTTTAAAAATGCATCTACCCAAGACTTAATTTTATAAAATTCGCTATTACCAAAACCACCACCCATAGAACGCATAGTATTTATTTTTCGTAATGCGCACGCTTTATATTCATCAGGAATATCAAGGTCTACTAAATGTAACAAATATGGTTTATCTATTTTTGTTAAATTTTGTAACTCTTGCATTTTTTCAATCACTCTTTCTTGCTCTTTTTTTGACAAACACTTTTTAAAATAGTCTGATTCTTTATCTTCATTGTATAAAATCTTATCAAATATTTTATAATTTTTATTGGAAATATGTGGTAAAGTGGGAACTAGTGTTTCATCAAATTTTTCTTCTTTTTCTTCTTTTCCTTCTTTTCCTTCTTTTCCTTTACATGTTTTACATTTTTTATATTTTTTATCATACTCATCTTCGTAATCATCTTCGTCTTCGTAATCATCTTCATCTTCATCTTCATCTTCATCTTCATCTTCATCTTCATCTTCATCTTCATCTTCATCTTCATCATCATCATCATCATCATCATATTCTTCGTATTTATCTTTATTATTCATATTTATAATAATATTTGTATGTTTACTGTTAGTGTTTCTATTTTTAACAAACTTGTGTTTTTTATTACTATTACTATTCTTTTTCTTATTAATTATTTTATATAAGTTTAACCGATTGTTCTTGTTGTTTGATTGTAAAAACATAGCGTTTCTTAAAATAAATTTTTTAAAAATGTTATCATCTTTCATATTTTTATTACTATTAGAAACATCTGCAATTTCGTGCAATACTCTATTATTGCTATATTTTGAAGGATAAAGGGTGTTCAATAATTTATAATACTCTAATTTATTGAAAGTTGTTTTCTTATTACTCAAAGAACTAGATTTATTTGAGTAAACTGATTCGTCTGATTCATCTGATCCGTCTGATCCGTCTGATTCATATGATTCACTAGTTTCACTACTAGATTCACTACTAGATTCATAAATATAGCTCACATCACTAGTATTACTACTAACGTCACTTTCGATGCTATTATTAGAATCAACATATTTTTCCCGTTTAATAGATCCAGTAACCAACCTAGTATTATATTTATGAATAATTGGAGGCATAATATTATACGGAAATAATAAATAATATTTATTCAATTTTATAATAATAATAATGAAAAATCATAAAATAAAAAAATAAAAAAATTATAAAATAAAAAAATTATAAAATTAAAAAATCATAAAATCATAAAATTATAAAAATTAAAAATTCATAAAATTATAAAATTGATTAATAATACAATTTAAATATTATTTAACTATTATAAAAGAATGACAGACTTTGAAAATAAGAGACCATCTAAAATTATAGGCATTCAGTTTAGTATATTAGGTCCACATGAAATTCAAAAAGCGTCTGTCGTAGAAATAACAAATAGAGATACACATATTAATAATAAACCAGTATTGTGTGGATTATTTGATCCACGAATGGGTGTATTAGATCCAGGAATGATTTGTCCAACAGATGGATTAGATTATATTCAAACACCTGGATATTTTGGTCATATTAATTTGTCGCGACCTGTGTATTATATTCAATATTTATCAACTATTATGAAAATTAGTAGATGTATATGTATTAAATGTGGCAAAATTTTAATAGATAAAGAGAAATATAAATATTTATTAAATTTAAATGCTGATGAGCGTTGGAATAAAGTTTTTTCGCTAGCAAGTAAAAAACGGCGATGTGGAGAAGACTCACAAAATGGTTGTGGGTGCTTACAACCAAAATTGAAAAAAGAAGGTTTAGCCACTATTATTGCCGAATGGAATGAAAAAGAAGAAGAATTAAAAGGCTATGAGTTTAAAACTGAAGACGCTAAAATGACAATGAAAATCATTCCAGAATTAATGTTAAAGATTTTCAAAAAAATTTCGGACGAAGATGTTAATTTTATGGGTTTTAGTCCATTATGGTCAAGACCCGAATGGATGATTTGTCAAGTATTAGCAATTCCACCCCCACAAGTAAGACCATCAATTAAACATGATGCACAACAACGCAGTGAAGATGATTTAACTCACATTAGTATTAATATAATTAAAGCAAATAAAACATTACAAGAGAAGCTAGAGCAAAATGCTCCGCCTAATGTTATTGATGATTGGACAACTGTATTACAATATTATGTTGCAACACTGGTCGATAATAAGATTCCGGGTGTTGCAGCAGTAGCCCAACGCTCTGGTCGCCCATTAAAAGCGGTAAAAGAGAGATTAAATGGAAAAACAGGTCGCGTACGTGGTAATTTAATGGGAAAGAGAGTTGATTTTAGTGCGCGGTCAGTGATTACACCTGATCCCAATTTGTCAATTAGCCAACTCGGTGTTCCGCTAAAAATAGCAAAAAACTTAACAAAACCAATATGTGTAACTTTAAAAAATAAAAATTATTTGCATAAATTAGTTTTGAATGGTCCCGATGTATATCCAGGAGCCAAAATTTATGAAAGAAAAAATGGAGACTGTATTAGTTTGCGTTATGTGGATCGCGAATCAATAAATTTAGAACCAGGCGATATTGTTCATCGTCATATGTTGGATGGCGATGCTATTTTATTTAATCGTCAACCAACTCTTCACAGAATGTCTATGATGTGCCATATTGTTAAAGTAATGTATAAAGGTGATACGTTTAGAATGAATGTAGGTGATACAAAACCATATAATGCGGATTTTGATGGCGACGAAATGAATTTACACATGCCTCAAGACGATGAGTCTGAAATAGAATTAAAACATTTAGCTGCAGTAAAATACCATATTGTGAGTCCTGCAAATAATAAACCGATTATTGGTATTTTTCAAGATTCGTTATTAAGCACTTATTTGTTTTCACGAGAAAATATTACTTTTAATTCGCGAGTTGCCATGAACTTATTAGCACATCTTAAAACAATTAACTTAAAAAACATTGATTTTGCCGATGAAAATCAAACAAGTTTCAGTTTATTAAGTCAAATTCTTCCAAATATTACATTAAAATATAAGACAAAACGATTTAATGACACTAGCGATGATTATAATACTTCTAATAATGTATTAGAAATTAACAAAGGAGCCATTGTTCGAGGACATATTGAAAAAAGCGTATTAAGTGATACTACACGTGGCTTAATTCATAGAATATATAATGATTATAATGTTGATGCATGTCGCGATTTTGTTGATAATTTGCAAGATCTTGTAACAGAATACATGAAAAATCATGGTTTTAGTGTTGGAATTAGCGATCTTATTGCAAATAAAGAAACTAATGACAAAATTAATGAAACTATTACTAAGAAAAAAGCAGAAGTAAAAGTATTAATAGATGAAACACATCTTGGTATATTTGATAATAAAACAGGAAGAACAAATGTAATTGAATTTGAAACACGTGTTAATAATATTTTAAATAAAGCATCATTTGAGGCTGGTAAAATTGCCCGTGAAAATTTAAATGACAATAATCGTTTTGTAACAATGGTAAATGCTGGTTCTAAAGGTAGCGATTTAAATATTTCACAAATGATTTCGTGCTTAGGACAACAAAATGTTGATGGAAAACGAATTCCATATGGTTTTGATGATAGAACATTACCTCATTATACTAAATTTAACGATTCACCAAACGCTCGTGGATTTGTAGAAAATTCATTTATAGGTGGTTTGAATCCAGATGAACTATTCTTTCATGCTATGGGTGGTCGTGTTGGTTTAATTGATACTGCATGTAAAACAAGTCAAACCGGCTATATTCAGCGTCGCCTAATTAAAGGTTTAGAAGATCTAATGGTACATTATGATATGACAGTTCGTAACAATAAAAATAAAATAATTCAGTTTAGTTATGGAAATGACAACTTTGACCCAATTAAAGTGGAGTCGCAACCTGTTCCATTTGTTAATATGTCAATTGAAGAAATATACGGACATTATCAGATGCCAAATGATTATTCAAAAGATTCAATATATAGTACATTATATACAAAACAAGCATATAGTAAATTTAAAAAACAAAAACCGGAGCTTGATAAAAAATGTCAATATTACATTAAATTTATATTACAAGCGCGCAATGATGTTATTAGTAAAGTATTTAATGATTTATATAAGCCATCTGTTAATGTACCGGTGTCTTTTACACACATTATTAATAATATTGCAGGAAATCAAGAAGAAAATGTTATAATTGATATTACCCCTCTAGATGCGTTTGAACTTATTGAAAGTAATTTTGATAAACTTAACATGTTAAGTTATTGTAAACCAAATGAATTGTTTAAAGTATTATATTACTATTATTTGACCCCCAAAGAACTATTGATGCATAAACGATTAACACGTAAATCTATTGAACTATTATTGAGTATTATAAATAATTCTTATAAAAAAGCATTAATAGCTCCCGGTGAAATGGTCGGAATGATTGCGGCACAAAGTATTGGAGAACCAACAACACAGCTAACACTAAACACTTTCCATTTTGCTGGTGTTGCTTCCAAATCAAATGTTACTCGTGGTGTCCCTCGTATTGAAGAAATATTATCATTAAGCGACAATCCAAAAAGTTTATCGTGTTCTATTTATTTAAATAAACCAGATAGTTACGATCAAACCAAAGTTAAAGAATATGTATCAAAACTCGAAAATACTAAGCTGCGCTCGATTGTTGAATCAATTCAAATTTGTTTTGACCCAGATGATTTAAATACTTTAATTAGCGAAGATATAGAATTAATGAAAGAATACAATGAGTTCGAAAAACTATTAGATGAATGTAATACTAGTTATAATGATTCGCGGGAAAAATCTAAATGGATAATTCGTGTGGCTTTAAATAAAGTAGAAATGTTAGATAAAAATATTACTATGGATGATGTTCATTTTGCATTAATGAGTAGCTATAATAATTTAACATGCATGTATAATGATTATAATTCTGACAAGTTAATTTTCAGAATTCGCATTAACAAAAATTTGCAAGCACAAAAGAAAAAGAAGAATAAAAGTATTTTAGAATCGCTAGACCAAAGTGATGAAATATATTTACTTAAAAATTTACAAAATGAATTATTAGATAACCTTATTTTACGAGGAGTAAAAAATATTCAAAAAGTAACATTACGTAAAATTAGCGATAACTTTGAAGAAGTAGATACTAAATATGTTAAAAAGGATTTGTGGGTATTAGACACATTAGGAAGTAATTTATTAGATATATTAGCACTTGATTTTGTAGATAAAACACGAACAACATGTAATCATATTATTGAAATATACAACATATTTGGTATTGAAGCTGCTCGACAAAGTATATTTGATGAGTTTTCGGAAGTAATTGAATTTGATAGCACATATATTAACTATCACCATTTAACAATGTTAGCTGATAGAATGACGTGTAATGATAAAATGGTATCCATTTTTCGACATGGTATTAATAATGATGATATTGGTGCAATTGCAAAAGCTTCTTTTGAAGAAACACCAGAAATGTTTTTGAAAGCTGCAAAACACGGTGAATTAGATAATATGAAAGGTGTTTCTGCAAATATTATGTGTGGACAAGAAGGTTATTATGGAACCAGTAGTTTTAAAGTATTAGTAAATAATGATGTTTTAATGTCATTTAAACCAGAAATTAATGAAGACGATGTGTCTAATAAAGAAGAATTGAGCCATGATGCATTATTAAATAAATTAAGAGAAGATTCGAAGGATGAGTGTAATAAAAATAATTTAATAATAGAGTCTTCTATTGCTAGTATTAAAACTAGTAATATGGGAAATAGTGAAGACTATGAATTAGATTTTTAATAACAATTTATCTTATGGTTATAAAGTAATATTTATAACAATAATATTTTTGGGTTTTTAGGCTTTTAGGCTTTTAAGCTAATAAATTTAAGCAACAAATTTTTCACATTTATTTGTTATTTTATTGCGCCGTTGTCCGTTGGGACAGCGTGTTTTTTTTTTGGTTTTGTTTACACCAGTGTTTTGTGGTTCTTCGTTAGGTTCTTCGTTAGGTTCTTCGTTAGGTTCTTCATTTGGTTCTTCGTTAGGTTCTGGTTTTGGTTCTTGTTTTGGTTCTTCGTTTGGTTCTTGTTTTGGTTCTTCGTTTGGTTCTATAGTTGGTTCAATAGCATCCATAGTTTTCTTCAATTTATTATTTCTATATACTGTTCTTGTAGCTTTTGTTATATCATAGTTATATATATAATTATATAAAATATCACTATAAAGTTGTAAATTTTTTTTTAAATCACTATATAATTTATAACTTTGCGAATCTTGCAAATCATTATTTATATTAAAAATAAAAGATTGACTATTAAATATAAGTTTATAATTATGTTTTTTCTCTCTGGAATATATACTTGGTACTTTTAAAAAGTAATAATCATCATTTTTAATATTTACATTACATATAATATATTTTATTTCCGCACTATTTGTGATAGATATATCTATTGGAGTATTACATAATAATATTATTGGTAAATTATATTCTTTGGATAATAAGTATATATCAATAGAAGTCACATAATATTCATCACTAGTTATTAAATCTTCTATTTTTATTGATTCATCTATAACCTTTTGCATAATACTTTTTTTATTATTTTTCAATAATATAAAATATAATTTTTCATTGTATGGGTGTCTATTATATAATTGTATTAATTTATTTTTTAAATCAAGTATAGTCAAACTATCATTTTTAGTATAATGTTTTATAAGCATTAAAATTATTTGATAAGAACATATATTATTTTCTATATCAAACATTAGCTGATAAACTGTTTGCTTAAAATTTGAGTGAATACCTTCTACTATTATATTTTTACTTAAAATGCAATCGTAATTTTTATCAATATATTTATCTAATATTTGAATAGATGCTATATCATTATTATCTTCTTCTACATATTCTATAAAGGTTTTATCATCATTGTCATCATCATCATCCTCATATTTAACCTTTTTTCTCTCTTTCTTGTCTGTCTCTTTCTCATCTTTTTCTTTCTCATCTGTCTCTTTCTCATATGTCTCTTTCTTGTCTGTATCTTTCTTGTATGTCTTTTGTGTTTTATTTTTATGAGTTTGCAAAATATCTATTACGTCTTTTTGCATAGTATTAGCTTTTGGAATAGGTACTATTGTTAATTTTTTCAAATCATTTAATTTTTTACTATCATAATAACCCAAGGTGTCAAATGTTTCATTATAATTATTACTATTTATTCTTGCAACATTGTTAAAATAGTCTAATGTTAATGAAGACTGAAATAATAATAGTTCATTATCTAAAATATTATAACCAGTAGAACCATAACTAAACGTTTGATTGTCTTGAAATATAAATTTTTTAAACTTATTGTATCTTACAAATTCATCTGCTAATCTTGTATAATATAAAATTTCATTGGATTCATTATTTATTAGATTAGTTATTGGTATAATTAAAGAACATACGTCATCATTTTTCATACAATAATTAGTATTACATTCTTCATTATCTAAACATAAAGACATTTCTTTTATTGACTCAAGTATTTTGGCATCATAATTCGCAAAAATTATATAACGTGACCCCACTTCTTTAAGTATATTATAAATTTGTTGTATTTTATCTAAGAAGACTAGTGAATTAGAATTTGTTATTTTTTTTAATACATTTTTATAACTAATATTTTTGTGCATATTTAAAACTTTTTTGAAGGTGTTTTTAAAATTATTGTAAAATAGGGTTTCTAGTTTAATATTATTAATACTAGTAACACGTTCAATATCTTGCTTATTAGACGTTTGTATTAATTTATCTACAAATAAAAAATCTTTACTTTCAATTATTTCTAATTCATCATCATTATTAATTTCTGGATATGAAATCATAACAAATTGGTTTCCCAAAGTCAATATTCCTATTATTGTGTTATCATCTTCAATTTTATATAGTGGTTTACATATAATTTCTTGTTTACTCAAGTTATATATTTTTTCTAATAAATTTTTTGTATTATTATAATCATTATAGTCATCTTCGTCAAGATTATCTATTAATTTATATGGAATATCTGGATATTCTGTTGAAATAGCAGATGGATAACACGGAATAAAGCCATGTTCGTCTGAATTAGTTATTAGTATTCCAATAACTTTATTAGCATAATCAACTATTTGATATGTTATTTCATACTTTAATTTAGTAATAATAGTGATTATTCTATTTAAAGTAATATTTGGTTTAAATTTATATGAACTATTTGATGTTGTATCTATTGTGCTAGCGCTCTTATCTATTGTGCTGGCACATTTATTAATTGCATTTTTTATATTGTATAAAATTATTGTGAAGTTTTTGAAAAAGGGATCTTTATTTATAAAACTAAAAAATTTCGTAATAGAATAACTAACATTGTCATTAATTAAATAAATGGGTTCGTAATTTTCATCATTTTTTATTAATAATAATATTTGTTTTTTTATATCTAAAAATTCACTGCTATAACTTTGTTTTGGACATAATACTTTAACATTGTCTGTATTATCTTCATTTGTTATATCTAAAATAATTAAGTTTAATCCATTTGGAAAAAGTAATGGATTGCTTTTGCATATAATATCCCATAAATATGTATAATTTATTATATTAGAACTATTTAAATAATCTTTAAAATTCTCAAAACTATTTATTATTTTTTTAAGTATAATTATTTGCGAATCATTAGTAGTGAATTGTTTATATAAATTACTAGAATTGTAACTTTCTATGTCAATAGAATCTACTAATTCATTGAAATTCTTTGAAATAAATATGCGTGGTAAATTTCCATTATTGTATTTGATAAAACTATCAATATTAATAGCATTTATAATTATTGTTATCATTTCATTAATACTAATTATTTTTGTATTATTGTTAACCAGTGTACCATAAAGGTCGGCAATGCAAGCAATAAAAGAATGATTTTTACTATTTTCAACACCATAACGTAAAAAGCAAGAATAATTTTTTTTCAGTGTGTTTGGTGTTTTTTTGGTTACGCAATTTTCATTATCAATTTGTAAAAATTTTTGTATTCTAATAGGAAGAAAACCCAGTTTATTTCTCTCTAATGGTTTATCAGGACCCAATATATAATTTAAAAAAAGTTTATCACTTTCATTTGCTACTTGTGTATTTACATCTAAACACTTAGATCGCCTTTTTAATTGTTCTTTAGTTTTTGATATGTTATTATTAAAACAACAAGGTAAACAAAAACCATTTCTGTTGTGTTTATCTTTCAAAAATCCCGGAACATGGTCAACATAATTGCCTTTTTCATCAATATGATGCTTAGAATCTGTAAATTCTAATATTGTACCATTATATGTTCCATCTTTATTTTTTTTTGAAATAAGCTCTCCATATTTTCCACTAGTAACTTCTGCATGCGTTAAACTAGTATTGTGTTGCAAACTCCAATAGCGTGGACATATATAATAATATTTATTATTATCTTGTGTTCCATATTCAAAACTTTCGGTGTAAGAATTTGGATGATTTTCATCTATATATTTTTTCTCTTCTTTTGTCAATATAACAGGTTGTTTTTTAACATTCCAATTACACAATCTGGAATATTCTTCATATAACGAGTTTTTCTCTGTTGCAAATAATTTTGGTTCTCTATTAATTAAACGTTTTAAAATTGGATTGCTCTTTTCAGATTTCTCTTTAAAAACTTCTTTTGTATCATGTTTTTGTTCTGGTTTTACTGTTTTTTCCGCTTCGCCATCATTAGTTTTAAATATTTTTAAATTTGTTTTTTTAGCTCCATCTTCTTGTTCATCTTCTTCTTCTTGTTCATCTTCATCTTCTTCTTTATTGTCTTCTTTATTGTCTTCATCTTCTTCTTTATTGTCTTCATCGTCTTCATTGTCTTTATCTTCATCTTCATCATATTTGTCATAATCATCATCAGCATCATCATCATCGTCATCATCATCATCATCATCATAACCACTCAATTTACTAATTTTGTAATGTTGTTTGATTGGTTTTTTTGTTAATTTAATTTTATTTACAACATCTTGTTTAATAATGTCCTTTTCAACATTTATTTCTTCCATTTTGTCTTCGGCACCTTCTTCGGCACCTTCTTCGGCACCTTCTTCGGCATCTTCTTCATCTTCTTCGTCTTCATCGTCATCATATGTTAAAAGTCCAAATATATTATTGTCATCATCAAATATTTCTTCGTCGTTTTCTAGTAATGCGTTCATTTTCCGATTTATCATTTCGGTAGTTTCAACATCTTTAAATTTAGTTTCTAATAAAGTGTCATCAACCTCTATAGTAGTATTTAATTCTTTCATAATTAATTCTTGGTCACTATTAATCAAATTATATATTGTTTTGGTTATTGAGTCTAAGTAAATGGGTATAAAATCTAAATAGTTAATATTGTCAATATTTTCAACACTAATAGAGAGATTTGAAGCACTTGTTTTTTTAAACAAGGTTTTAAACCCTGGATTATTTTTTATTTGCAGTTTTTTTGAATTAAATGTTGATGTCAATAATTTCAATGAATTATAAACACTGACTAATTTTAACCGAGCATTTTCATCTGTTAAGTTAAAGTTTTCTTGCAATTTTAGCAAAATTACAGAGTCACTATATTCTTGCTTTATTAATTCTAATGTAAACGCTTCTTCGGCATCCATTATATTAAAATTAGAGACGTGTTTATAGCGCAACTCTATTTCATTGTCTTTTTTTGTTATAATATTAAATAACAAATAAATAGCATTACCAATAGCATTAATATTTAAACTTTTTTTTATGTTAATATTGCAACTATAATTGAGAGAATTTATTTGAATATTGCTAGTTTGTAAATTAGTAAATAACTCAATGGAATTAGAAATTACTAACTTTTTAATAAATTTAATAATAGGATTAACACATGTACCTATTAAACTATTTAATAGTTCAAGGCTAATTATTTGTTTTAATCCAATACTAATATTTATTAATCCACTTTCATATAATACAATTAAAAATTCATCAATGTTTTTAGTAAATATATCGTCATTTGAAGTAGCATAAAAACTAATAGTATTTGTTTTCCCCAAACTTTTTGCATGCTTTAAGAGTAATGTTTTACTTAATAATGGTATTTTACTAGTTTTTGAAATATTAGGGCAAAAAATTCTATATATATTTTCTAATTTTTTGCCCGGATTATATTTAATTAATGGATATAATTCTGAACTATGAAACAGCTTAAAAATAGTTTCCAATGAAATAACCGAATCAAGATTATTATTTATATTTAAATTAATAGAATTAACACCCTTATTTTCATAAACTAAGTCTTCTGATACTTCGTTAATTGAATTTAATAAGTTGACCAATTTATTTTTATTAATAAAATTAATATTGCTTAATATAGTGTTGGTTTCTTTAATTAAATTTAATTTTTGCGAATAATAATTTGCATTATTAAGTATATTATTTTTGTATAAAAAACAATAATATAACTTTATAATTGTTTCTTCGTCAATACTAGACTTTTGTTGTTTAAAAAAATCACTTGCTAAACACATATAAAGTGTATTATTGTATATGTCGTATTCAAATAATAAATTTGAATTATTGGTTGTAATATTTTCACTTAACTGTTTTACACTACTACTATTATTATATAAATCATAGTAATCGGGATTTACTATATAATTTGTTTTATTATTTAATACAATTTGACCTATTTGTATATACTCTTTTATAGTAGTCAAAGTAATTTTAGTTAAATCATCATAACTATATATTTCTTTATCCGGATTAGTTGGATCTATTAAACTACTTAATATTATTTCTTTTTCGTAAATATTTGCCAAATATTTAATAATATTTGAATATAATAACTCTATTTTGTTATTATTAGTTAGCATATTAAATAAATTGTGTATATCAAATTTGCGCTCTGTCAAACTATATGTATAGAGTTCTTCAAAACATATTTTTTCATCTTCATTTACATTACTATTATAATGACTTATGAATTTTAATTTAATTGTTTCAATAGTATCATCATAATTAATAACATCGTCAACAAAAATAATTGAACTATTTGCTTCTTTCATAATATTGAAGTCATAGTCATTAAAATCATTACTAAAATATTGTTTATATACATCACTACTTATAAATGTAGTATAATTGTTATAATTTTTGTTAAGTTCTTCTATGCTCGGTATTTTTTCTTTTAATGATGATTTAATAAATAAATATAATAGTCTACTATTTATATAAATTTTAAATATATTTGACATTTATATAAATAGTAGACTATTATTTTATATATATATGATTGTAAATATTATTGTTGCATATTGTAATAATAATGGAATAGGTAAAGACAATAGTCTAGTTTGGAATATTAAAAGTGATATGATTAAATTCAAAAAATTAACAATTGGTAATAATAATAATGCTATTATTATGGGAAAAAATACATTTTTAAGTCTAAATAATGAAAATGGATTGGCAAATAGAGATAATCTAATATTATCTAAATCTTTGTCTATTGATAAATATAATGGAAAATCTCGGGTAAAAAGCTTTGAGACTATGCAATCTCTCGAAGAGTTTGTAAGATTGCAAAATTATGATAAAGTTTGGGTAATTGGAGGAGAGCAAATTTACAAATTATTTTTAGATAATTATAAAAAAGATCAGACTAGTATATATAATATTTCAAAAATATATATAACATATATAAATAAAGATTATGAATGTACTTCATTTTTCCCAGACTTAACACAATATACTAATAAACATAACTTACTTTTTTATAATAAAAAAGTACACAATACTATTAAAAATAATAGTGTTAACGAGGAAATAGATATGGCTTTAAATATATATGATATAGAATATATATTTGTATAAGCATTATATAAGCATTATATAAGCATTATATAAGCATTATATAAGCATTATATAAACATTTATACATCATAATATGGGTTGTCACTAATATTCATACCACAATAACGTGCTGGACTTTTTTTATAATCAATTGGATTATAAATTTTTATTTCTTTAGCTTCACTAATAATAAATTTGAAATTTTGCCAAAACTCCTCATTATGTCCTATAGATTGTGTAGCAATATGACTTACTTCATGTAAAGCAACATACATAAGCGTATTTATATCAATTAAACGACCTTGACTATTTTTTTCTGTATCTAAGCAAAATGCTAGTTTTTCTCCTTTATTTTCACTATAAGCCGTAAATTCGCTTGTTGGTAGTGTTTCGTATATTTTTTTTGGATTATAACCTTTTATTAAACGCTTTACATTACTTTGATTTGGATATTTTTTTGCTAAATGATTCACTAATTTATTTAAATTAATATTTACTTCGGCCAACTTATTTGCTGCTAAATGAATTTTATTACGATCACGAACGCAATATCTATTTCCGTTTATATCTGATATAATACATCTTAAATTAAAGCTATCGCTATTTAAGTATAGTTTAATAGCAATGATAATAATAAATATTATTAACAATAAATGGAGTATATTTTCACTAAATACAGATCCCATTTATATAAAATTTTATAATAATTAGTGTAACTATTATAAAATTTTTTAATATATTTTGTATAATTAGCAAATTAGCAAATTAGCAAAATTACATAAAAAACGCAATTTATTCATTTATTTATGCATTTATTCATTTATTTATGCATTTATTTATCCTATTTCTAACGGTCTTCTAAATGTATCTGTTTCAATTGTAGAAATATTCCATGGACAATTTGTATTTGTTCTGGGATTTGGTGGTTCTGATCTAATTTGCAAATTAGAATTTCTTAAACTTGAACCTTGTGTATTAATTCCAACTAATTGTGTTGGGTTTAATAAGTTAATATTTCTTAAATCGGAACTACTTACAGGATTTAGATTAGACCAATCATTAGCGGAGCTATTTGGTAATAAGTCTGATGGATTAGATATAGCTTTTGTTGATACTAATTGGTTTATTGCGCTTGCACTATCAGCAGAAGTAGCTATTTGCGTATTTGAATTACCGTTATATGGAGCGTATGTTGAGCCGCTATTTGTTATAGATTGCGCAGAAACATTTTCAGCACCTTGGTTGGCTTGGTATGAACCAGGGTTTAATGCTGTCATTGGCAATTGCAATAAATTTTTACCCTCGGAATATTTATAAAAAGCGAATACAACAAACAATAAAGCAATTACTCCTAAAACATGTTCGCCGTTAATCCCTTTCTTAAATTTATTTAAAACTGTCATTTTATATAAAATATACAATAAAAAATTTTCAATAATATTTAATTAATTAAATAAATACATTAAATATAAAACTAAAAAACATTATTATTTATATTCTTCATCACTAGAAGAATCATCAATAGCATTTAAATTATATTTAATTTTTATATTTTTTGCTTCTAAAAATGCTTGGATTGCATTTCTTCTTATTTCTTTTGCTTTTTGTTTTGCTTTATTATATATTTCTAAATAGATAGTGTCATGTGTTTTTATTTCAATTGGATCGCTGTTTATTATTATATTATCTAAATCACAGATTTCAATAATTGGATTATTATCTAAATTGTCTGGCCTAGCTAGTTGTGCTTTTTCTGCCTTTTTTTCTTTGTCTTCTTTTTCTGCTTTTTCTGCCTTTTCTGCCTTTTCTGCCTTTTCTGCCTTTTCTGCGTTTTCTGCTTTGTCTTCTTTTTCTGCTTTTTCTGCTTTTTCTGCTTTTTCTTCTTTTTCTGCTTTTTCTGCTTTGTCTTCATTATTAACTTGTGAATTTATGCTAAATGTAGCTTCGTTTTTTGTTCTAAATATATCTTCTTCTTTTGTGCTAATTAGTGATTCTCTAATTGTGCTAAATACATTTTCGCCATTTACACAAGTTTTTTGGGTTGTTGTATTCAAAGTATCTTCTTCATTTATAGAGCACTCATCTGACTCAGGTTCAGAGAGAGAATCAAAATCATTGGTTCCATCTATATGAGAGCATGTATCATAATCATTATTTAAGTCGTTACTATTATTTAACTCGTTACTATTATTTAACTTATTATTTAGCTCATTATTTAACTTGTCACTAATACAACTATTATCTAACTTGCTAATAGGTTTATTTAATTTAATTAAAATTTGATTTTCAAAATTATCACAAGGATATAATATCATAAATTGGATCAATATTATATCAATTATAAAAGATGATTTAGAAAATTTGATTCCGTTTATATTTATTAATGGTACAATATCATTAACTTTATCATATTCTTCTAAAGTTATTTTTTTTTCATTTTCATCATAAATAATTATTTTATCTTGTTTAATAGAAGTTTTAATCAAAAACTTTTTACCAGATTTGTATGACCGCATAATTGGAACAACATATTCTTGAATGTCTTCATCTGTAATATTTTTAGAATCATAAAACCATAATTCTTTATTTGCACATATTTCTTTAACACAATGACTTTCTAAATTTTCGAAGAATTCTATAACTTGTTTGTTATTGCTAAAAAATTCTAAATCGCAAAAACATTTATTATTATTATTAACAATACCTTGTTTTGTATTACATTTAGGCAATTGAATATATAGATTATTTTTTGTAGCGTTGTTTATTTTACTATAATAATTATTACCACTTATTAGAGATGGATTTTCTAACTTTACTAAATTAAAATCAAAAGCATCTGTTAGTTCATATATTTTGTTATTCATTTAATTAATTTAAGATTATAAAAATGTAATTAAATTTGTGCGCATTAGTATTTAAATATTTAAATTTTTATATTTTAAATACTAAAGGTTGAAATATGGTTATAAAAAATGCATTAGCCAATCAATGTATTAATTTTTTAAAAACAGAAGAAACCAAAAAAGAATTAAAAGAAATATTTACCCCAGTTTTAGAGTATTTTTTGAAAGAAATAAATATATATTTATATTTTTTTATATTTTTCATTTTTACTAGTTTTATTTTACATTTAGGAGTTTTACTCTTATTAATTCGTTATAATATTAAATTAAATAAACAAAATGTTAAATAAACAAAATGTTAAATAAACAAAATGTTAAATAAACAAAAAAAAAAATTAATTATATATTATGTAAAATTTTTATATAATATATTTATATAACAAAATAAATATGAAACACTCAAGAAGACGAAGTGCTAGAAAAAGAAGCAGATATAATAGTGGCGGCTCAACAATGTTAGATTTAATTGTACCAGGTGGTTTATTTGCTGCAACACAATTTGCAAAAGGAAGAAGCAAAAAGCATGTTCGTGGTGCAAACTATCTTGTACAGCAAAATAATAAAAAATCAAGAAGACGTAGACGTAGATATTAGTAATTTTTATTAATTAAATAATTCATTTAAATAATTTATGCAAGTTATAAATTATTTAAATGAGGTTGAACGAGAAATGCACGTAGTTTCTAGATTCTCAATTAAGAGTTCATATAATATATTTTTACTGATATTAATATACTTAATTGGAATTTTATTTTCATAATCACTAATCGCCTGTGTTAAAATAGTTATATTCCCAGAGTCTATTGCTGTATTAATAATAGCAATAAATTCATCAATAGCTTGAATGCTCATAGTATGGTTCATTATTAATATTATTAATATTATTAATATTATAAATATTCAATTTTTTATGCTCAAATTGCAACTATATAAAAATATAATAAATTATATGAGTGTTGAAGAAAAAATTAAAAGATGGGTTGTGTTAGATAATCAAATTAAACAATTAATAAGTCAAATACAATTATTAAAAGATGAAAAAAATGACTTAACAAATAGTTTAATTGAGCATTTTGATAAGTTAAACAAAAATTATCCAATTATTAATATAAATGATGGCAAACTAAGTTTTATACAAGTAAAACAACCCAATGCATTAAGTTATAAATTTTTGGAGCAATGTTTTGCTGATTATTTTAAGAATAACAAAACTGATAGTAATAATAAATTGCTTTTAGAATATATTAAATCAAATAGAACATATAGTATTAATAAAACAATTAAACGAGTTTATAATTGAGAGATTTTATATAAATCTATTATATAAATGTATGCTAATATAAGTGAGTTATATAAAAATATAACTAATTTAGATAAATCAGATAAATCAGATAAATCAGATAAATCAGATAAATCAGATAAATCAGATAAATCAGATAGCTTACTGAAAAACTATCATATGTTGCCGGGATTTAATATAACAGAAACTAATAATACAAAGTCTAGTTGTGAAACATCAAATAATAGTAATAATGTAACAAAAGATAATAATGTTATTGATGATTCATTATTTATGAAATTTTTAGGGTTCTTTGATAATACAAATAATCAAACACAAAAAAATAAACGTAAAATGCCAAAAAAGCAAGAAAAACCATTTACACGAAAACAAAAACAATCACAAAAGCAAAAACAATCACAAAAACAGAAACAGAAACTTAAAATAGAAACTTAAAATAATATTAGCAAATCAACTCCAATCAAAATATATAAAAAACCTAATAACGCCTATTACGTTTTTTGGTGTAACGTTTTGCTTTTTTCTTATAATGCTTTGTCTTTCTTTTATTGCGTCTTCTATATTTTTTTCTTGTTGCCATACCGCCTGCGTTTCCTGGTGTTGGGAATCTCGACATTGATCTTTCACGTCTCCGTTGGGCCGCGGTGCTTGCTAATGATCTTGATGATGTGGATGGGTCTACACTCCCATGTAATTGTCTCGGTTTTGCTGACTCTTTTGTTGATCGAGCTTCTGCTAACATTTTTCTATTATTAATTTGTCTATTTAAATAGGTTAACTTCTCTTTCATATGAGTTAATTTTCTAAATAATTGAGTCTCTCTATCTGTCTCTTTCCAGTTTTTATCGGTTTCAGCGTTCTCTTTTACAGATATCACAAAACCAGGGTGGTCGACATCCGCACCGTCTGCATTGAGGTATATACTATATTTTTCTTTTGCATCTTCTAGTTTCTTTTGTACATCTTCCAACTTTTGAATTTTTTCTTATGGAGAGTTAAATGTTTCTACCTCTTCAAATGCTTTTGTTACGTCATGCACAATTAAATATAATATGTCATTTGCTATATTAAGGGCGTATTCAAAACTGATAGTATGTTCTTTGAACAAAATATTACTACACTGATAAATAAAAATAAATATGTCATTTTTTAGATATACTTCTTTTATTGGATCTTTTTCTTTTACTGTTTTAAACATTTGAATTGCTCGTGTAATGAAATCCATAATTTGTTCTTTGTCTAACTCTATCACTAATTTTTCAAAGATATGTGTGTCTTTATTCAACAAAATACTACTACACTTTAAAATTACATCAAATATTCTATCTTTTAGATCTGCTATTTCTACTGTTTTTAACATTATAATTGCCCGTGTAATGAGTTCAACAAAGGCATCTGATATGGTCTGATCTATAGGAAGTTGGATTGCTGTATTTTCTAACTTGAGCGCCGTAGTAGCCATGAATTCAGGATCTTCTTGATCTTTAGATTTTTTTGGATCTGGAAAATGTGCTAAATATAAATTTATTAGATATTCTGATTCTAAATCGACAACACTATCTTTATCTATTTCATTTTTTATCTGGTTTTCGTGTTCAGATATAGGTAGTTCCGGCACATTAACAGGACGCGGAGGGGGAGGAGGAGGAGATCCAAGTCGTCCACTATCTTTATCTATTTCATTTTTTATCTGGTTTTCGTGTTTAGATATAGATAGTTCCGGCACATTAACAGGACGCGGAGGGGGAGGAGGAGGAGATCCAAGTCGTCCACTATCTTTATCTATTTCATTTTTTATCTGGTTTTCGTGTTTAGATATAGATAGTTCCGGCACATTAACAGGACGCGGAGGGGGGAGGAGGAGGAGATCCAAGTCGTCCACTATCTAAATTATCAGTAATATCTAAATCATCAGCCATATTTATAATATTTGCATATTATAAATATAATATTTTCTAAATAATCAAAATATATAAAAAACCTAATAACGCCCATTACGTTTTTTGGTGTAACGTTTTGCTTTTTTCTTATAATGCTTTGTTTTTCTTTTATTGCGTCTTCTATATTTTTTTCTTGTTACAATGCCTCCTTCTCTATCTCTGCTTAGTCTATGTCTGTATCTCTGCCTGCTTAGTCTGTTACTTGAAATTTGAGAAGCCATTGAACCAGAAACAGGATCACGTGTCTTATTTGCCCGCATTGCATTCAATTTTTGCTTTAGTTCCGCAAGCACTTCCTGTGGTACATTAGGGTAGACATGTTGCGTCGGCAACGCCACCTTCTTTGGCACCGGAACTACATTCTCAACCACATTGGTTGCATCTGTTGCTGCCCCCTCTGCCACCGCCTTGTTTGCTTGTCTTCTGTCCAATACTTGCTTTAGTTCCTCATCAAAATTCGACCGTGCATTAGACTTAACATTCTGCTTCGACCATTCAAACTTCTTTGCCACTGGAACCACATCTGTTGCTGCCTCCTCTGCCTCCGCCGTCTTCGCCTGTATTGTCTTCATTCTTCGCGCCAGTTCCGCTGCCACATTTACCCGTGCCTCTTTGATGGCATTCTGCTTCTGCTGCGCCTCCTCCCTCGCCGCCTCAGCCGCCAGTGCCTCCGCCTCAGCCGCCGCCCTCGCCGCCGCCGCCTCGAGGGCCTCCGCCTCAGCCTCTGCCTCTAGAATTTCCTTCTCATCAAATTTATGCACGGTCTTGGCTTCGACATTTGCCATTGGTATGGTTGACTTTGGAGATAACATTTCTAATATTTGCAAATATTAGAAATATTAAAGAACAATTTTAAATCAAACAGACACTTTAAACCAATTATTATTATTAAATGGACTAATTAAAATATTGCTTATTCTATCTTTCCAATATTTGACACGTTGTTCAAACAATAATTCTTTATTAGTTTTGGGGTACAGATCTTTATCTATATATTGTTTTTCCAATTCACTTTGTTTTGGTTTTACTCCATAACAATTAGATCCTAATTTGGTATGTGGATTGGGAACATACCCACCATTTATTCCAGGTAATCCACAATCATATTTATGACCTTCTTTTTCTTGCAACTTTCGCCAATCACTTTGGCTTGTTGGATATAAACCAAGTTGATCTTTTGTCCATCCGTAACTACACCAGCTTGCGCCTTTTGTTTGTGCTTGATTTAATTGTTCATATGTAGCCATTTCACCATCAAAAGCATTACAAACAGCTTTAGCATCATGATAAGTAAATCTGTTACCCGGAACATGATATACTTCACTAAAATTCATACATATATCCGGTCCGCTAATTGTAGATTTAACTCTAATTTCGGGTTCTGGTGAAAATATATTTTTAATTTCTGTTACAATATCAATATTAAAGAAATAAGCTAATCCATTTACAAATATTAATATTATAAACAATCCCCATAATAGCGCTTCTAATATAAAATAGGATCCCGATGGTTCATAATCATCATCATCACCATTAAATGATTTTCCCAAAAAAGAAAATAATATATAATATACTATTATTATTAGTATTAATACAACTAATACAAAAGGATTTGTGCCTAAATTGTTTAAATTATTATAAAAATCTTCGGTTACATTATTAAATAATGTCATAATATTATATATAAATAATATATAATATTATTAAATAATGTTATATAATCTATAGCATTTATATTAGTCTTTAATGAGTGTTATGTTATTTTTCTATAACAATAACAATAAGCTTTTGCACTAATTAATTCAGATTCACCAATTTCAATTACATTAGTATCATTATAATAGTACCACTTTTGATTCGCATTTTTAACATATGAAGTATAATGTCCACCCAAAGAACTACCACTATGATTACAAATTCCAAACAATTCATAAATATAACTTTTGTTATTATATCCAATTACATATTTGCTAAAATTTAATCCATGCAATGGAGTTTCTATAATATTATTTAGTTTACGATTTTGATTATCAAAACGTTTAAAATCAACTATTAATATAGTTGGTAAACTCCAAAATTTAATACTTTTTTTTACGGTTTCCTTTTTTTTTGTAGTTTCATTAAACCAAGAATTTTCATTTTCCAATAATTCATAATGTGTATATAAATCAAAGCAATCATAAATAGTACAAGTTTTAACATTGGCATTCGCATTAGCATTCGCATTCGCATTGTTTCTTGGTATTGGTAAATTTATTATGCTAAAAGTCTCTGGTGTAATACTATAAATACTATTTTCTATATTGTTAGATGTTATTAATGATACATGTATTCCAAAAAATAGTTCTAATATTTCCGAGTAACTATTTGAATAATTATTTTTAATCATAGCATAGCATTTATTAGCTAATTCGTCTATATTATTTTTTGATTTTCCAATTATATTAATATCTACTTTACGCTCCATACCCTCGTGTAAACAATCAAAAAAAAACATTAAAAATTCTGGCAAATCATTTTGAGCATATCCCGTAAATAATTCACGTTGTTTTTGTTCTGCTATATATTGTATAGTACTTATAAATCTATTTGGACTAATAGTACAATTAGTAGTCCACATTAAGTCTTTTAATTGTTTCCATTCACGCAGTATTAACATTTTATCAACACACTTTGCATCCACACACTTTGCATCCACATTTTCAAGAATCTCATTTAGTTCATAACAATGTGATAAAATTTGCATACAAGCATTAATATAGCATGTATTACCTAAATTACATAATCCAGTAAGTCCTTTATTACTATATTTATTATATTTAGTATTATATTTATTACATGTCATCGAATTATAAATTTTTTTGTTCATTATTGCATATTTAAATATATAATTAAATATATATTTAAATATATTTCATTACATATAATGAATATATGAACTCCTCCAATTTTAACAATAATTTTGAACTAACCATGCTACACAATTCAATGGCTTGTTTAAATAACTATATAAGAAGCGTTAATTCTAGTATTGAATATTTAAATAATACAGCTATAAACATAAGATATATGCAAGAACATCTAGATTATTATTATCAGATGAACAATTATCGTTCAATGAGATATAATACATCACTGCAATCAGTAGAAACAAACACAAATAGAGGCGCAGAATTATCAACGGAATATTTTGAAGAGTTATCATTGCGTAATCTAAAAAATATTATTAGTAATAATATTACAGAATGCACTTATTGCAGTATAAATGAACCTTTAAATGAATCCTGCTCTATAACACATGAAGAATTTCTTCCCGAAAATAGAGTAACCAAAATTAATGGTTGTCAACACATATTTAATTCAAAAGCAATTAATGACTGGTTAATTAATCACCAAACATGTCCTAATTGTCGTTATAATATATTAACAGATTCAAATATTATTTCTTATACTAATCAAGAGTCAAATGTTAATTATTTTTTTAAAGTTGAAGAGCTATTCAAATATATTTGTTTTATACATGAACAGTTTTGAATAATATAATGTAGTTGTAGCGATTATTTAATAATTTGTTTTTTGCCAAGACTATTTGATTATGTATTTTTTTCTTCTTTTTATTATAGTTGGCCAGTTTTTTTTTTGCTTCACAATAAATAGTAGGATTGGATTTTAATGACTCCTTATAATTTCTATAATTTTCTGTTTCTGTAATATATAAGTTTTCTAATTTATTAATTTTATCAAATTTTTTACGTAAATAAATGCATAACGTGTTAGTATTATTTTTTTTTAAATATGCAATTTTCTTTAAATTCAATAAATAATTGTTATTATTATTGCATGCTTTACAATACATACAGTGTTTTTGTAAATTATATAATTTACAAATATGGTTATTTTGGTTATTTTGGTTATTTTGGTTATTTTGGTTATTTTGGTTATTTTGGTTATTGTGTTTATTACAAGAGAAAACACCTTTATTTAAATCATAAAAACAAAACACTGTATGTAAATTGTTATCTTTATTAGCTAAAATAGTAGATAGTAATTCTTTACTATTTTTATTATTATCACTATTAGCACTATTAGCACTATTAGCAATAGTAAAATTTTTATTTTCTTTTAAATTTAATAATAAACGAAGCATTACAATTTAAAAACAATAATATAATTAACTATTAATTTTTATATAATATTTAATTATATTAAACGCTATTTTATCTTACTTATAATTAGTTTTTTTTTGTAATAGTGCACCAAACGGACTCCAATACGGTAATATAATTGGTTTTTTATTTGTTAGCATTGCTATATTTTTTGGTACATATTTTTTATCCACTATTATTTCAAATGTATAATCTTTAAACCAAGATTCGGACATATAATAATTTCCATCATAAACCACATTATTGTCTTTTTCAAATAATTTATCTCCCCAAGAATTTTCAACAAGAAATCCATTTGTTTTTGAGTTATTAAAATTATAACCTTTTATTACCATAGCATGAGAAGGTGCTGTTTGCCTATAATTTAATGCATCACATTTATCCATAGCATTATTAAATCCAAACACAGAATCATAATCAAAGGCTTCGCCATCCATAAAACTATTTTCGTGTGAAATATTTTTTTCAACATCAAGACCAACCCACACTGCTTCATTATTGTCTATTGATTTTTTAGTAGCATCAATTAACACATCAATAGGAACATTTATCATTGCGCGTCTTTTTTCTCCTAAAATATCAAATGACATTTCAATATCATATTGTTTATAAAAAGGAGCCTCTTTACATGGATAATTTATTAGACATATTTTATCCTTTGCATTATATGGTACATATTTTTTATAGAAGTCTTGGGGGCTAATATTTCTGAAAATTTTGGCTTTCTTGGTAATACTTTTATTCTTGCTTTCTTGATAATATTCCCAGGTTATTTTTGTTGGAGGTTCTCCTAAAAATACAACCAAAATTTTATAGCATTCTAATAACATAGCATTTAATATACTTGTTTTATTTTTAATAAGCTCGTTTTTTGGTGTAGTTTTTATTTTTTGTGCACATTTACGCAGAAAGTCATTATAAAACTGCTTTAATTGTTCAGAGCTTTTACTATGAAAATTATCATCCATATTTGTTTTAGGAATAATACCATATTTTTCAATTAAATTAACAAATACATTCCAACGACCACCATCATCTGTTAAAGTGTCAAGTATATGTACTAATTTTACTACTTTTTCATTAGATATTATTGTTTCTACATTTACATCATGATTATCAATAACATAACTAAGATAATAATTGGCTTTTTCTAATTTGTCAAAAAAAAACAAATAATTTTGCGAAAACTCAAAATCAGGCGCCAACTTGTATTTTTTAATCATTTTATAACGAATAATATTTAAAAAGGCAAAAATCCAACACCGACCACTTTCTTTTTGATCTGTAATTTTTGATTGAACATCAATTATGTTTTTGAAAGTGGCCTTTTTATCTTGTATATAATCACTTTTCAATAACATAGCATGTAAATCTGTTTTTGTATTAATATTTTTAATAATTTTATTTGTTTTGTTTTTATTAAATTTACTTGAAAAATTATAAATTAATTTGTGTGTTAATTTATTAACCATATATCTTATATATATAATATATTTTATTATAATAAAATATTTGCTATATTACATTTTTGCATTATTGCATTATTACATTATTGCATTTTTGCATTATTGCATTATTACATTATTGCATTATTACATTATTGCATTATTGCATTATTGCATTATTGCATTATTGCATTATTGCTATATTTAGTTTATTTACATTCTTTTAAATAGCTATCAAATAATAAACTTTTGATTTCTTTGCATTTTAATTCTTCCAATTTTTTTTCATATTTTTCTGGTTCTTGCCATTTACTTTGTAACTTGTCTATTTCATTATACCAAGACTGCAATGTAACACCTCGTTTTTTTTTAAATTCACTCATATTTTCCAGATTTAACGCATAAAGTTGCAATAATGGTTTCATTATTTGGTTACTAATATAGTGTCCATAATCTAATTTTAATTTTTCCTGCTTAATATAATCAGGAGTTTCTATTTTTTCACCTTGAAGTGCTTTTTTATTTGAATTCACAATATATGCATAATACATTCTATCACCTGAACTTGGTTTGTTTCCACTATCTCGTATTCCAATTCGTTCTGCTAAAACTTTATGCGCTATTTGGTTGGGGTTTTTATAATAGCTCCGCAAAGATTTTGTTACCAACAATTTTTCAATAGGATAATCACCACTAATTAACTTAGTAAGACTCTCATTCAAAAATTTTATCGACTTAACAATACTTTTTTCTTTCATAATAATATTTACAATTGTTCCATAAATGTCTTTAACCAATGGTGCATTATCTCTTCGTTTAAGTACTATACCCATATACTTTAATTTGCCTTTTTCTATATTTTCTTCATATAGTATACCAACATAACGTTTTTTGGATAATAATATCCATGGCCAAAATGTTTTTTCGTATTCTAAATCGTGCGGTTTTTTAAGAAATTTGCTTGCTAAATTTCCTGCTTTTTTTGCTAATTCAATAGTATAAGCAAGTGCTTCATTATTAATAATTTTTTCATTAGTATTTGGATCTCGCAAATTAAATTTGAAAAATACCGAATCAGTATCACCATATACACATTCTGCTTTTGCTTTTACAATTGTTCCATTATCCAATGTTACCAAAATATCATTATAACATTCTTCAATAATCGCCCTTCCATAAAATAATAATTTACGACCGATTGCAGTTGTTGAAGCAGCAACATCTCCTTCATAAAAAGCACTAGTAATTGCACCCATTTGACCATACAAAGAATTTGCAGTAACTTTAATACTAAGCTGTCGCTTATCTAGCACATTTTTCATAAAATCATCGTTTTCTAACAAGATTAGTTTTCGGGTTGCTTTTCGAGCAGCTAACAATTCCTCTAAAATAGCAGGCATAATAGCTTTTCCATATTTATCTGGAAACTGAGCAAATCTACAAATTTTATAACCAATAATAACTTTTTTTTCCGCTGCTTTTGGACTAGGTCGCATATATTTATAGGTGTCATATTTAACATCTATATATGTGTAACCACAATCGTATAAATTATCATAACAATAGTCTCCCTTTTCATTTTTTTCGCCTGTTTCATTAATTAAATTATTATATAGGTCATATTCTTTTGTCCATACCTTTGAATCATGTGACAAGTTTTCAGATATAATAGAAGATGGATAAAGAGAACTATAGTCAACACAAGCAACTGGTTCATCTAAATAAATACCTGTTTTTGGCTTAAAAACATGAGCACCTTCATATCCACCACCCGTTTTTTGTTTGCTAATAACCGGCATTAACGTGTTTTTTTCTCCACATTTTTTAGAAACATAGCTTTGTAATTTAATACCTTGACCACGCAATAATAAGTAACTGAGTGGAACATCACACAAATTGGACATTTCTACTTTATCTGTTATTACATCTACTTTTAATAATAACCAAATAACATTGTCACAATCAGCAAGACAATATTTACCAACAGTCCATCGATCATAATCAGAACCATTTGCTAGTTTAAATATTTCTTGTGGAGTTACATCATCTTTTGCCAAACCCCAATTATATTTATAATTAGTTAAATCAAGTTCTTCTAGTCCATCAATTACAAACCAGTGTTCGCTTTTATTAATTTCAATTACTTCAAATTTTTTGCCTTTTTTATACAAATTATTGCTGAATCCTAATTCATCAAATTTGATAGTGCTTCCAGCACTAATACCTGTAAGATTTTTGCTATATATTTTGGTAGTATTGTTACTAGTGTTGCAAGTTACTTTTGTAATAACGTCGCTAATAAAATAACTTGATGTAAAGTCTAATTTATTAGAACTTAGTGTAAATTCTTTGCGAAAGATAACACACATGTCTATAATAATGCGTCCTGGCATTTTTATAAATTTTAAATTATATTCACCACTAGCTAATACAATTTTATTTGTTTCAATATCATTATAATCTTTTGCATGGTTATTTTCATGGTTATTTGTTGTTTTTTTTGCCAATTTATCTCTATATTCGGAACGCCAATCTTTTGATATACAAACTTCATTTTTATTTCGCGAAAGTTTAAGAAATTCATCAACACATTTTAGCTCTTTTGACCGTTTGTACATAAATTCAAAGTCAAATCCAGTAATATTATAACCCGTAATAATATGAGGGTTTTCACTATTTATGAGTTTTGTGAATGTTAACAAGACTTCTTTTTCACTTGCGCGCTCTAATACAATAACATTATTTTCTTGTACCCACAATAAATATTTATCAGGAATTTTGCAACCACCCTTGACAATAATAATACGTTTATATGGTTTTTCTTCTGTATAATTTATAAAACTCAAACCAATAAACGTAATAATGTCTCCTTCTAATTCGGGTAAGTTAATAGCTGCAAATGCTTCAGTAAGTTTTACTAACTTTATATTGTAGTCGCATTCTTTATCCTTAATTAATTCTAACAATGATACATTTTTTTTATAGTCTTTTACTTTTTTGGGTTTACGCTTATTATAGATTGCTTGATTTATTGCCATATCACTACTTTGATCACTACTTTGATTGCTTGTTTCATTAATCAATTCATCATCACTATTTTCACACTCACACTCACACTCAGACTCAGAATCACTAGACTCTAAAATTTCATCACAATTAATTATGCTATTACACTTTGCAGGAATATAGGATTCTAATTTTGCTATTATACTTTCAAGTTCAACTAGACTAATATTAGTATTTTTTGGATATACTTTTTGTATATAACATAATTTTTCATTGGCATTGGTATTGGCATAATTAGGTAAATCAAATGCACTTAAAATTTCTTGTTTTAAATTATTAAAGTCATAATTTTCTTTGAACTCGCATGAACTGGAATTATAATTTTCAAGTATGTTTAAGGCCAATTTTTTATAATTTTTAATTGGAATGGGAAAATCACCATGACTGCTACTGGCTTCAATATCAAAACTGCATATATTGTATTTTACCAAAGTCTCTTTTTCTTTGTAATTTTGAATATCTTCATAATTAATACTATATTCATAACTACAATTTGTTGTTTTATTATTGATGGTTCGAACTTTATTTGAAGCCATTTTTATCCAGCCACTTGGGCTAATTTGTTTTTCATGAAAGAATTTTAACAATGGTGGTATGTCTGCTTCATATAAATAACAATGTGTGACTCCATTATCATCCTCATATTTATATCCGTCAGGCTTTAATGTTCTTTCAAATTGTCCTGATTTACTTGTTTTGTCATCATAAAATATTTTTTTTAATTTGTTATAAGCACCGCTATTTGTAAATGAGATTTTAACAAAATTATGTAATTTCTTATTATCAAATCCATATAATTTGTGCCTTTTTACAAGTTTACATTGAATAATTGAATCTTCATAATAATTTCCAACCACTTTTTTTAAATGCCCCATAAACTCATTTTTACGTTGTTCATCCCAGTCTTCATTAACTTTGATGTAGAAAAATGGATAGAAATTCTCAATAAATATTGAAGCAGTTTTATTTGAAGAACTGATTCCAAAAGCTTGAATAACAAACTTTTTATTATCTTTATAAGGATTTCCTTTTGCAGTTTCTTCTATTACATTATAGTCATAGCATTTGAAACATTTAAAAGTTGCCATATTATTGAATATACTATTTAATAACTTTACTTTAAATTTAAAAAGTAATAAAAAAGAATTTCAATTTTATTATAATATATATAGTATAATAAAATGTCAAATATTCCAAAACTAATTTTTATTGTTCCTTATAGGGATCGTTTAAATGAAAAACAACATTTTTCTATATACATGAAATATATTATGGAAGACTATGAAAAAAATGACTATGAAATATATTATAGTCACCAAAAAGACAATAGATTGTTTAATCGCGGGGCTACAAAAAACATCGGTTTTTTAGTAATGAAAGAAAAATATCCCCACGATTACAAAAATATTACTTTTGTATTTAATGATATTGATACATTACCGTGTAAAAAAAACATGTTTAATTATATAACGCAAAAAGGAACAGTAAAACATTTTTATGGATTCACATTTACTTTAGGAGGGATTGTTTCTATGAATGGAGAGGATTTTGAAACATGTAATGGATTTCCAAATAATTGGGGATGGGGTTTAGAAGACAATCTACTATATGATAGAGCAAATCAACAATCATTAATAATAAATAGAGAGCAATTTGTACCTTACAATTCTAAAAGTGTAATACATTTGTATGATAGTCCAAATAGAATAATAAGTAATAGAGAGGCATTAGCATATAGTAATAAACAAACATATGATAACTTAAATACTATAACTAATTTAAATTATACTATTGTTAATAATGATGCAAATAGTAATGATGCAAATAATAATGATGCAAATAGTAATGATGCAAATAAAGTATCCAATATTAAACAAAATGAATATATTATAGATATACATCAATTTCAAACTTTGTTAAGTGATAATAGTAACACTTATTATACACAAAACGTATTTGAACAGTCTAGCATATTGGCAAAAAAAACTACCACAATAGTAAAGAGAGATGTAAAACCACGTTGGTTATTAAATAAAAACTATAGATAAACTATTCAACAGAAACAACTTTAGCCAAGTTACGTGGTTTATCAGGATTAATATTTTTACTTATTGATAGTTCATATGCTAATTTTTGTAAAGTTATAATATATAAAATTTCATTATAATAGTCTAGATTTATTAATAAAATATATTCATTATGTTTTAATTTTAATTCATTTACAACATTTTGAGAATTTGTTATAATAAATAAGTTGGTTTCTCTCCCTCTTATTTCATAATAAGTAGATTTTAAATTGTTATAATCCTTACTATTATTATAATCAATTAGTAATAGTGTTAAATTACTCATGTCTAGTAATGCAAATGGTCCATGTTTTAACGAACTAGCACTAAATCCTTCACAATGAATATAGCAAACTTCCTTTATTTTTAAAGCACCTTCACATGCTATTGGATATAATTTGTCTTTGCCTAGTATAAAAATATTGGTTATATTATTAGTAATAATGTGGTCTTTTAGCATATTAATTTTATTCATAAAATCAATATCATATAATAGTTGCCTAACACTATTAGGTAGAATTCTAATAGCATCTAATTTTTTAATATTATTATAATAATCATTATTAATAAACCACATACTAAATAAACTTAGAACAATTAACATGCTGGTAAATGATTTTGTTGAAGCAACACTTATTTCTGTACCCGCATTTATATATATACCACAATCCACTTCTCTCGCTATTAATGAATCAACCTTATTAATTATACCCATAGTTATGCACTTCTTAGCTTTACAAATCTTTAAACAATTATACACGTCCATTGTTTCGCCTGATTGTGATAAAAAAACACATAAAGTTGTTGAATAATTTTTAATATTTGGTAAAATATTATCATTAAACTCACATGCATTTATGCTCTTAACACATACAAACTGCTTTATTTCATTGAAATAAAGCTCACCAATCAACGCAGCATTATAACTTGTTCCACAACCAATTATGAAAACAAATTCTATATATTTCATAATATTGCTTATATTAATTAATCCACCAAATTTGATAATATTGTTAGTAATACGACCACCATAATTATATGCTTTTTGTATTGTTTCTGGTTGTTCCATTATTTCTTTAATCATCCAATGACTATAAAATCCTTTGTTTTCAAGTGCTATATTTTCATAACATACTTTTTTAACACTATAATCATTTGGTTCGCAAAAACTATTATCATTATTAATGTTAGTTGAAGTAATAGTGGCATTACTTATTTTAATAATATTATTATCTTTTATTGGAATATAGTCGCTTACTAAACCGGCAAAGCCATTTGTTTCTGATGTACATATTATTAAATTATTGTTATAACCTAATAATAATGGCGAACCTTTTCTTGTAACATAATACGTATCTAATTGTTTAGTATAAATAATTACTAGAGCCCATGTTCCTTCTAGCTGACTTAACGCATTTTTCAGTGCTTCGTCAATATTACATTCCATAACTATAATATAATATTCTATTAAATTCGCAATAACTTCACTATCAGTATCACCGTAAAAACTATATTGTTTAGATTGTAAAAACTCTTTTATTTCCATAAAATTATTTATTATGCCATTGTGAACCAATATAATTTGTTTATTTTGCGATATATGTGGATGTGCATTAGCATCAGTCTTTCCACCATGAGTTGCCCATCTTGTATGACCAAGTGCCATTTTAGAAAACAATTTTTGCTTGTATTGTTGTTGTTGTTGTAAGTCGTTTGTTTCATATAATAATTGAACTAAATCAAAACAATCGTGTTTTGATGTTGATGCTTTTTTTATTACTTCAAATCTACATGTTATGTCATTATAATAACATATTCCAATTGAGTCATACCCCCTATTTTGTATTAATTCTAAACTATTAAAAATATGTTTTATTGCATTTTCTGTATTCTTAGAATATATAAAAGTGATTCCACACATAATATATAATAAAATTTATAGTTTTATATAATAAATTTTATAGTTTTATATAATAAAATTTATAGTTTTATATAAAAAAATTTATAGTTTTATATAAAAAAAGAAATCAAAAAAAAAGAAATCTATAAATAATGACCTTTACCTGTTTTAAATATTTTAAAACGGGGTGTATAAGGAACTAATTTTGTATAATTTGGTTCCAGAGTTTTAATTTCTCCACTTCTCAAATTAGTAATACATTGTTGTGATAGCCTATTTCGCGCACTTGATCTAACTATATCGGCAAACCTCTGATTTTCTAATTGCTTATTTGTAAAATTTTGACTATCTTTTGCTGAACTATGTTTATTTGCATTTATTTTATTTTTTATTATATCTTCTTGACTAGTTAAACATTTATCATCTATTTGGTATTGATTAATAAAACCACGACCAACTAAAATGTTTGGATCATATGGTTTAATTGATAATAGCTTTGGAATATTATTCATACCAATAAGTCCTTGTATCATTTTTCTTGATAAATTACTACCATTTTTTTCGGGAATAATTGCACTATTCAAATTGCCTCTATTTGTGTTAGGTAACAGTTCAATTGCCTTAAATAATGTATCATTATCACTTGGTTCCCTAATAATTTCAATATTATTATATGGATATCTAAAAGATGGATCTGTCTCTGTGTCTGGATTATGGTATATATATATACATTCAACATCTGTAAAATCGCGAGCTGGCGTTGTATAAATTAAAGAAGCAAATGTTATGGCATAATTATTTATTTTTCCATTATTAAGTGAATTTGATGAGTTATAGAGTATATCAAAACTTAAATCTACATAAAAGTAAATGTCATAATTAAATCTTACATCTAAAAATGCAGGTTTGGTTAGACTATAATAATAATTTGGATCTAATAAATTTTTTGTGCTTAAGCTTGAACTTGTTCTATATAAATATTCCCTTGTTACATCCAATACATCAAAACTAATTGAATTAATATTATAATTAATAGAACTATCAAAATAATTAACAATAGGCCTAATAATATTGTTGCTTAACGTAGTAGTAAACGCAAGATTATTGAAATTATTATAATTATTTCTTAAACTTGATAGGTCAAAAAAATTACTAAAATAAACAGAAAAAACTTTATTTCTATTTGTATAAATAGTATTAATAGTAACACTTTTTAAAAGTATATTTGCTGACAACTCAATATCATATAAATAGTTGTTAGCTAAGTATGGTATAAGATTATTGTATTTTTTTGCTACATTAAGCGGGTTTTTTATGACATTTGCAGTTATATTTTCCTTAAAATATATTTTTTCCATATTAGGTGTTAAAGCTATATTATTATATATATCACTTTGAACAAGACCTGTTCTAAAATTTCCTAGTGATAAATAAACAATATGTGGTGTGGTTAATTTTTCAACAATTGGTTTTGATGGAGTGGAAACTTGCACATTTAAAAAATATATACTATTAGTGGTATCAAACAAAATTTTGCTTTGTGAGTTTTTTGCTATTGCAAAAGTATTTGTCTTAATCAAAAAAGTGTCAAAGCTTATTGTTAATGTGTTACCGCCACAAGTTAGAATTACATGATAACTTATGTTTTTATCATAAACATAATATTTATTGTATATATTGTTATATATAGGATAAGTAGTGGTGGAGTTATTATTGTATTTTACCAATCTTGATATATTAGCAATATCAGAAAGTCTATTAAAATTGGTTGCACAAATATCTATATAAAGATTATTGGAATAATCTTCCGATATAGCACTTATTTTAAAGTTTAAATTATTATAACATATATCATTACCTATACTAGAAACAAAAAAATTATAGCTATAATCTCTCAATACATAGTCTTTTACATTTATTTTATAATAATCATAATTATAATTATTTGTTCCACTATTATTAAAATTGTTATTAGTTATTTTAATATTATTAAAATAATAATTTAAGTGAAAAGTCAAATTATTTTTTCCGATCTGGCTAAACTCATTAAATGTTGCAAATATTAAATAATTACTATCTAACTTGTAGTTAGCTACATCATTATTTTTAACAAATAATATTTTGCCATTTTTTTTATTAGTACTATCAGTAAAAAGAAATTTCATATTGTTTTTAATATTATTTTTCGTTAATAAACAATTTATGGAGGTACTAAATTTGTAACTTAATATTATATTATTTGTATAATTGGGCGAATTATATAAGCGATTATATAGTTGCTCATTCTTTTGGGGTGTAACAACACGTGTTTTTATAAAAATTTTTGCTCCTTCATTTTTACTTATTATCTTATTTTGTGTTAAAATAATATAATTGTCTTGTAAAGCAGTTAATCTTAGCGACATAAAAACTTATTAATTAATATAATTAATATATAATAAGTTTTTAGTTAATCATAATTAATCTTATTGATTTATGATATTATATCAGTGTTATTAAAATACCAGTTTGCTGATAAATAATCACCTTTAGAATTATTAAGATTACTTTTCTTACTTGCAGTAAGATTTGGTCCTTTATACATTATTGAATTTATTTCAAAAGTTCCTATAGCATAATTATAATATTTTAAATTAGAAATAGAACCATCAAAGCCCCCATTATAATTTACATATAAGTTATCATAATTTTGCTTAATAATATTAGATAATTTATGACGTTTTGTTAAATTACCATTAATATAAATATCAAGAATATTTTGCGATGTTACTCTGATTACTACACATACCCATTTTTTTATAGGAATGCCATCTACATATATGTCATCATAATAAGCATTTTTATTACTTTCATTGTTATGAAATACATTGACACGTACCAACATTCCTAAAAGAGGAAATTTGTCTAATAAATCATTGCTCACATTTTTCTTTCCATTATATAAATACACACCGGGACAATTGTTTGGTCCAAATAATCCAGTACCTCCTTCGCCTTGTGAATTTGGCGAAGAACCTTTATTAAATACATGCTTAAAATCAATTGACTCTTTGTAGTCTGTTGCATTCACATTTATCCAAAATGAGTAAGTAAATTCTATTCCTTCATATTCATCTTTACTGCGTAAAATAGGGACGGATGATTTTTGTCCTAAAGATTGTGTAATAGTTACTCCTTCTGTTCCATCTTTTAATCCATATATCAAAAATGGAGTTTCTGATGGTGAAAAGAAATAATATAATATTTTACTTCCTATGTAAAATAAAAATGAAAAACTTATTACTATTGCTAGCAAAAATGTGATTTTTGCTATCATTGTATTTGATGATAAAAATTCGTTTGTTGATTTTAATCTGGATTCTGCACTATACGGAATGGCTGCATTTATATTTTTTGTTATATTAGTAAATATACTTTCCGGTGGATTCATAATATTAATATATATATATAAATTATATTTCAAAACTACCTTTTTCTTTATTATACTCTAAAAAGCTTACTTTTAATCTATACTTATTGAATAATGATTTTGCTAATGATTGATTTATTCCTTCTTTATAAATATTATATGCTTCTTGAGGATTAATTGAATCAATTTCAAAGCGAATTCGTGTAATATAGCCTTCAAATCCGCTATTTCTGCCACTATTAGTATCACTTGAACTACTGGTTTGTTGGGACAAATTTCCTATATATATATTTTTTTTCTCATTTGTGCTATAATAATTTCTATATAGTCCATGCATTATAAATGAATTTCGCAATTTGCCATCTAAATATACGTCAAGTGTTCGCGTATCAACACTTAAAGTTAAGTTATTCCATTTTTGAACAGGAATATTTGGTATTTTATATCTTGTATAATTTCTTTTATTGGATATAGAAACATTTGACACCGAACCCGAATTATTGTCTAAATATGTTTCAATATCAATTAATAAATTATTTTCATATTTATCTAAAGCAATATTAATATTTTTAGGTTTAATTTGACCCAAACTAATGTCTTTTTGTACTTTATTGCTTAATCCTGTTAACGTTGATGATAGTTCTGGCAATGTTGGTGCAGCTGGATCTACCGCCATATATAAGATATTTTTTTCATTAGATATATTATTTCCCCAATTATCTATGTAAAACCATACACTTAACGTAAAATTTGATGAGTTATTTTCAGGTATGTCTTTTGCCATTATTGCATTGGCATTTGATATAAACATTGATGTAATTGTACCTTGCAATGATGCGGGCTTTGCTGCATCGCACATTGAATCATAAATTATATTTGTTTTAAAAAACAAGTTACGAAGTCCCCATATTACTACAATAATCAATATTACAACAATAATAATATTAAATATTCCCATATTAAAATATTAAAATATTAAAATATTTAACTATTTTAATATTTTAAATACTATCTTATTTATTTTTCTTAGTTTATTAGTTTTCTTAGTTTTCTTAGTTTTCTTAGTTTTCTTAGTTTTCTTAGTTTTCTTATTTGTTTTTTGTTAAATGATATAAGAGTTCAATAGTTTGTGGACTTTTAATAGAATCATAATAAGTTATATCTTTTATACTTCCATATATACCTTCATCTTCTCCTATTGTTACTTTATCACCTTTAAAATATGGTGTTACATCTTTTTTTGAGCCAACTAATTTACCATTCATAAAAATATCAATAATATTATTATCATAATTGATAACAAAGAAGACCCACTTTTGAAATTTTACATTTTTTTCTTCATATATAGTATCCAACTGATCTCCTTTATTGTTTAGTGTTCTTGATCGAATAATGACAGATTGTGATTTTCCATTATAATATATTACTGGTTTATAGGCGTAGTTAAATAATTCAGTGTCTTTTGCATAAGCAGGCGATGTATTTGTTGATTGTGGATTAATATAAATATAAAAGCTTATAGAATACGAATAGTTATAAGGAAATTTATTAGCTGTTTTGGGTGGGTCAAAAAATTGGGTTTTTATATTATAAATATCATTATAATCATTTTTCAACAATTTAAAAGTAAAACCTTTAGTATCGCTTATATTTTCTTCAGTTTGTTTGGTTATATTCTTATCTTCATCACCAATTAGTGTTGAACTATCGACTGATGTAAATATAGTATTTTCAACATTTTTTAAACTTAGCGAGTTTAATAGAGTATCAATTGGATTTTTTACAAGGGAGGCATTTGTGTCATTATTTTTTTGTATTGGAATATCAATAGTAGAATTAATATTTTTATTAAGATTTTGATAAATGCCAATGACCTTCTTTTTATTTAAATAATATGGTCCATCTCCTTTTAATAAATCGCTCTTATTTAGTGTTCTAAAATAGTTAAATAAAACTGGTGTAATAAATAGTAATGTTATTAAAAATAATAAAATAAAAAGTAATAAATAAATTGAGCTTGGCGTTAATTTTACATCTTTATTAAATTCATCTACAACAATAACTAAAGCACAAGGTATAAAAAAGATTACCTTTTTAATAATACAAATGTAGTTATAAATAAGAAATGATGTATCATCATTTATACATTCATCTGAATTAGAGGATGATGATTTTATTGAAAACAATGCTGCAATAATAGCCAATACAACCACTACAATTGTTACTCCTAATACTGATTGTGTAATACTAAATGAATTACTATTTTTTTGTGCATATAGTACATAATTTATTATTAATAATATACTAACTAGTGTTATAAATAATAGTACACTATACATGAATAATAGTCTTAATGGTTTTACATACGTATTTTTGATTTTTTCACTATTTATAGTATATACTTCTTGATAATAACTTGAATCATTTAAAAATTTGTTATTTTTTTCATCTCCACTATTAATGTTTAATCTCTCATCTTTATTTATAATTGAATTATTATTATTTCTAAATACTAAAAATAAAAAATAGAGTATTACAACACTAATTAATAATAATATTCCAAGAATTTCATATTGTGTATTTTTTACACCAAATAAATTATAATAATCATTTAAAAAATATACAAGTCCAAATAGTAATAGCGCTAATGTTATATTAATGTATTTATAATATTTGTATTCATATGACGCTTCATTAGATTTTTTAAATTTTATTCCATTTATTATTACATCTAAAAAAATATTTGCAGAATTTTTAAGAAATGCTACAATACTATCTGAAATATTGCTAACGGCTTTATAACCATCTATTAATTGCTTTTTTACTTCTACCATTATTAAATAATATTAATAATATAAATTATGAACTTTGTTTAAATTAACATTACGAAGTTAGTTAAAATTAACATTACGAAGTTAGTTAAAATTAACATTACGAAGTTAGTTAAAATTAACATTACGAAGTTAAGCAACAACTATTATTATAATTATTATAATAATTATAAGTTTTCAAATGCAGTTTTTTTGCCATGACAATCTCTACATAATGCTACTAAATTAGTAATAGAATTAGAACCACCATATTCAAGTTTAATAACATGATCCACTTCAAACCAAGCAGGTAATTGCTTTTGACAGTCTTTACAATGCCAATTTTGTGATGCAGCTACATATTTCTTTTTTGTTTCGCTCACACTTCGTTTTGTTGAAGTATTTCCAGATTGTAATATCTTTTGTTGCTGTTTTGTCATATTATTATAATTTGTGTTTATTGATTTATTTAAATTATGTGTTTCTCTCATATTTGTACCCGCACTTAAATTATAATTATTATTTAACTCATTTGTTATTGACTTTGATGTAAAATCTATAATGGGAGTTATAATGCTTGCTGTATTTCTATCTATTGGTAAATACTTAATGTAGCCATTTGTATTATGCACAAAATCTTTATAATTTGATGGGTTCTTCTTTATAAATAAATATATGCATAGTCCAACAAAAGCAATTAATCCCATTTTATAATATTTTTCATAATTTTTTAGTTTACTTATTAATTTACCTTCAAAATATGTATTTAATAATACAAAACCCGTTATAGTAAATATAAGCAATTCTAATTTCATAGTTAAATTTAATAATTATATTAAATAATTATATTAAATAATTATATTAAATAATTATATTAAACAATTTAAACAATTATATTAAACAATTTAAACAATTTAAACAATTATATTAAACAATTTAAACAATTATATTAAATAATTATATTAAATAATTATATTAAATAATTATATTAAACAATTTAAACAATTATATTAAACAATTTAAACAATTATATTAAACAATTTAAACAATTATATTAAACAATTTAAACAATTATATTAAACAATTTAAACAATTATATTAAACAAACAATTATTTAAAATATATTAAACGTTAACACTTATTCCTATTATTATTAACACTAATACTATTAGTAAACTTCCAAAAATGTATTTTTGTTTAGAGTTCTTTTCTTCATACTTTTTCAATTCTTTCAATTTATAGTTTTCATAATATTTATTCATTGCATCATAATATGTTATTTCGGGTTTTCCTAAATAAATATTTATTTTATTATGTATAAAATGCACCCATTTTATAAAGGATTCACGCGAATCTAAATATGGGGTCACAGGATATGCATCTAAAAATTTACTAAATACATTACCAATATCACTAATTGGTAAAAATAATGGTAAATTTGTTATAAAGTCATAATATTTTTTTTTTGTTGAATCGTTGCTATTATTGGGATAACTTAATGCAATTGTATATAACACAAACCAGTAATGCGGTCCCCATATTGTTGGATTCAATACATTATTATTTGACATATTATTATTTGACATAACTTATAAATAATATCAATAAAACTAATGCGTGGTTTTACCATAAAAACTATGCATTAATTCATATATTAATTTAAATGTGTATTTAAAATAAATATAAAACAATAACATGTAAATACATTAGACCAGTATTTACTCTAATTATGAATATTAAGAAGCAAGTATTTTGCAATAACTGTGGTAAGTTAGGACATTTATTTCATAATTGTCGAGTCCCCATAACAAGTATTGGAATTATTCCATTGCGAATTGTTAAAAAGTTTAATGCTAATTTAAAACAGCTTGAAAATGTTATTGAACTTCTAATCATAAAACGCAAAGATAGTCTGGCTTTTATAGACTTTATGAGAGGCAAATATATTATGGAAGACAAGAATTACATTTTAAACTTATTAAATAATATGAGCATAAGCGAAAGACAATTTTTATTGGAAAACGAGTTTGATACTATTTGGAGTTATTTATGGAATTATAATACAAATAACTTATACAGGAATGAAGAAAAGTTGTCAAAAATAAAATTTAATAAATTAAAACGTGGTTTTATAAGTATTTTAGAAAGCTATAATTTACAAGACTTGATTGATTTATGTGATAAAAAGTATATTGAACCGGAATGGGGATTTCCAAAAGGGCGTCGTAATTATCATGAAAAAGATATTGTGTGTGGATTGCGTGAATTTGAAGAAGAAACAGGATACAAAAAAAGCGATATTGAAATTATTAATAATATTGTACCATATGAAGAAATTTTTACTGGGTCAAATTATAAATCTTATAAACATAAATATTTTGTTGGCATCATCGATAGTAATATTAGTCCTATAAATGATTTTCAAATTTATGAAATAAGCGAAATCAAATGGGTAGCTATTGATGATGTATATAGTTATATTAGAGACTATAATTATGAAAAGACAAATATAATAAATGATTTAAATAAATTATTAAAAACATATAGACTATATATATAATGGCTGAAACTTCACCACAATTAAATACAGATAGTCAACAAATAGAGGAACCGGATGAAAATAAGAGAGAAGTAGAAGATAGTGAAGAAGTTGAAAAACCCGAAGAAGTTCAAGAAGGTGAAGACGTGCAAGAAGCAGTTGAAGAACCAGAAGAGGAACATGAAGAGGAACGTGAAGAGGAACGTGAAGAGGAGCGTGAAGAAAAAGTTGAAGAGGAACGTGAAGAACCTGAACTAATTGAAGAACTTGAAGAACCTGAAGAAAAAGTTGAAGAAGAAGTTGAAGAACTTGAAGAGGAACCAGAAGTAGTTGAAGAGGAACCTGAAGTAGTTGAAGAACTTGAAGAGGAACGTGAACTAGAACCAGTAAACAAAGGTGAAGGCAAAGACGATGAAGACGAAGATGAAGACGAAGACGAAGATGAAGATGAAGATGACGACGAAGATGACGACGAAGATGACGACGAAGATGAAGATGACGAAGACGAAGACGATGAAGATGACAAAGATGAAGATGCTATAAATTATAGCAATCCTCCGATCAATAAAATTAATAATTTAAAATTGGCACAAATGTTTAAAGAAAATATGAATAAATTGACATTAGACAAAAGTGATTTGGTAGATCTAGAAAAAAATGTTAAAACAAAAACAGACACTAAACATTTTTTAAATGCACTTGAATTATTAAATATGAAAGAGTTAAATAACTCTTTTGACGAAAATTATAAATATTTGTATCCACATTTAGATGATGAATTTTTTAATATTAAAATAGCAAATAAAGTAGAATTTGCAGAAAATAAGTTACAAGTAAATTTGGATTCTGACTTTGAAAAAATGAGTAATGAAATATGCGATAAAGATTTTGAGTTAGCACCATATCAAAAATTTATTAAGAATTTTCTATCAATTAATACACCTTTTAATGGCTTGTTACTTTATCATGGATTAGGTACAGGTAAAACGTGTTCCGCAATAGGAGTTGCGGAAGAGACACGAAAATATTTAAAGTATATGGGTTACAACGAACGTATTATAATTGTGGCTTCACCAAACGTGCAAGAAAATTTCTATTTACAATTATTTGATGAGAGAAAATTAGAATTTAAAAATAATAGTTGGACAATTAATAATTGTGCAGGTCAGGGTATATTAGACGAGATTAATAGCACACATAAAGATTTAACTCGAGAAAAACTAGTAAAAATTGTAACAAATATGATAAATAATTATTATTTATTTATTGGCTATACACAATTTGCCAATCTTATAATAAAAAAATCTAATAGTTCAAATACTTTAAATAGTTCAGAAATAATAAATAAAAAGAAAGTTTCAGAACGATTACAAAAGTTTTTTGACAATAGATTAATAATTATTGATGAGTTTCACAATATAAGACAATCAAAGGATAATACTAATAAATTGGTTTCAAATGAATTATTAAAGCTGGTTAAAAATGTCAATAATTTAAAATTATTGTTTTTGTCAGCCACACCAATGTTTAATGATTACAAAGAAATCATTTTTTTAATTAATATACTAAATATGAATGATAAACGAAGTATTGTGGATATTAAAGATGTATTTAATAGCGATGGCTCTTTTTTGGTAAATAGTAATGGTGAAGAAGTAGGATTAGAATTATTTAAACGCAAAATTAATGGTTATGTTAGTTATGTAAAAGGCGACAATCCATTTAGTTTTCCTTTTAGAATTTTACCAAAAGATTTTTCACCATCAAACAGTATATTAAATAAAACTTATCCACAGTTTAAAATAAATTCTAATCAATTAACAGAGTCAATTGAGCTATTTGATATATATATAAATAACAATATATCTCCATACCAAGAGTTTGTATATAATATTATTTTGAAAAATAATATGTCTAAATTTGATGAAGTCAAAGTTGATGCCATGGACTCTTTTGGTTATACATTATTGCAAAAACCGTTAGAAGCATTAAATATTGTATTTCCAAATAGCAAATTAGAAACTTATTTTGAAGAAAAGCTAAGTTATTACGAAAATAATATTACACAACTATTGGAAAATATTGACATGGAAGAAATAAATAATTTACTATCTATTAAAGAGGTTATTGGAAAGGCTGGTATTAATAACATTATGACCTACCAAGAAACATATGCTCCCAAGTCAAGACACAATTATGCATATAAAAGTAGCACTAGTCCTAATATTTTTGATAGTAATAACATTGGAAAATATAGTTTTAAAATTAAATCAATACTAGACTCTATTAACATGAGTAAAGGTCCTATTATTGTGTATTCACAATTTATTGATGCCGGATTAATACCAATTGCTCTAGCATTAGAGTGTATTGGGTTTACTAGATATGGAACAAATAGGTCATTATTTTCAACACCGCAAAGTGAAGAATTAGATATAGCTAGTTATAAGAAGAAGTCTGAATTAATGGCGGGATCAAAATTTAATGGAGCCAAATATATTATTATTAGTGGCAATGACAACTTATCTCCTGATGTTGCTAGCGATTTAAAAGCAGCAACCGATATAAATAACATTGATGGTAAAAATGTTAAAGTTATTCTTCTTTCTGCTGCAGGAAGCGAAGGTATTGACTTAAAATATATTAGACAAGTTCATATTTTAGAACCATGGTTTAATATTAATAGAATAGAGCAAATAATCGGTCGTGCTATAAGAACATGTAGTCATAAAAGTATGCCTCTTAATGAAAGGAATGTACAAATATTTATGCATGGGACATTATTAAATAATAATGTTGAGTCGGTGGATTTATTAATTTATAGAAAAGCAGAAGCAAAAGCAAAAATAATAGGTGTCATAAGTAGAATTTTGAAAGAACATAGTATTGATTGCATGTTAAATTACGAGCAACAAAAATTTGATGAAAAGCTACTTAATAAACAATTACAAATAACGCTTTCAAATAACAATTCAATAGTTTATAATGTTGGTGATAAGTCATATAGTCCATTATGTGATTATATGGCTGAATGTAGTTATAAATGTAAGCCTGAAATGGAAGAATATAACAAAAAAATGGGCTTAACTCAAGATATTAAACCAAATAATTATTCTTATAATGAATCGTTTTTGACAACAAATAACGAAGCAATAATAAAGCTCATTCGAGATTTATTTAAAGAAAAATATTTTTACACCAAAGACCAGATTATTCGTTATTTAAGTGGTTTTAATAATTATTCATCAAATCATATTAATAATGCTTTAGACCAATTAATTAATAATGAAAATATTTATATAACAGACAAATATAACACATTAGGAAAATTAATAAATATTGAAAATATTTACTTTTTTCAACCAAAAGCTTTAAATAATGATGCTACTATTTTTGAAAGAACTAATCCAATACAAAATAAGCCCGATGGTATAAAATTTGCTCTTCCAGAAACGTTTGATGTTTTTGATGATAAAATACAACAAACTAAATCAAATAAACAAGATAATATTAAAGATGGCGAAAAAGGCGACATAAAAGGCGACATAAAAGGCGACATAAAAAGCGAGATAAAAGGCGATAAAAATAGTGACGATAAAACTCGTTCACAAACAAAAATTAATTTTACTATGTTTGATAGTGATTTTTTGACAATTGAAAATATTGACTATGTAAAGTCAATTATTATTGAACTTGAAATTAATTATAATCATATTACTAATATGTCAGATAAAGAAGTATTAGATAAAGAAGTATTAAATAAAAAATATACGCTTGATGACAATAAATATATACAATATAGTGGGGTTATTACTTTATTAAAAGATGAGCAAATTTTAACTTCAGATGTTATAAAAAATTTGGCAATTAATATTTTGTTAGATGATTTAGATTTTGACAAAACAATTTTATTAGTTAATTATTTGTTAAACAATGGGTATAATTTGAAAGGGTTAACTAATTTTGAAAAAGATCTATTAATTTATTACAATGCAAATTTTATAACAAGTAATAATGGTAAATTAGTAGCATTATTTATACCAAAAGAAAGCGAGTTTGAAGATTATACATTGTATATAATAACAAAAAGCAAAGTACAACACATTAGTGGGTCAAACACATTACTTAGACAAGGCGAAACAGAAGACTATAATGATTTTGCTCAAACAATTAATAAAGCAAAAGTAGAAGAATCAAAAATGGCAAAATTACTTGGATTTTTAGTATTGTCTGAAAAAAACAAAAAAGAATTTATTACGTATTTTAAAATAAAAACTGCATCAAATAAAGGGGCAAGATGTAATCAAGCAGGAAAAGCACATAGTGAGAAAATATTTGTTAGTATCGGTGTTTCTAAGAGTATTATTGGAAAATTAAAACAATATAGACAAACTGTATTCTGTAATGCTCTTGAAATATATTTTAGATATTATGACTTAATAAAAAAAGATGATAAACGCTGGTTTTTTAACTTATCTCAATCATTGATAAATGACTTTAGTTAATTTGTTTTGCGTTTTCTATTAAAATATATAATTGAATTAATATTAAATATAAAAATCTTATTATATACCAAGATGTCTAAATCAGTAAATAAAAAATATTCATTAAAACAAATAAAAGACAAGTCTTTAATTGGCAAAAATTCTACTGAAAATTTACATATATATATTACTTCATTGTTAACGCAAAAAATTGTATTAAATTACAATGAAGTAAACTCGGAATTATTCAATACTTTGGAAACTAAATTAAAACAATATAATGAAGGAAAATGTATTAAAGATGGTTATGTTAAAAATAATAGTGTAAAATTGTTAACATATTCTGGTGGTGAATTATTTTCAAATAAATTAGTATTTGAATGTGTTTATGAGTGTTTAATTACAAATCCAGTAGAATCTATGATGTTAAATTGTATTGCGCGGTCTATTACGAAAGTTGGAGTGCGTGCAGAATTGTTAACTGATGATAATAATAGTCCATATATTATTTTTATAGCACGCGATCATCATTATAATAATGAAATATTTTCACAAATTAAAGAAAATGATATGTTACAAGTTAGAGTATTGGGACAACGCTATGAACTAAATGATAAATTTATTAGTGTAATTGCTGAACTTATTAATATTAATAACTATGGCACATTGAAAAAGGAGTTAGAAGGCGATTATGGGTTAGAAGTGGAAGACAATTTAGATAGTACTATAGAACAAACAGTCGGTGGTGAAAAAATTAAATTAAAAATTAAAAGAACTGGTCAAAGAGTAAAAAAAAATATGGCTTAAGTTTTAAACTTTATTATTAATAACTAAATAATCTGGTATACTTGACTTAAAAAATGTTCGTATTATTAAAAATCTACCTATTATATTTGCTATCCAACACCATAAAGATCCCCATGTATTAGTTTTATAATAAGTATAATAAATAGCAAGAAAAACTATTACATGCATAGCAAATAGAAAATATTTTTTTACATATAATAATATTACTAAAAGAAATAGTAACCATATAAAAGCATACAGAGGCGGTACAATAAGCCAATTCCAAGCCAAATGGCCGTTTGGTGCTTTTGTCATTGAAAAATTAACATTTAGCAAAATACCAGAAAAGAAAAAAAACATAACATATAACGTTATTAATGATGCTTTTATATTAAATTTAACATTATTTGGTATTAATATAAATAAGATTGGTTGTAGTGCTATCAAAAATAATCCTAATTGTGACAGCAATCTATTTATTTTTTTATTGTCCAAATATTTCCAAGTAAAATATTCTACTAACTGCATTGATATGAATGAATAGAAAAATAAATACTCATAACTATTGATTACATTATTGAAATAAGCGAAATTTATTCCAAAAAACTAAATAAAAAAGTATTTAATGATACTGTTTCGTTCCAACACATATATATATTTTATATATAAAAATTATATACCCATTTTAAATACTATTTAAAGCTATTTAGCATTAATATTATAATAAATGGCTTCAATTGAAGAAAATAATATTCATCCCAATGATCTAGACAAATTGTGTAAAAATATTGAGCCACTTGATAAAATACATCATATTGAAATAGCAAAAATATTAAAATCTAGTTCTATTTACTTAAATGAAAATAACAATGGAATTTTTGTAAATCTTAATAAAATATCAATGGCTACGTATAATGAAATACAAGACTATATTAACTTTGTTAAAAAACAAGAAAATGATATTAATAAAGATGAAAAATTGAAAAAGGATTTGGAAACAATTTATTTTAAAGATAATAAAGATATTATTAGTAATAATATAACCAATGTTATGCACTAAACAGTTATTATGTGTTCCTGTCAAATTAGATGAAATAACGCTCTATATGTTACATGACACATTAAAAACAAATACAAGCATTAGAGATACTACAAACAACGAAGAGAATTCTAAGAATTCTAATTTAAAGAATTCTAATTATAATAAAAAGTATCAAATGTCAATAATTCCTAATATTCCAATGAGTAAAGTACAAGTAAATTATACAAAAAAATATAGTAAATATAATGAACCATTTAAAATTAGTAATCATAAAAATTTTCAAGATAAATTATTTTGGATATTTTACAAAATAATTAATAATCTATACGATAGTGATTTGGAAACTATAAATTCATTTAAAGTTATGAAAGAGTTTAAATTTAGCGTGGTTGAAAAACTTAGAAGCCAAAAGAATAGTTTGAAAAACTATAAAATATCAAAAACATTTGTAGAAGAAGATTTAACTAATAATGAAAAAATCAGCTTTAAGACTTTTCGTGCGCTATGTATATTATATTTAATTAATGTAATAATTTTAAGAACCAATAATACATATTCTGTATTATGTAGTAATAATGATGAAAAAATTTATAATTTACAAAATTATAAAATATTAAAAATATCAAATGAAAAAATGAGCACACATTTTAATAATTTTGATGTTGAGTTAGTAAATACTAGTCTCAGCGAAGAAGAATTGCAACAATGTTTAATTAGTTATTTTCATATTGAAAATATTGAAAAACCATTAAAAGCATTTTCAAGCTATAAACTTGATGATTTAATAAAGATAGCTGAACAGTTAGCAATTACTATTTATGATGAACATGGAAAGAAGAAAAAAAAGCAAGATTTATATGAAGTAATATTACAGAAATTGGCTTAAACATTATTCAATATCAACATGTGTAATCATATGTCTGCGACAACAACACTTTTTTAAATTGAGCATATCAAGAACTTCGCCTTCTGGTGTTTTATCCATAAAATTTTTTGTTAAATATACTACTTTATCAAGTTCAAGTGATTTATCAATTTTTCGTTTTTGAACTTCACGTTGATAATATCTATATTTATTACCCAATACTTTACCACAAGTAAAACATTTTACAGGAATAAGCATATTGAACTACTATATTTATAACTAATATAATAGTTTTATATTTCAATTTTATAAAATTTAATAAATATTTTGACTATTTAATAAATATTTTGACTATTTAATAAATATTTTGACTATTTAATAAATATTTTGACTATTTAATAAATATTTTGACTATTTAATAAATATTTTGACTATTTAAT